CAGACGATTATATATTGAAGAATCCCACGACTGCGATGACTTTGTTAATGAAACAACTGGATGGTTGTCAAGGTGGAACTACGGCAATCTGGTCTTTGGCAAAAGGTCTGATGTAATATTAAGGTATCAAGGTCAAGATATAATTAAACACGCAATCACACATATCCTTGATGATAATATGGATCTATGGATGTACGATCCACAAGTGGAAACTTTTGTTTGGAAATATGGTGAAAAACCACCTTATTCCAAATATGATGAAATAAGAATTTTAAGGATGACGGTGTAAATAAGGAGATATTATGCAATGGTTAAAAGAAATGAAACCAAAAACTAAAATGTTTGCAATGGGCTGCATTACTACTATTGCTCTTGCTCTTATTATTGCTGCAGCATACTCAGGTGACTTAGATTTATTAATTAGTTTATTTGATAAAGTGGAGGCTAAGAAATGAAACAGATGCCTTATGGTATGGCCAGAGACTTAATGCTTCCCGGAGATGCAATTGCGTTTAATGGGACAGGTTTAGCTTCTTCAATAATTAAAGGTTATACTAAATCTAATGTCTCTCACATTGGTACTATCCTTCAAGTCAAGATATCCAATACAACTATTAAACGAATTAATCTTATTATTGAGTCTACCAGTATTGGTGATGGTTTTGCTGGTGTACAGATTAATCAGATGAGTACCCGGGTTAAAGCCTATAAAGGTGGGATGTGGTGGCTACCATTATCCAAGTCAGCCAGAGCTCTATTTGATGAGGATAAATTCTTTACCTGGATGAGGGCCCAAGAGGGTAAGCCTTATGATTTGGTTCAAGCACTGGGTAGTGCCATTGATTTCCTGCCTGATCAGAAAGAAGACTTTGATAAGCTTTTCTGTTCAGAGCTTTACGCTGAGGGTATGGAACGAGCAGGTGTTATTGGACCAATTAATGCAAGTGAGATGACTCCAATAAATGGTTGCCTACTTCCAATATTTGATGAAACAAAACAATTAACCGGTGAACCAAAAGAATTAATGTAATACGGAGCTGACAAATGGCAGATATATTATTATTAGAAGATGGTTCCAATCTACTCCTTGAAGACGGTTTTAGTCTTGAATTAGAAAAGACATTTATTGACCTTACTACATCTATTGAAAACACTTCAGTTACTACTGCTATTGAAATAACCCACACAAGGGCCATAATAGTCGATTTAAGCAATGTTTCTGCTTTACTGGACGTATCCCCTACGGTAACCCGGAACCTCTCTGTAATGGCATTAAATGCTTCAGCTCTACCAGGAGGAGATGCTTTAGCATTAGAAAATGATAATAATTTATTATTAGAAGATGGGTTTAAGCTTATATTAGAAACAGGAATAGACCAACAAATTACTATAAAGTATATTGTTGATTTAAATAATATTTCTGTAATTACTGCTACTGATATAATTATCACAAGACCAGTAGTTGCTGATTTACAGAATACCTCTGCTCTAACTACAGTAGATCCAACTACAGTTAGACTGCTTACCACCAGTCTTGCTAATGCTTCAGCTACTACAGCCATAGATCTGAAAAAGACTTTGAACCAAACAATAAATTTAGCTAACGCTTCATCTACCACAGATATTGTAGTACCAACAATAACTCGGAATATTACAACTGTTTTATTAGATGATACACTTACTTCAGATATTGATCATCTGTATGTTTTTTATTTGGTTTCAGCTTTGGCTAATACTTCAGTTACATCTGGAATTGATCCGACAGTTGAAAAAACAATAACTGCTACTCTAACCAATCTTTCTGCTGTAGCTGGTATAGATAAGACGGTACCTAGAGTTTTTGTTGCAGCATTACTTAATGCTTCTTTAACTGCTGATATTGATAATTTATTTGATGCTCAGTATGATCGAATCATACTTGAAGATGATTCTGGTTTTCTCTTATTAGAAGATGGGTATGATTTAATAATGGAAACAAGGGAACGTTTCCTTCTTGTTAATCTTGCTAATAGCTCTTTTACTACCGATGCTGGTCTTGTTGCTAACATTAATTTATTGGTTGATCTGGTTAATGCTTCAGCTGTAACTACTACTGACCCAATAACTACTAGAGATATTTTATGTGCTTTAACTAATACTTCAGCAGTTACTGATATAGATTGGGAAAGACTTGCTAACATTATTGTTAATTTAGCTAATACCTCAACTGTTACTGCTATTGATTTACAATTTACCAGGGACTTATTAACTAATATAAATAATCTTTCTATTACTCCTGGCATTGATCCAATAGTTAATAGACTGCTGTTAGCAGTTATAAATAATTTATCTGCTACTACCGGAATAATCCATGGATTTATAAGATCTCTTGTTACAAGCCTGGCTAATGCTTCGGCTACAACTGCAATTGATCATAAAATATATTTACAGTTAATTGCTGATATTGCCAATGCTTCCAGTGTTACTGATGTTGATAAAATTTTTATCTACCGATTGATTACTAATTTAGTTAATACATCAAGTACCACTGGTATGGATGCTAATGTTATCCGTCCATTGATTACAGAGATTTTAAACACCAGTAGTACCAGTACAATTGATGATGCTTTAGTTTTAAATTTACTTATGGCTTTAGAAAATGATTCTTTAACAACTGACATCACAATGGAATTCTTATTAAACTTGGTTGCTGCTTTAGCTAATCAAAGTTTAACTACTGATGACCTGGCAATTATTACACATATATTAATTTTATTGCCAACAGATGTTTTAAGTTTTATAACCAGTCAAGACCTTTTGACTATAATAAATGCCACTGATGCTTTAGCCTTAAGTGTTACGCAAGATAATATGATTGTAAATATTAATTAAACAGGAGAGATTATGGGAACTTTATCCGATTTTGCTACAACTGAGCTTGTAGACCACATTTTTAAGGCAGCATACACTCCAGCTGCAACTTTATATCTTGCATTGTGCACTGCAGCACCAACTGCTGCGAGTACCGGTTCAACTATTGTGGAAACTGATTACACTAATTATGTAAGAAAATCTTTTACCGTAACTTCTTTCAATGCAGCTGCTTTAAGAAAGATTGTTCAGGCATTGGATATTGAATTTGCTCAAGCTGGTGGAGCTTCTGGTAGTGTTATTACTCATTATGCTATCTGTGATGCCGCTTCTGCTGGAAATATGCTTGCTTTTGGTGCATTTAACAGCTCTTGGAATGTTGTGAATGGTAACACCCCAAAGATTCCTGCAGCTGAAATAGAGATATCAATTGGTGCCTCTACCAATGGCTTTACTGATGTTGCGGTACACTTGATGCTTAACCTAATGTTTAGAAATGTTGCCTGGGCTTCTCCTAATGCAACTATTCATTTTGGTTTGGCTACTGCTACTATTTCTGATTCAGATGGTATTGGGGATGTTACTGAATGCTCTGGTAATAATTATGCCCGGGAACCTGTACCTGCTTCAAGTATCGATGCTGCAGCTGCAGGGGTAACAACCAATAATACTGGAATAGTGTTTGATATTCCTTCCGGAACCTGGGGCCTGGTAACCTCTCTCTTTATTGTTGATGATTTGTCAGGTGTTGGTGGAGATCTGCTGGCATTTGATAATACCAACATAATTGATCAGACCCCAACTACTGGTGATACAGTTCAATTGGTAGCCGGCGCCTTTGATGTAGATCTTGATTAAGGAGTAAATTATGGTTGCTAAAGCAATAATATATGAAGATCGTAGTAACCCTATTTTGATTACTTTAGTGAAAAATGGGGTTACATTAACTGAGTCTGAAATGAACCAATTCCTTAAATTTGAAATTAAGTATCAGAATACTTATTATGATTCTGATACCTATCCTCTTGCTTTTGTTGAGGATAACCCTAATGGTCAAGTAGAAATTAAACCTTATTCCCTTGGTCTAGCTGCTTCAAGAAAAAAAGGTGAATTAGTTGAATTCATTGTCTATGATGGGAATGATCATGTTAATGGAATGTTATGGTCTCAGTTTATTCTTATCGTAAAAGATGATGCAGTTTTAGCAGCATAAAAGGAAAACAATATGAAACGTGCACTTTTAATTTTTATCTTATTACTTGGTCTGGTACCCTCACTTGTTTGGGGGACGATTACTACTACAGTAAAAACAACACTTAACACTTCCAGGCATGTACCTATTGTTGCTGCAGCTGATATTGATGTAAGAGCAATTGGTACTGCAACTGGTGCAGGTATCGCTTATAGTTTTGAAGGTTGGGTAGAATAATTTAACGCGCACCGGAGCTGATTATGAGTACCCCTCAATTACTTAAAAGACGTTATACTGATCATCTGACAAAAGCATCAGATCATGATATTCTCATTGAACTATCTACTAAAATGACTGCGGTATGTTTAGCCCATACAGTAACTCAAAAAGATTTAAAAGATTTTATGAAAAGAAGTGAAGACAAATGTGACAAAAGAATCGGTGGTGTGTATACCAAGATTGACGACAAAACCAGTAAACAAAGTTCATTTAAAATTATTGGTATTGCCGTTGGTTTATTTGTTATTCTGTTTGGTGCAATGGGAATTAATAGAGTTTCTACCACTAGTAATGCTGTACTAATAGCAAACAACGCAGAACATATTGAAAAGAATGCCAAAGCAATAAATGCTTTGGCTGGGCAACACAAGCATTCTAAAGATTTATCCAATCTGCCGGATTCTGACTGATTCTATCTATTTGAAGGTGTATATGGGGGAGCATGTCTTCCCCATGCATCTTTGAAATATCTTGAGCAAACCCAATAACCATTCCCTCTCGTACATTATTCCCAACAATTTCTGATAGTGGTTTAAAGTAAAATAACTTAACTGTCATGGCTTTACTGGCAATAACCAGGCCACTATACTCCTGTCCCACGTAAGGTACTGCTACACGGGTTATTTCACCTGAGATAGGCGCTACTATTGCTGCGCCCGGAATAACAGTATAATCAGTCCCTAAATGCTTTCTGTGGCCTCTGGGAGCACCATATACACCACTACCCATTAAATCCATTCTTATTTCATTTGAACCAGTTGGTGATCTCATATTTTCTCCTTTAATCCTGGATGTCGTTTAATATGTTTTATGATTGCTGAAGATCTTAAAGGAACATATTTCTTCCTCAACTCATGCCAGTATTTCTTTTCTTCTGGTTCAGTTGTTTTAACCTGATTACAGGCTGAAAGTAATAGAACCAAAAATATAATAAATAATTTATTCATTTCTTTTTCTTGTAATATGATTTCTTTGGTTTAAGGGCTTTCTTTTTATTATGATTTGGCATCCCTTTACCAGTACCATCGTAAGCACCAAAGTCTGGTACTTCATGGTAATGACCACCTTTAACTAATGGATCATGCTCTCTTCGCATCCGTTGAACGCGTTCCCACTCTTTGCTACTTTTCATTAGTTACCTGCTCTGCTCTAATATCAGCTTCAGCTTTAGTTGTAAAATAATGTTTACCACCAGAATAGCAGCCCATACCTATAAGAGCACATTTATGACTGAAGGTACAAGAAGAATCAAATAAAGTAGCCTTTTGGCCTATCTCTTGTAACTTAAGTTCAAGTCGAGCCAAAGCATTCCATGCAAGGTGGGCTTCATGCAGTAACCCTGAATCCAGATCAAGCGGTTCTAAGGCCTCTTTGAGGTAATGGCGTATCATAGCATCAGAATATCTTTCTTGGCCATTCTTGACGTGTTTCCAGCCCCCTCTGCTGTACTTATTTGCACCAAAGGTGGCTACCTCCAGAACTGCAGTAAGGGCTAATGAAAATTGTTGAAGTATTCCAGCCAATAATTTACCTTGGTCTAGTTTAGCACCTGGATCATGTTGATCAATGTTATTAGGATCTTTTTCTTTTTGGTTCATTTTTATAGGTCTCCTTATTTAGTAATAATTTAACCATTTTAAATTCTGGGTCATTTCTTATAGTTTCTTGGATCTGAAGTTTAAGATCTGCACGTAAGACATTCATTTCAGCTTTATTTTTATTTTGTTGCTCCTCTAATGCCACCACTAATGCTTGTACGTGTGCACCTAATTCTGTTAAAGACATATGTATATAAGTACAGATTTCATTAAGATCAGTCATTACAATTCCTTACCTAAAAGGTTGGGATAATTCTTCTTTAAATTCTTTCACTGACAAACCATGAAGACCTGAATAGACCGTACCATCAACTAAATAAGTACGCAACCAAGTATTATAACCTGATAATTTAACCTTTTTATTTTCCACAATTTCATTAAAAGAATACCAAGTGTTCTTATTCTTTCTTCTGTGTGTATTAACTATTTTTATAAAATCTTCTGATTTCATAGCTCTCCTTTTTGAAACAGTAATTTAATCATTTTAAAGTCTGGATCATTTTGAACCAATTCACTAATTTTAGCAGTGAGTGCCTGTTCAAGTTTAGCTACCCGTTCCTGTAAGTCAAGAACTGCATCACTACTTGCTACAGCTGTAGCTATTGTAATAGCATTTCTTGAAGTTACTCCAGCATTCAAAGCAGTTGCACTTATAGGACCATTTTTATTCATTACAGTTCTTTTAAGTCAAAGATTTCTACTTCTTCCGGAACTTTGTCTTCATGTACTTTGTTAAAATGCCCAAATTGGAATCTGCCCGTTTCAGGGAACCGATTATCATAGCCAACTTCGATGACACAGGGGAAGCTCCAGTTAGCTGGGTCGGTCTCTCCTTCTTTTGGTTTGAGACCTCCAACAGTACCAAGATCAACCATATTACCTTTGGCGTCATATTGACAAATTTTAAGGGCCCCAATAATACCAGCAGGTTTGTTATTAGCGTTTTCCCAACCATAAGCTATCACATCCTTTTCATTTTTAATTTTGATTTTGTATGCAGCTCTTCTGACCGGTTTACCATTCATGGTAACTTCCATGGCTTTAGTAGTATCCCAGATAACAAAACCTTCAATTAATTTTTGATTAGCAGTAGCTGCATCAATAACAGCTTTAACTGTATTCAGACCAATATTTTGTGGTTGAAATATTAATTGCTGAGTACTGAGTAGTGGAACAATCTTTTCAATTAATTTTAACATAATTTCATATGGTTGGTTCCAAAGTTGAGCACCATTATAATAAAGGATTCCAAACACTGCAGCTTTAATAGAATATAGCGGGTTCTCTTGCAGTGCATGGCTCTTGGTCAAGTCTGCTTTAAGAGTTCCCCCGCTATTATTCGTTTTGGCTACCTTACTTGCATTCTTAAGACATGTCATGTGAGGTAGATTCAATAATGGATCAATACATAATTCAACTGCAAATAAAGAGTTAGGAGGATATTTTTCATCTAAAATTGTTTGTACTATTTTAGGATACTTAGCTGTATGGTTATCCCAGCGCCTGGTGTATATTTCGACATTGCCTTTTGAACCAATAACAACATAATGGCATCCGCCGTTATACTTTATAAATATTCTGGCATGGCCTGAAGCCAATAGGGTACCCATTGCTGCATCAGATATCTTTGCAGTTGGTTTGGAAAGACAGAAAGATTTAGGAATATTATCCAGGTCAAGTTCAGATAAGAAATCAGGTAGTGCTGGGATAGCATCTAAAGATGGGGTGGGTACATAACCTTCTTTAATTTTTTTATCCCAGATATATTTGTATTTAGCCTCTGCAGCTTCTTCAGGTGATTGCTCATTAGCTTTGCCAACATTAATTGCTTCATAGGTGTTAACAGTACCTTGAGCTACACCACCAATTAAACCCCATTCCCGGGTTAACGTTGCACCATTAAGAGCAAATTGGATAAATTTAATTTTACCATTGGTATTCTTTTGAATTAAATAAGTAACAGTTTCCATTATTTCTCCATTGATTTAATAAGTGCATGGAATTCTTTATCAAGAGTAGAATCAAAATTTCGACATCTTTCTTTTGCTTCTCCTTCACTGGCATAAAATAAACCTTCTAAGAAATCATGTTCTTTTTGTGACTCAATAGTTAAAATATATGGAATAAATGGGATAGGTTCTCTTTGAATTTTAGCCATTGGTACTCCTTTTTTAAATAGATCCCCTATATTTCAAGGGGATCATTTGATTAGTTAATTAATTGTTATGGGAGTGGTTTATCAGTAAATAGGATCCAGCCAATAAAACCTAAAGCAAGACTAATACCAAATATAATTATAAGTGGAACACTTAATAAGAATAGGAAACCAAAAAAAGCAACTAATATCAAACTCCCAATGATTTTAACATCATCCCAGAGTTTCCACATAATTAAGTATTAAACAATGAATCAACACCTGTACCAACAGTAGGTGTCTGAGGCACTGGGGTTTCTTCAACCACTGGATCACTGTTTGGTTCTTCAGCGTTATCTTCTTCTTCAGCTTTTTGTTTAGCTGCAGCATCTGCTTTCATTTCAGCCTGAGAACGTCTTTTACGTTTAGGCTTGGCTGGCATTGGTTTAACTTCAGGTCCTACATGTTCAGCAATTGCACCACCAACAGTAGTCGGTCCTTCAATAAGACTGTCACTGACTACATTGCCAGCATAGTCTTTAATGGCCTGAATAATCCCAGCTTCAATGATAGCACCACCATGCTTTTTAATGGTTTTAAGGATCTTGTCCTCGTTAATACTGATTTCCATATTTTAATCTCCTTATAATATGAATTAATGATAAAGGCCCTACTGTTTAATAGGACCTTTGGTAATTTAAAAACTAATCCTGGAAGAGTGAATCTGCTTTAGCAGTGGTTCCACCAGTAGCAGTCTGGACTTTATTGGCTTTAGGGGCCCCACTAACTACTCCTGCTTTAGCTGCAGATTTGTCTTTAACTTTTCCTTCCCAACGTTCAAGCCAGGTATCTTTAAAAGTAGCTGGTTTTTTAGCCCGGATTTCAGTAATGGTACGGCCATCAGTATGGAAAAGCTTATCTACTTCATTTTCAACTCGGGTCTCACCGGAAGGTACATATGCTCCAGTATCATTTTGAACATTTTTATCAACAATCTGTTTAATGACACCGGCAGTAATTTCTTTGTCAATCAGCTCTACAATCATGTCAACGTCTTTTGGTACTTCTTTTTTCTGATCATAATCATAGAGATTAATGGTTTTGGTTTCAGTTACCATCTGGTTAATGCCTTTGTTGCAAGTCAGCAGGGCAATACCATTAGCTTGGTTAAAACCAGGTAAGTAGTGTTTTTCTTTAGTCTTCTTGTTGATATAGAAATTCTTCTTACCTTTGTCCTTGCCGGAAGTCATCCAGAACTGCTGTCTGATTCTCTGTTTAGTTGGGGTCTCAAACAGAATGTTTAGGGCCATGGCTTCACCTGCTGAGATGGTGATATAAGCAAATATAACCTTCAGCAGATATAGACCACTCTCTAAGGGTGAAAAACTGGTTCCAACGGAATCAGTTTCTTGCTGGATGTCTTTGTCATCAGTTGTTAGTTGATCAAGTAAACTCATACGGTATTCTCCTTGTTAAAAATTAAAATCAATTACACATAGTATTTATGTAATCGATCCATTAAAAATTGTGCATTGTTATCAATGAAAGTTTCTTGTTGGGTCCACATACCCATACTGGCACGGATCCTTTCATTGACCGTTTCTTTGGTTAATTGGGTTTGGTATACATACTTAAATCCTAAAGTTTCTTCTTCAGGTGTAACAGTAAGTAGTGGATTCTTAAAGTTTGTCAGTTTATTTACCGTTATGGTTCGTGCGCTCACAATAGTACTGAAATAAGCCTCAACACCATTTGCTTTTAAAGCACCCTTAATAGGTACCTTTTTCTCAAGAACCATATCTGTCTCATTAAGGATTGACTGAACATGGGCTGTGAATATGATATTCTTTGTAGACTTTGCAACATGTTCCTGCATAAGTTTTTTAAAGAATTTTTGGTATTCGGCCCATCCTTTCATTGTATCAGTTATCCGGTCATCCAGAATAAACTGTAACTCACACATATCCATTAAAAAGGTTAAACTATCAATTACAATAGTATGAATATCAGGTTTGGATTCAGCATGTACTAATCCCTCATGAACCTGGTAAGGATTGGTAATATTAAACTGTTGAAATTTAGCTGGAAATGGTAATTTTTTATTCCTTATATTCATATTAGTTCGTTACGCTAATATCGAGCTTTTAACTCTGCTCATACTTTCATATGAGAGTAGACTATATCATACGTATTTCTACGTCCCACCGCTTCCACCCACTTGGGTGTACTCTACTTGCTTATCTTATATAAGATGCTTTCGATAGTCGTTGAACGTTACTTAATGTGTTGATAGGACTGTCTTTTTACAATTTTACTCATGGCGGCGATACTAACATTAAATTGTGTAGCTAATGCAGTACAACTAAAATTTTTATCTCTTGCAATATATACTTTTCTAACATATTTGACTTCATCAGGAGTCAGTTTAGATTTATTCTTTAAATTTGCAAGACATTTAGCTTTAATTTGGGCACTACTATATATGCGTTTTAGCCCAAGACATCCTTTATTTATACCAATTCTATAAGCATGTTGGATATTTTCTTGGGCTGTACACCATTCCAAGTTTAAAGCGCAATTATTTAGTTTGTTACCATCAATATGGTTCACTTGAGGCTTATTACACGGATTAATTACAAATACTTTAGCGATTAATCTATGCACCATAAAAGTTTTTTTCATAATTCCTACTGATAAATACCCTCTATTATTGAGAGTATATGTTAGTTCCCTTTCAGGTTTTGTTATCATGTGGAATTTTCCTGTATGTTGCATACCTTTTCCCACAATAGGTATTTTAAGCTTACTTTGGGAAAAGATCTTACCTCTTTCGGTTATTCTGTAAATTCCAGTTTCAGTTTCTTCTATGTATTCTTTCATACAATTTCTCCTTTATTTAATTGAGAAGTTGTTCAAAGTACCATATTTAAACTGCTCTGTCAAGACACGTTAAGTCTTCGCTGCTGATTGCCCACAACATTATTTGTTTGGGGTTTCCAGCAATTCAATGGGTTTAACGAAGCCAATTATTTAGCTTCACAATTGAAGTAATATACATTTTGGGGATCTTTAATATCCCGTAATGATGCTGATTTACCACCACCACTTGAACCAACAATTAATACAAGATTATCATTTTGATCGACCACACTTAACCTCCTTTATAGTTTATGGTTTTTCTCTTTTAATAATTGCTTTAGATACTGTTCTCATAATAGTATCATCAATTTCTTTATCCGGCAGACTGTCAGGTAACCCGGCATTAAGTTTCTTAACCTGGGTTTCAACTATATCTACTGGATAGCCCATATCCACTAAAACTAAAGCATAACGGACTAATTGGTTGTTACGGCCACCCATAGTAGAATTCTGTACAAACCAACGCTGTATATTACTTAAAGACTGGTATGTTTGAATTGTTTTCTTTCTTTCATCATTCTTACTGGTTCGAGGAATGAATAATCTGGCATCAATTAATTTAATACCAGTATTGTAAGTAAAGAAGTGTTTATGGGTTAGCCATTTACGGCATCTGTCTTTTGCCTGGATGTCCACATCAAATGGTAACCATTCAAATATATTACACATGAACTCACTGTAATCATCTGTGTCCAGTGTTAACCGGTAATTCATTGGTAAGATTATTCTGAATCGATGATGAACTGGTGTATGACGTTTTGTAGTATATAAGAAGAATTTGTAGTCTTCTAATAATTTTGAAGCTGCTTCAATAGTAACGCCTTTATCATCTATATCCAAAACAATTAAATCAAAGCCTGGCTTAAGGGTATCATTACTTCGATGGCCATTCATGGTAAAATGGTTGATCCAATTATGATGAGGCAATTGAGTTAAGATGTGCATCTTGTCCCATGGTGCTGGATCATTTGCATAATTATCTGAGATGTCTGCACTATGAGCAATTCGTAAAGCTCCTAAATCAACTCTTTTAAGGGTCTCGCCTGTAATGAACTCAATACCATTATTCGTAACATGTTTAATTACGATATGGTTACGATAACCCCAATCAATAGCATATTGCATCATCTCTTGTTTTACTTGATTAGAACCACGATAGAATGGCAAGTCTTCAAACAGATCGCCATGAGTAACCTCTCGGCCGATACTGGCAATATACTTAGCTAATTTTACATAAGCCCTGTCCCGGGTTAACATACGATTAAAAGCTTTACCTGATTCTTCGATCATATGAACTGCATGATAAAAATTATCTTCAGTGATTTCTACTTCATTACCAATGAATGCATAACAGCCAGCTAACTTAAGGGCTTTAAAGTATCGATGAGCCATCTCTGCTTTAGCCGTCTCTTCATGCTCACCCATCTTTTCAGCTAAATCTTCACAATACATGGTATACTCAATAATTAGGATACTTACTTTTTTGGATACCAATAATGTTTTATTATAATTGGCTATGTTAGCCAGTTCCCCAAAAGCAATTGAGGTATCTGATATAAAATCACTTATTGTAGCATCCGTTAAAGAGTTATACCGTTGTTCAGGTGTTAAGGTTTTGTCTTTTTTGGTTGTTTTAGTGTAACCAAAGATACATCTACGAGCATAACCGGTTTCCAGAAAAGAATCATATTCAGCTTCAGTTCGGCCACCATCTAATAATTTACTGGGTGTACCAAATAGTAAAAGATTAGTAGGCGTCCTACCATCAATCTCTTCTGCTCTAAGGTTTTCTTTTGTATTTTTGGTTAGCTTCTGTTTGATTTTACCAACATCAAATAGTTCCAGGAAAGAAGAGAGTACATCAGCATTACCTAATAGATTGCTGCCAATCTCATCTATCTCCAGATTCATTGAACCAATACCACCCATTAATAGTTTATACCGCATCTGTTTGATAGCAGCAGTAGTGCCTGAATCAAATGAGAAGGCTAAGGCGCCTAAAGCAGCAAATTCTGATTTAACTCTCACTTCAACAGTATCTGGATCCTCATTATGTACAAAGGCCCGTTCTACTGCCAGTTTGGCTAAGTTTTCAGCTGATACAATTGGTTCAGTTACATCAAAGAATGTTGATCTGAACTTATCAATTAACTGCTCTTCAATTATATTAGTTGAATGGCCTTTACCCTGTCCACTGGGCGCTAAATTAATTGCATACAGATTTACAGGTATTTCACCTCTATCCTGAGTAGCAATCTTAACCCGCATCATAGCTGTAATCTTTGCAAGATAATAACTGATTAATACTCTGAAGAACATTGGATTGGTATTCTGGGTTTTCTTACAGAGTATGTCTACAATCTTTTCAGCAGTTGGATGAAAAGTTAACGTCTGTAAATCTCTCACTTATTCCTCCTTTAAGGTAACTGTAGTGTTCCATTGTTTAAATATGCATTTTTCTGAGTACACAGTTCATATGCGGTACAATAACCACATCGGCGTACTGTGCCCTTAAATTCTTTGATTAAGCCACAATTACCGTCTTTGAGTAGTCTGGCATGGGCTAAGTGGTAATCATCAAAATTTGCGGTACTCCTCTTCGTTTTAGTAGGGTTTTTGAAGTATTTATACACTGGTTTGCTCTGCCATAGTTCTTCATCAGTGCAAAGGGGTAATTCATGTTCTGGAACCAATTCTAAAGATTTAACTAATTGGATCTTCTGACGGATCCAGGATTCAGTTTCCGGAATAGATTTGAGCATTAATTTTTTGGGTACAATGCGAGATGCTGGGTAACCTCGTTTAGCCCTGATCTTTGAATCAAGCTTGGACCAATCAGTAAATACATATTGGATAAGCATATGATCTGCAGTAACAATATCAGGATTGAGCCAACGATAAATACTACCCTGTAATATTTTAAGTTCATCATCATGTGGATCTTTCTTCATGTAACCATATACACCAGTTGATTTGAAGTCTTCTATGATTCCTTCACCAACAAAATCATATTTACCACTGACAATATAGCCTTCAATGGTTTTATGTATACGCTGTTCCATATAAACTGGAATACAGTTAGGAACTGCTTGTCGGTCATTGTATGATGGGTTAATAACAATTCTATCAATTATTGCTTGTGGGTAACCCAGATCTTTTAATGCTTGTTTATAGTTTTTGATCCAAGCATTCTCGATACCACTATGAATAGCAGTACCCATTCTATTGGGTATATTCATTGAAATATCATATTCTGTTTCTTCTGGGTCTACAGCCTGGGCATCAGTAAGTCTACCACTTAAAACAATCATTCTGGCTGGTTTAAGCAGTCCAGTGACACTTATATGCAATTGCCCGGGAAAGGGATCTTTATCATAAGAATCGGTTACAAGCCATACGGCTATTGAAAGTGATTGGTTTTCTGTATTAGTATATTTCATAGTGCACTCCTCTTGTTCCATAGTTTTCATATATCATTAAATTACCTTTATCTCTGAGCCATTTAGCACAATCAGGGCATAAACCATAACCATTATCTCGATTCCACCATTGTCTGCCTTTTGTACATTTACCACAACAAGAACATTCTAATTGAATTACCGGATTAGACATTTCATATACTCCCAATAGATTATTTTTCCAAGTACAGATTCAGCCTCTTTATTTGTTATTGGTTCAATAAATTCTTTACGGTATGGTTCCCAACATATTTGATACATCTTTGATTTATCATTTGAACCAATAGCATTAACTAATGTAAAAGATTTTGGCTTTTTCATAGTAATCCTTTTAAACCAACCGGAGGTTGGCTATTATTAAATTAATCTTGATATATTATTTAGTGTAATATTTTAATCATCGGTGCGTTTTGCATTTTGGGCAAAAATCCCGGTGATATTGCCAAAGGTTATAGTTGCCACAACTTTTGCAAGTATAATAAGCAACCGCTGCATTTACTGATTGAGAGGCTTCTTTGATATCGCATCCGCACTCTCGTAATAGACATTTATGTTGGTCACAGAAAATCTTTTTATGCATGTTTTTGTCCTCTCAATAAGTAGTTATACTGTTAATGTGTCTCATTTGAGACAGTCATCTAAATATATCATTTAGTTATAATTTTATTTAAGCCTTTTTTAAATATACGATAATCGGTGGGCCGGGTTTCAGGATGGGCTTTGTGGTCTTGCTTCATAATGATCATTCGAGCAGCAGCTGCCCGGGAGACATCAATAGCACTTTCAATAATATGCCATTGATCCCCAAATCTTTTAGCTATATAAAAATTATCTTCAGGTAAAACTGATTTACTATCTGGATCTTTAATAAGATTTGAATAGAGCGGTAAGATGTTCATGTCAGTCATGTGTTACTCCTTTTTATTTTAAATAGTCCCATATTCTAAGGGCTTCTTCTTGATGTCCCGGACAAAGTATCAGATTTGGGTTAATTATGTAAGAGCCTTTTTGAATTGGTTTAGTGCGGTCAATGGTGAATGCTTTTTTAATAATATTTTGTTTTTTTAATTCTAAGATCCTGGAGCTGAACATAGTCTTTTGGCTTTTATTCATCTGTGATGTTTTTATAAAAGAAATATTATTAGTAGGATTGCGGTTACTTTTTAATTGATTAAATAAAGAATAAGCTGGTTTAGACACTTGATCCAATAAATTAAAAATATCCAAGTTTGTTTCCTTTTTACTGTACATACTATTAATTCTCCCTATTGCTTGGAATTTACCGAGTTTTTCTTTATGCGTTTCACTGACAATGAGACGCTTACCTTTAATCTCAATAATATTAATGTTGCTTTGTATTTGTGGCATCTGTTATAGTGACCTCATTATTTAGAAAATAAGACTATTAAAGTATGGGGATACTGTGTCTTATTTCGTTTATGCCATCTTATCTGGTACCTGTTAAAAGATCAAGTATATATTTGAATTTTACTTTAAAAACAAAAATATATACTTGATTTTGTCTTTTGTAACTATCTGAATTTATTGCCAATAAACATTCTGTCATGTACACATATAGTATATAAAGAGGTTTTATATATAATTTATATGACCTTCCTGCTGTCGTAGACGCACTTACCGGTCGCCTTCGCTTCGCTCGCGCCCTCTGTGCTCACTCCAGCAGTCGGTCGGGAAGGGTGCAGAGGAGAGAGAGCTTTAGCTCGGGTCGACGATAGTACCCTGTACGACAAGACTGCGTGGAATTTAAATTAAATATTATTTAAATATATTATTAATCACATCGGAGTATCACTTGACCTATTTCAGATAAAGTATGGGCTGGCTGAATTACTTTACCTTGTCTGTATTCAGTAAGACAAACAGATTCTCTGTAGAAACCATAAATACCTCTATTATTAATTTCTTCGTATCTTCCACGCTCATCTGAAACATTTTCAGTGATATTATCGGGTTCTTGTTGGAGTTCAAGTTCTTTTAACCCAAAAGCAATTGGTAATGTCTTTTCAGCAGGCCATCGATGCATGTGTGGATGTTTTTCATATTTTCGGTTTATAAATCTTCCTACTTCAAATACACTCATATTATTAATCTAAATTATTTATTTTGGCTATGAGGGTCTTTTCAAATTCAGTAAGAGTAGGGAGGTAAGTGCATTTATTAGTGAAATCTATAGCAGGTACAGTCTTTCTTCGAATTTTATTATTGGGACAGGTCTCAGCATTCATGAAAGCTTTACATGCTCTACCGGCAGCAATAGATCTTCCTCTTTTTTTATTGAATTGATCTTTGTCACTACAGAAGGCAACTCCTCTAGCAACAGCCTTAAAAGTATCTTCATTATACATCAAAAATACTGCAGTGGTCTTAGGGCCCACTAAGGGCAAATAGTAAGTTAATTTTTTCATTCTTTTTCCTTTGGTTCAGGGTTGGTTGTAATAATCTCTTTAAATATCTCACTCAGCTCCTGTCTATGTGCCAACAATTCGTTTCTGAGTTCTGTGAGGGTAGTAGCATCACTTTTGAGTAAACGTCTCTTTAACACGTTATTTAAGGCTGATTCTATTGTAGGGTAATAAGTAGCATTGTAATATGTTTTTATTCCTTTTTTACTTATGAAGGGTTCTTTATCAGAAATTACAAAATCATTAGGTCCACTGCGTAATACAAGATCTCCTATTATAATATGCATAATATTTTCCTTTTTGGTTTAAAAGTAAGGGCAACTGGGAATCAAAGAAACTATATGAGGAAACTTTAATTTTAATCCCCCACCCAGTGTAGTGTTGCCCTTAAATTGGTTATCTTCTTTTATTTAAATACATTTTAATAATGTTACCGTTCTTTAAGGCATGAGCTGCAGCAACTGCATCAGCAATATGTTCAAATTTATTGGCTCCCATTGGTACACCCATTGGATGGTAAATATTATCTAAACGTTTAAGTTGTTTAGAATTTTTAAAATTAACCCTTTTAGTAGTAATATTCCAAGAATGCCGTTTACAAACCTTTATCATCATTTCTTTTTTAGAAGCTGTTTTTTTACCAGTAAAAGCTACTTTAACTTCTTCTGGGGTTGCCCATTCCATTGATAAATTAAGCATTGTAAATACAGCCACTGATACAGCCATACTGGCTGACATATCTCTCATTGCTGCTGAATTCTGACTGGCAAATCCTGGGCGTTCTCCAATGACTGCTTTGATCTTAAATGCTCTGATAACCCATTCAAGATCAACGGTAAGCCTAGCCATCCTGTGCACCATGTCATCAGCTACCAATATATTCTTTCTTTTAGTTTTTTTGGTTTGAAGAAGACCAGTATCACAGATCTCTCCATACTCATTCCAAACGGCATAACCATAATTAGATAATCCTGGATCAACTGAAAGTACCATATTAAGCCTCCTTATAAGCTTTAAGATTGATTATGCATGTTACTTTGACTTATATTATATTTTTTAGCTAAAGTTCTTTGTGAAATATTTCCTTTAGCATATTCAGTTTTTATTTTTACTGCGTGTATATTAGTTAAAATAGGGTTCCACCAAACTCGTGGATAAAATGGTGAATTATACCTATAACCCAATACCCAACATTCTATACAAACAGTTTGATTGTTTTGATGAGTATTATCACAATAACATCTTTTTGGTATTTCAACTGATAAGATCATATATTTTCCTTTCGCCAGTAGATAGTGTTATGCTCCATAATTTAATAGCTTCTTTTTTGGTTAGAGCTTTAGGTCCTTTAGCCTCACAACTTATACAAAAGACAATATGCGAAAGAGGTCTCAGTCCTCCGCGTGTGCGTTTTGCATAATATCTTACTGCTTTGCTTTTACAGAATGGACAGATAAGAGTCACATTTGCCATCCTATTAATTTAGATATTTCTGGAGTCATCCCTCCAAGTTTTTTAAATCTATCATTGAAATATTTAGATAGACCGGTATCCACTGTAAAGAATGGGTGTTCCGAAGGAGCAAATCGATGTATGATTGCCATGTCAGTATGGTCTAATTGACCAATAGCAAGTTTATGTAAGTCTATGTCTTCAGGTGTCATGATTTCTTTTTCATAAAAGCAAAACCAGCATAACCATCTTTTTCACAGATAGGTTTACATTTTAATAAATAAGTAGGTAATTCTGGTATCGCCCCTAATTCCCGGGAGTCATCTACTGCAATAAGCAAAGCAGTCTCATGTTCTGCAAAAGATAATTGGCATCCTTTTACCCCACAATGACAGGATCCTTTTGATTTTTCATAGGCTTCTATTGCCTCTTTTCCCAGCATACCTCCATGATGATCAGAGGCAAATACTACATGACGGGGTGTAATACAAAATGGGTGAGGGGTACCAATGGTATCTATAATTTCAAATTTATCTGTTTTTGGGTAATGACTTAGATCTGACATAATTTACTCCTTATGGTGTAATTAATTGTTTAGCCTTTTCTTCTTGTTCAGCTTTCAAACAAAGGGCTTTAATTTGCTGTTTAGAAGCGTTATTGGGTATCTTGACCTTATTACCCCAGGAAGGCCAGTAAATCTCTAATCCAGAGCTTATTTTAATCGTAGGATGCATTAGTTCAGGTAATTGCTGCCAAGCCATACAATCAATGAGATTATCATTGGCCCATTTGATCAGATCAGCATTATCTTGTCCCATGTAATAAGCTGCATCATGAATTGTAGCAGCAGGTAATATAGTGTAAATATATGGTGAAGCCCATACTCTTTCTCTGAATTCATTCATTGCACGTTGGGTCAGGAAACAATATGACTGTGTAGCAGCATTTCCTGCACTCCTAGCCTCCTTTTGAGCTGCAAAGGGTACTTTGACCTTCCCTACGGTTTTAGCGAGCAATGGGGTACGTATCCGGCCACCAAATGCTAAGGGAATGTATCCTATTTTTTTGGCTTGCTCTACAAGATTATCAACCCATTTATCTGCTACGGTGTAAAGCTGGTGGTACATCTTTTCAATTTGTTTGGCTTGAGGTTTAGTAAATCCACAATTCTTCATTAAAGTATGAAAACTTCCCCCGTAGGTAAGTGCAAAGGTAGGGGCTTTAGAATCTTGTCTTAGATCAGGATAGAGTTTTTTAATGGAATTAATAGAAGTAACTGTTTCAATAATACCATTCATTTTATCGCCAAAGTAAGAGAATGCCCGAAGACAGTGGCCACAAAAACCATCAGTATAGATTTTTAATTTATTTGGATCTTTAGTTATTAGAGCATTTGTTTTATCTTCCAGTGCATCAAAGTCTGAACCAAAGAATAACCAACCAATAATCGGTTCGAAGCATTCTTTAATGATTTGAGCAAATATTGAATGTGATGGAATATTTTGCAGATTAGGATCTGAACTGGATAGCCTTAAGCTTTGGGTCCCGCCAAGATTAAAGTTACCATATAACCGGTAACTACCATCAGGTAATCTTTGTGCTTTCTCCATTGAAGGAATAAAAGTTGAAAGTAAGATACTGACATCAGCTAATTTAATAAGATGTTCAAATATTTCTTTATGTTCAGGAGTCTTGGCATGATTAATTAACTTCTCAATGGTACCCTTGCTGGTAGAGGCTTGTTTACCTTTTGTAAGATTGATTATATCGTAACCCATATAATCAAAGATTAAAGCCCTGAGTTGGGTATCACTGCCAGGATTAAATACTTCCCGGGCAATGATTGGATCAGTGATATCGTAAATTTTCTTTTTAGCTTTAGCAGTCATCTTTTCTGCTAATGCTATTAATTGAGTAAAATGAAAATCTTGGATTAATTTAGAATTATTAAAATAATCTAAACAGGTATGTTCAATAGAAACTAAATGAAGTTTAGCAAATTGTACTTTTTTTGGATTAATTGGCATGCCACACAGCTCAGTCTGCAAGAGAGTAATTACTGTTGGTTTAAATAATTCTTCATATAGTTGCTCTTGTTGATCAGCTATCATTGTTGGTTTATGGGTCTCATTAACGTACCAGGTAGCCAAGCAATCTTGACCATTATACTTTAATAAATCTGGAGTTGCTATTTTTGCAGTAACACCCACTATAACACCTCATTCATAATAAAATTTTGTAAATTATGTGCTACAATATAAGAATCTCTAGCTATAGCCGCTTTATATTCGGAAGAGTGAAAACCTAAATGGATACGTTTTTTGTCAACATTAATATATGCTGCCCATAATTTAGTACGTTGGTAAAAACATACTCCAATATATTTTGAATTGGTTTTCCTTCGTTTATAAGAATTACGAGTTTGTGTTATTTGGTCTACCCATCTACAATTTAATGGTGTATATCCTAATTTTCCGTTTTTTCTGTCTATAGTTAAATTAGCGTGGTATCCACTATTTAAAGCCCAAGTACGAAACAAAGTAAAATCTTCTAACCAAAGAGTACAGATTGTGATACCTTTTTTTCCATAATTTCTATAATTAGTATTTTTTGGATTTAAACAGCGTTGTTTCATATTTTGCCAAATACTGTGTAAACGGGTCCCAGTACCATTATGTTTATTAGCACAACCACAACTTTTAATACCTGCTATTTTACGTTTTATACTAGACATATGCATTACAGGGGTATTACCACAATCACAAAGTACTTTAAAATACCTTGAATTGTTTGCTCTTTCTGGTTCTTCATTAATGACTAATAATTTACCAAAACGTTTACCTACTAATTTTTGTTTCATTTTAAAGTACTCCATAATTACCCATAAAAGGGGAAGACAGTTCTTTTAAACTTAACTTGTTTTGAATAGCATTATTAGTTGCAAGATAAGCTATTAGTTTCGTGTCTTCAAAGTTTTTAGTCATAATTTTAATTCCTTTAATCATATTTTTATAATCAGCTAAATGTTGCATCCATAGATTATAAATTAAAACTTTATGATCATAATTTGCATTATGCCATATTGTTGTACCTTTGTACAACGTAAAAAACTTTCGTAACATGGTTTGTATTTGAATTTGTGTATTTGTGGTGTTGTCTCTTCCTACACAAAAAGCAATAAAATTATGTTTATCCCAAGCAAAAGCTATTGTTTCTATCTTTGCTTTATAGAATTTTAAACTAGTTGCTTCAATATCACATGTTAATGCTGGATATTGCTGCAGATCATGTAAAGCTGCTTTAATAGCGGATATAGTTTCTGGATAATAGGCAGAATGAATAACATTAGTTCCTGGAACTACATAAGTGTTGCCCACATGATCAATGAGGGTTTCATTGGCTGTATCGATCTTACTTTGTATTGCAGGATTATAAAGTACTGATTGGTAGTTGGGTGCTAAAATAATATCTAAGTATTCATAATCTTTAATGGCACATTCATAAATATGCCCATAACAGTCATTAACCTTTTTTAATTTGGTTAATATTTTAAAGTAAATTGGATCACAAACCAAAAGAGTAGTTACATTTAAAATACTTATTTCAGGCAGTAAGTCTTCAAGATATTCTTTAGCCAGTTTAGCAGGACATTTATTATTTAAAGTATATGCTAAATCAAAAGCTATAAATTTTTCAGAAGGAATAGTTGATGGGGTTACATAAGCCCTTTGGATTGTACTTTTAGCAAAAGCCGTAGTTTTAATTAAAATAGCAATAGAAACTAAAGAAGAATCTGAACCAAAAAGAATATGTTGCATAGTTACTCCTGTTTAAAAATCTGCAGTATGGGTTATTTGTTTTCCATTTTTCTCTGCAAGAACAACTGTCACTTCCCAGGATTTTTTAGCTTTAAAAAACTTAGCAGCTTTTTCCTGAGCCTCTAAAGTCGTATTTGCGTATATTTCAGTTTGTTTCTTTTTATAAAAACACATATAACCATTCATATTAAATAAAACCTTTATCTAAAGCTAACCATTCTGGCATTTCAATTGTAACTATATCCCCTACACCAGCTGGGTGTAATAGTTCAATTTGAGATTTAGGTACCCAAATATTGCTGTCAAGATCATCAGTATCAGTTACCCTGTAAGCGGCATCTGTTTCTGTTAAAATTTCTACAGTTATTTCTATAGGATCTTTCATAGCTACTCCTGTTTAAAGTTGTGGCCTGTCTCGGTGGTAAAGCCTTAAGTATATCCAATGGTATAGGCCCTCACTGCATTGACTCCTTATGGATTATATATACTTGAGACAGGCGTGATTAATTATTTAATTAATTCACTCATTTCGTTGAGTTTTTCCAATTCATGAGGAAGAGATTCAATAGGGATTAATCCTAATACCGCATTATCCAAAAGACGTTTACTAGCTGTATCAATAGCAGCCCATATATCATCTTTTTTTGCTACTAGTCTTTTATTAAAAGCTTTATTTGCTTTTTGTGTAGCAGTTTCCGGAAACTCGTAACAACGAATAAGTACTGCCATTGAGTCCGATGCGTAAGAACCGTTACCATCTTTTAATTCTGTGTTTGATTTTAAAATACCTTTACCTGCTCGGATCAGCTCTAATCGTTCTTGCTGTGTGTAAGCTATTGGTTTACTTTTTGCATTAATAAAAGTACTTATGGTTCCTTTAGTGCACTGTATAACTTGTGTAATTCTATTGGTTAAATGTTCAATTTCAAATTTTCTCATGATTGACTCCAGTTATTTGGTTAATAGTAAACGAGTTAAACATAACTCATTAATATAAGCGATACTTTTTGCTGAGTGTTTTTGAATACTAGCAATCTCTTGATCCGAAAGTGGATCACCAGTATTAAATATATCTGGATCTACTGCTCGAATTTGAGTTAAAAAAGCATTAGGTAATAGGCGCTTTAAATCATTAACATGCTTGGCTTTCATTAAAACAGTGGAAAACATATGACTGATGTGGGTTTTAATAGCAGTAGCATCAAAAGTATGTTTACTTAATATGTCAGATACTTGTTTTAATAAAGAAGGGTGTAGTTCTTTGTTTATTTTATTGGTTGGTACTGCAGAATCAATTGATCCATGCATTCGACCATTAAAAGTAAAAGAAGCTGTATCACACTTTAATAACAGTTGGTTTTCAATTGCTATTTTACAGAGTTGTTTAACTTCTGACTTTTCCTGAGCGGAATATAAGTAAGCAAGCATGTTATTTTGTAACTGTCTAATCATTAACATCCTAGCTTGGATTGGATTCATATCCATGGTTCAACTCCTTATGGTTTGTAACCTCCATATTTAGGGGGTAATTGGCCGTATAAATAGACCTGATGTTTACTGCGACTGATGGCAACATATAGCATTCTCGCAACGTCTGATGCAACCCTGCATTTACTTATATCTGCCAGGTCAATAAATACAGTATTGTAGGACCTACCTTGGGCTTTATGCACTGTACTGGCATATGCTGGTCGGAGGTCAAACCAAGTCTCTTTAACACTGAAATAATCAGTCCATTCTTTCTGTGCAGCTAATGATTTTAAAAGTAATTTAACATCATGAGGATCATTTGCCATGAAACCAATTAATTTGCCATTGATTTCAATATTGCGTCCGCGTACTCCTAATCTTTCTCGTTCACTGCTTGCATCAGTAATTTTAACAAAACTATCTGTTTTATAAAAATAACCTCTTTCATTAAGGGCATTATTAGTAATTGCATATTCTCCAGCTTGTAGTAATTTGGCGTACCCGTTGATTTGACGGATATGAGCATTGTAGGCCTGTACTCTGGCATTGGTCCAAGCCAGTACTTTAATTGAATTGGTTACATAATTTGGATCCATGAAAGCGGCATCTACTAATCTTTGAAACTTGGATCCAGTAACATGGGCAACAGTGGGATCTTGTTTAATTGGTTTAAAGATGCCTGTTTCAGCTGTCTCTCGGAATTGTGCACCCGTCTGCATGATGGCACCACTATTTCTTAAAATCTTATTCATTTTAACTTTTCTGAAATTAAGAGTGGACATGGTTGCAATCTTTTGTCCTACTGGAGCAAGTTGCCATTCATCTCCAATTAAAACTATTTTAGAGTTTTTAGCTGTAGCATCAATTTCTTTTAATAAGTTATCATCAATCATGCTGGCTTCATCAATTATAAATAATTTATTATAAAGAGGGGCATAATCTTTTTTACGTTCAAGTTCAGTTTTACCAGTTTTAATATTATTAACAACTTTTAAACCAAGAAGAGAATGGATAGTAGTTGCATCACAGTTCGTTAATTCTTCAAGTACTGAGACTGCCTGGTTGGTTGTTGCTGAAACCCTTACTTCAAATTTACTTTGTTTTTTATTGGTCTGCAGCAGGAGTGCATACATTTTATATTGAGCTTCCAGTGCTCTCATCAGATATTTAATAAGGGTACTCTTACCCGAAACATTCAATGTAAGGCGTTAATTTACATCAGTTCGTCAATGAACTTCTACATATTTCTATGCAGTCTAGATCATATCATCATCTCTATAACAATCTGTACATACACCACCACGTAATACGGCGGGTGAATCAGATCTTCTACTAAAAACATTATTACAATATTTACATTGATATGTGACTTTTCTACGAGTACCTGAATGTGTACTATAAATACTGGTAGTGATTAATCTATTATTTAATAAAGATTTTAATTTTTTTATAGTTTTAATTTTTTTAATTGTAGCAGTAGCTTTACCGCCTAATTTTTTTACCAAGTCTTGTCGGCCTTGATTAAACGAATGTTTCATATTTTCTTTATGAGTACACCATTCGATATTTGTATTAGGGCCATATAAGTCATTGGGATCTATAAAATTATTTTCACCATTATTATCAATATGATTAATAAAAGGTTTATTATCAGGATTGGGAATAAAAGCAATAGCCATTAACTGATGTACTTGATAACGTTTTGGTTTGGCGTTTACACTTAATGTAATTCTTCTGTAAGAAGTACATTTTCGTTTGCTTATTTCTTGTTTTAATTCTCTTATTCCTTTTCTGCTACCATTAGGTAAAGAAAAAATTTTACCTGTGTTAGTAACTTGATATCTACCTTCATAGCCTTTAATGTCTCGAATCTGTTCTTGCATGATATTTTCCTTTATTTATACGTTTAAACCTTACATAAGGTTTACTCTTTAATTTTAGGAAAATCAATGAATTATTTGTTATATAGAGTTCCGCACTTCGAGATCACTTGATCTCTATGGATTTCATTCCCCGTTCTGGGCAGTATATCCTGATCGTTGAACCTTCAAAGGAATTCCTTCCTAAGCTTGGCTGCTGATTGTCTTCACCATTACGTGCTAAGAGTTTCCAGCAATTCACGGAATTTATTTTGAGAGGATTGCTCCTCAAAGGATGCTATAAGTTAACATCCAGCAGCTCCTTGGATTATCATGTATTTCTCTTTTGGTTGATTAAGAAAATCAAGAAAAGAGTTAAGAGCATTATCTTGGTCTTGGGTCAATGTTATATTGGGCATTGGTTACTCCTTATTTTATCAGACGGGTAGTGGAACGGCTCCCGTATACCGGTTAACTTCTCGACTCCACCTGTGAGTTAACAGACCATTCTGTTAATATGTTAACTAAACTGTTTATTTAAAAAATTAGCAGGGCATGAGTAAAAACTAAAGATATGTTAATTTCATTCGTTTAAAAAATATACTCTCTCCCCGATGGAGTGCCCTGCTAAACTGCTGTATTTACTATGCTGCATCCTCGCCTAATAGATTATGGCACTTAGCTATTGATTTTTTTAAAAACTTAATTTGTTCCTGGGCAGACTTGTAAGCTGTCATGAGATCGTTGTATTGGGCAATCAGATTATCATGAGCAGCTTTTTCAGTGACATATAATTCTTTATATGCAGGTTTGGCCGGTGGTAATGGTTTGGCATATTTTTTAATAATGGTGTCAATCTGCCCTCGTTTGATTGGAGTCTTAAGCTGTTTGGCTTTAATAGCAATCTCTTTAAAAACTATTTTTTCTTTTTTAAAACCACAATCTCTAAAAACTTTGGCTACAAGACCGATTCCATATTTAGTGGCTTCATCAGGAAATCTTAAGGCTGCTCTTATACTATCATCAAATGTACCTTCTCTCATATTGTAAACGCTCTCAAGGTAAACCTTAAAGCTGCTCTTTTTATATAGAGGATTTTCTTTATACCTTTTGGATGTTTTTAGGAAATATAAGCCTAACATTGCTTCTAATTTAAGACCCATGGACTTTTCAAAGTTCAGTTTAATTGATTTCTCAATCTGTGCAATAGTCTTTTTTTCATATTTCTGTTTTAGATTTTTCTTTTTCATTTTATGAATTCTCCTTTAAAATTAATGTTACGCAAACTCTTTATGTATTTCATGCATATAGTAGCTCGCACCCGCATTTTAGACTTCAGAATATTTTTGGCTCGTAGTTTGTTCATAGACTTCAATTGCATGGTAACTCGTATTTAATCCTTAGATTTTATTTTTCCTTTAACTCGTATATTGGTAGTAGATTTCAAGTCAATCGTAACTCGCATGAACATAATAGGTTTCAATCATCCTGTAACTCGCACAGCACAGATAGATTTCAGCATATTTCTAACTCACAATCTCAGTATAGGTTTCATAGCCGGAGTAGTTTGTATTTTAACAACAGGTTTCAAACCAATTATGACTCGCATAATTTGCCTAGATTTCAATGTGTTAGTAGCTTTAATATTTTATGCTGCTATTTCTTTAGCAACCTTGGGATCAAAGTAAAATGGTGCTACATATCCTGTATGTCCCATGATTGTCATGGCATATGGCAGTGTTACATCTTTACCACTAAGAGTCCTGGCTACTGTCCAGAAGTGAGCCAGAAACAATTTAACAGTATTATTTTTTGATGCATTATAAATATGGCCTGTTGTCCAGCGAGTCTTTTCTGGTACCTTATGGTATTTGGCTCTCTCTTCCAACCATACTTTTTTATACAAATGATCTGGTTGTTGTTTGTTGAAGCATTCACCGATGAGGAAGCCTAACTTCCTACCTGCTGCTGACCAGTTCATTTGCTCACCCTTTTTCTTTTTTCTCATGGCACCATCTCTAATATCACGACCCATGTAAGCCCACCATTTAGAGATATTTGCAAAATCTTTTTCTTCAGTTCGGTAATTTAAAAGGCCATCACCTTTAAGAGATTTCTCACATTTACTGCACCAGTAAGTATCGTTTATCTTTTCAATGTCGGTCTTACATTTAGAGCAGACAGGTATGAACCTATAGTAGTACAGCATAATTAGTTCAGCCGCAGTAACAGGACCAATACCTGGGATATCTTTTAACCATAAATTCCATATATCCCAATGAATTAGTTCATTACCTACCATTCGGGCAATACGCCCTTTGATAGTTATAAGACCAACTTCTTTATTTTTCCCATTGTCTTCTCCATGTAGAATATTATCAAATTTTACTGGATGGTCACCAGGAAGACTTTGGAGCCTGTTCTTAGTGGATGCAATCACTTTTGTAACTGCCTGATAGGTTCTAATTAAATAATTCATGTATGCTATATTGGCTGTGTTTACGTTTAATTCTGACATTCTATGTCTCCTTATTAGTTTATTAAAATATATCGTAGTGCACTACTTCTCCAAAGTCACTCTTCCATCTGGGATCATCATGAATTAACCAGATAGTTGGGCAGGACGGATAATGTTTTTTGTTAGGCATATGAAACTCACCATCAGTAAATACTAACAATACATCAGGTTTATTCTTTTTAGCCCATTTAAGCATATCCAGTACATCAGTCCCACCACCACCAGTAAACTTGAGATCGCGGAAGCAATCAGTACCCTCAGTAATTTCCTGGATACTTCGTATTTTAGTATCAAAGTCAATTAAGGTAATTAACTCTGGTTTCATTAATTCTTGAATAGTAGCAATTTCAACAATAAAGAAACTAAACTCATCTGGCATAACTGAACCACTACTATCAACTGCTACGGCAATATTACAAATAGCCTCACTGAAAGCAGTAGGTAAATAATAATCTGGCATGAACCGTTTATTAGGTCTCCACCAGGAGAAATCATCTTTCAGAATACTTTGCATATGGTTCTGTAAAATAACATTCCAGGGTAATTTTGGATTAATAACACTTTGTAATTGAATATTTATTTCACCAGCTATGGTTCCTGGATCTTCATTTGCAGCTCGGGATTGTACTGCTGCTCTTAAGACTGTATCAGCAATAGCTTTCTCAGTAGCCTCAAGTGTTTTAGAGTCTTCTGGGTAAGATATGTCTTGTCCTCCAGGTATACCAGAACCATTGGCTCCAAACATACCACCAGGATTCTGCTCCGCCTCTTCAAATAATTTATCATATACCAGTTCAGTATTCATGTTTTGATATTGCCTGTCACATAAACCACCTTTAGGTATTGTATAACCAGCACCTGTCAATTCAAGGTTAATAACCTGGTCACCGGCTCCATTCCATATTCCAGGGTCTCTAGGGCCCCTACGAGTCATATGACTGAAAGCAACATGATTTACTTCATGAGCCAGCAATCCTACTCTTTCTTTCTCATCTAAACTTAAAAACCATTTAGGGTTGATATACAAGAAGGTACCATTGGTTTGAGCGGTCTCAATATCATCTTTCCATTCCTGGACTAATGAGAATAAAATAGTAGTAATAAATACAGTATTTGGCATCATCATTAATTGGATCTTAGCTTTTTCTAAGGCTAGGTCTTCTGGTTTCTTACTCATTGGATCACTCCTTAAACAATTGTTGACCTTTAACTGAGATCCACCTCTTAACACAATCTTCTTTGATCATTTCTGGATCTCTACGCATAATATTCTGAAGGGTAATTGTTTGAAACTCAAGTGGTAAGCGTTCAATGTATGTCATTAAAGTAGAAATATTATTTGTTTTAGTGTAAGCAGCAATCATATGGGATACACCAAATCTAAAAGAGGGATCATTGTCCAAACGAGCTAATCCTGGTCTGGCCATTATTTCTTGGAAATCAGGCATATTGGTGTAGATTTTAGTAAACATTACAAATGATCGAGCAATGGCTTCACTAACAGTACCAGCAATCAAAGGTAAATATGTATGCAATTGTTTAGTTTCAATGCTACCAATAATCTTTGAAAGGAAATCCCAGGTACGAGGACAAGCAAATGTATGGTCATTATGCTCTGGGTTAAAATTATAAAGATCATCTGGCTTACTGTTGATATAAGCAATGATACGATGATCAATACCTTCTTTAGCTGCCCACTCCTGCCATAGTTCCGGATCTGTTACCAGTTCAAGATGAACCAGTCTGGACTGCATTGCAGTGCTTTGTCGGTTCACAATGGCCTTATCCGTAGCAAGGTTACCAGCAGCCACCATCTTGGTCATTGGATGTAAGTGATGCTGTCCTACCTTCTCATCCAGTATCAGCTTGTAACTCGCTGCCTGCACTGCTAATGAGGATGCATTGATCTCATCCAGGAATAAAAGAAAACCTACTTTGCCTTCAGGTATTGGAGTATTTTCTAATGGAAATATATCCATGGGCACATAGGAAGCTTTCTTCCGATCTTCACTAATGAAAGGAAAGCCCAAACTTAATATTCGATAAAGTTCGTTAATCTTTACCCGTTCTCTTCTGAACTGCTGCATGTTACCATGCAGAATAGACCATATCAACATCCTACTATTATAAGCAGGACGACTACCGTTTCCACTCACTTGAGTGTACTCCCTTGCGGGATGGTCGTTACGCAATTTAACTAATAACATTTTTTGGACGGTCTAAATTATAAGTATCTATAATCCAGTTAACATGTAAAGCTGCCTCTATTTCGCTATTAAAACGTTTATTTTTAATAACTTTTCCTTTGTGTTTAACACCACCAATCCATTTTTTTCTGGAGTTATCCCAAGATACATTTTTGTATTTGGATCTGGTGTTAAATTTAGTTCCAATCATTCGCTTTACACATTTTTCTCTATCCTGTAGCCCAGTTGTAAAAGCATGTTTAACATTTTCTGAATTAGTAGCCCACTCAATATTTGTTTCAATATTATTTATTTTAATACCATCTTTATGATTAACCATTGGTTTATTATAAGGATTTGGTTTAAATGCTTGTGCTACTAATCGATGAACTGCTTTTGTTGTTGGTTTATCTTTTCGCCATAATTGTACATATAAATATTGACAAGTTTTTGATCTTATGAAACCTGTTATTATTTTAATACGATAATTATGATGATTATCTTGAATAGAGCGTATTCTTCCTAAATTAGATACCTCATATCTTTTTTCAAAATTTTTAATCGGTACCCAAATTTCTGTAATGTTATTAGTATTTAGCACGGTATTGACCTCGCTTTAAAATTAATAGTTACCCCACTGTATGTTAAGGGTTTCCATTAGTCAAGGTGTTTCACCGTTTAGATAGTTTTCGACATAAGATTGCTCTTATGAAGCCCTTTGTAACTTAAGGTCTGTTGGATCACACTGACTTAATCTTACATCAATTAGTTCAAGATTATATTGATCAGCAATTTGTTGTACAATAGCGCTTTTACCAATACCTGGGGAACCAGATATCATGGTAACAAGATTTGCTTTCATGGCAGCAATTATAAATTTAACCGCCTCTTTACTGTTTATCTTCATACCCATGGCTCATTACTCCTGTTAATAATTATAGATTAATTCTGGTTCTTCTCCGGTGTTCTTTATTAATTCCAAACTTTCTCCACAATCAGAACAAGGAAAAATATCTCCATCTTTATTATTAAATACATCAATACTGGCACCACATTCTGGACAACTGGCTTGTCTACCTGGCATGATTAATCCTCCTGTGCTTCTTTTGGGTATAATTCTTTTAACTCTTCCATCCATTCATTTGGAATTACTTTTCTTACAGCAGCATAACGATTTATTGCTAATATAATTTCCCAGATTCTTTTTTCATTGTGGATATGTCTTGGAATTAAACCTATTAGTGATTTTTTTGACATGTTTGGATCTCCTATTAAAGTCTAAAAGTGTTATTTTATGGATTTTACTTAAAATATAGTTTTAACTAAAATATAGCAGTTACGTTATAGTCTGTATATAGTCAAAAATGCTAAATTCAGAACTATTAGTATATCGGAAAGAAGTATTTCTTCACTCTCAAAAAAAATAAGAAATAATCCTACAGAACTCACCGGAGGTGAGCCCTATAGGATATACTTCAATTAACTAAGATAGGAAGTATTCAGAACTTCTAATTTCAACAGACAAGTCATCAGATAATTTAGTAATATTTGTTGGTTTACCAGTAATCATTGTAAGAATAGCATTAATTATATTGCTATTAGCCATCTCTACAAATATGTCATTATAAGTCTGTCTAACTATATTCATATTATTAGCATGGCATTTAAAATCATCATGAACGAATACTATTGGAAATGCGGGTTTAGCTAATGTCTGCTTAACTAATTTCAATAAATTGTAAGCATATTCATAACTATAACTATTCACTCTTTCTTGGGTCAAGTCATGTGCACCAGCCAAAGATATAAACTGATGCTGATCAGCTAATCGTTCTATCTTACTGGTAGCACCTACAGCAGGTATGCCTTGGAATAACCGGTAATGTAGCATACGTTCAGCTCTTTTCAATGCTGTACGATCATAGTTACATCGGTAATTCATCTCTCTTACTACAAAGCCATCACCACTGTGGACACAATCAGCAGCTAATGAAATACCTTCTTCTAAGCCTACATTCTCAGTATGCCGATAGATGAAGCAAGGATGGCCTTCAAGCTCATCTACCTCAATTTTATCATCAACCATATCTTTTACTTTCTTGTTAACAAAGAAACCATCTGGCATGATCCATGTATGCTGTAGTGCAAAGGGTTGCCAGGCATTTAACATGTGATGCATCAATTCACTTGCCCCGGGTGCAACTATCTTCTGTGCCTCATAAAAGGCTTCAAGCTCTGGGGTATCCTCGCCAAAGGCATTCTTAGGTTCAGCCTTTGAACCATAATAATGAGTCATTAAACTAATTTTCACTGCATCACGATTATAGTTACTGTTTTTACCAAGAATTTTATCCATTGCTTTAACAGTTTCTTTATAAATATCCATTCTGGTTTGACCAGTGAGACCAGTATTACGGGCACCTACTTTACAACCCATCCAAGTACTCATGATCTGTGGACCGGAAGCACAGGCATCAAAACCAACCAAATAACCAGTAGGTTGCCCAGCCTGAGTCTTGCGGTAAGCCATTAGTGCAGCAGCAAATCTAAAGGGTTCCTTGGCATGTTCTACTAATGTTTCAAGTTGAGTTTCATTATCTTGTACCCACTTCAATCGACCACCAAACTGAGATTTATCTAAACCAAAATGATTAGCCATATCAATCTGTAAGTACTCTTTACCGGTATACAATCTCATAGTTTAAATTCCTTTTCTAGTATGTACCAATTAATTTGCCAGATCGTTTAAAACAGAAATTAATGCCTGCTTCAACATGTTTGTCTTTTCCATAAATAGTAATAATTACAGTATTATTTTCTGGTTCATTGACTGTAAAATCAATATCCAGTCTATTAAATAATTGTATTAATAATACATAATCAAGCGGAGGCCGGGGTTTGGGTGCAAAGACTTTAAATACTAATTTATTAAATAAATAAACAAAATATCTCATAAGCCTTTTCCTTTCAATAGTAATTCAGTTATTTGTTCATTAACAGTTTTAAGAGACATGATAATTTTATAAGTCGGGGTATACACAAAACCTACTCTACCATAACCTAAGCCTTTTTTGTCTATTCCTATTTGTTGACGTTTACCTTCTTCAAAGGCATTAGTGCATAACTCCATCAATTGTCTACGAGCCTCTTCAAATTGCCGCTCGTTAAAGGTTTTCTTTTTAAGTTTATCGGCATCTTTAATCATTTGATCCATACTTGGAAATGAAACCATAATTTATCCTTTCACTAATTTAATTAATATGTATTTCGCATAAACCAAGTAAGAGCGTGTTCAGCATCTTTCCAACGCTTTTTACTATTAAGCATTTGCATTCGATGTAGCGGATTTCTTTCATACTTATTTACATTTAGTTTATGTAGTGTAAACCTCTTTTTAATTTCTATCTCTAATAATTTTTCAATGATTTCGTAGGGTAGTTCCATAATATTAGCCCTCCACTAATTCCTCATTAGCCAATTCAATAATGGCTTTCTTATAAGAATTACCCTGAGTAGTAACATGGTAACCACAAGCATAAGTTCTACCACGGGTATCATATTTATGACCCAAATAGAAATAATTATTGTGGTTCAGAATCTCTTGATACTTACCAAAGGATTCATTCATAAATTGATACCATTGTTGTTCAGCTTTTACACTATTAGGGGCATTCCTAGGCGCCTCGGTATACATATTTACAAAAGCCCTATTCAGTTGCAAAGGTATTTGATTTAATTGGTTCAAGTGCTGTAAACAGATCTCCTCATCATGATGGTTCATGTTATGCCCCAACAGCATTGAGCCCAGCTCTGGATCCCAGTTAGATTCAATAGGCTGTGGTCGATGGGTAAGAATAACATGCTTATCTGGTTTAGGGATATCAAGTATCTCATAATCAGTACTAATGAGTATACTGGTACCCTGCCCGGGACTAACAATGTCTATCAAACCAGTCTGACTGATCAGAGCAATTACATCAGCTATTATTTTAAATCTATCAAGACTATCTTTTACTTTAATCAAATGGTTTAACTTACCAACCATAGCCTGATAAGTAATAGTCTCTTCCATTAAAGTAACAGTAAATACTGATATAATTATCTCTAATGAGTCAGCATTATGAGGAGCCCATTGTTTAAGTCTTATATTTTTAGATTTATAGTGGTCTTTACGCCAGTATTGTCTAATCAGTTCAATAGCTTCAGGGATCTCTTTGAGCCCACCTTCAGCAATAATATAATCAAGTACAAATTGTTCACTTTGGTTTAACATGCTTGTCTCCTTTTAAATTTTTAAAATTAATACCCTAATACCAATGATCTCAAATTCCATATGTATATAATATATGTCTGAAAATATTAGAGTATTAATTTTTAATGGGCTACCCAATTAAGGATAACCCATTATGCGGCTCGATGTCTCAATCCCGTTTTTTATGTAACCTGGGATGACTGTGAGCCAGTTGATTTAGAACAAGTCTTCGGGTTTGACAATAGCTTCAACAGGGGCATTCAAGCAGATACGGACTTTCATATCCAACTCAAGAATACCATTCTCGGTCTGACCAGCTGCCGCAACCAACAGATCTTCTTTGGCATTAGGATATTCAGGGTTCTGAAAGATAGGAAAACCTCTATCAGATTTAACAACAATACCAGTTTTAGTAGTTACTTCCCAATTAACAAATGCTGCAGCACGTTGTTTGTCTTTCTTTTTACTTTTCTTTTCCATGGTACATACTCCTTGATTAATGGTTGATTATTTGAGAGCGAATACTCCCCTTTTTATGGCCGGAGGCCTTTTAGCTTTTAAAGTTAAAGAGTGCTACTGAAGTAGCTAACAGCATAACACCCAATACATTAACTTCCCAATAGTTTGATTCATTACAAGCCAGAACCAAACCAACAATACCTACAAGTACCAAGAATCTATCAAACATAAGAACCTCTTAATTTAAGTGGTTAAATACAATACCTCTGCTCTTAAGGAACTTACTGGCTTGGCGTTTGGTGTACAGCTGTGCATAGTCAACATAGTTACCTTTACCAGCAACTTTCATACAGGCAGTTTTAAACAGTTCAGTTTTCATAAAACCAGCAGCAGTACGATAACCATCAACTCTTTTGGTAAATCCGATAATCTTACACATGGTTGCCTCTCCTGTTATATTCTTGTTGGTGCCAATGTTTGTAGCATAAAGTGAACTTTGTCCCTGCAGGATCCTTATCAACTAATCTTTGTTTGATAAGCTTGATACACATCGGGTGAGCACACCGTCTGGTAGACATAATGTTAAATGCAAATTTCTTAGCCATGGTAATCTCCTTTAGTTTAATGTAAACAGGAGCACGTAATGTACTCCCGTTCATATGGCCGGAGGCCTGTTTGGTTAAATGTATACTCCTTCACAAACCAGTAAAAACTTATCAAGCTGTTCCACAGTAAATACAGTATCTGGGCTGTTCTCAATAATATGACAGAGTATGTTCCACATTTTAGCATCTCTGTGCAAATGACTTTTAGCTTTTACATTGTCTTGGTTTGTCCAGATGTAATCAATAGCCTCATAAATATTGTATACTCGGACTCTTCGCATACCACCCGAATCAGTTGGTTCCCACTTAAAAGTCATCTGAGTACACCATTAAGATGATCAACCTCATGTTGACCAATACGAGCAGCAAGACCAGTATATTTATGAGTCTGTAATACTGGTTCCTTGGTATACGGATGATAGATAACTTTGATACGTTTATATCGTTTAACTCTGAATACCTGTCCCGGGAAGCTTAAGCAGTTCTCTTTCTTGGTAATCCGACCATGGATCAGACTGGGTACAATAACCGGGTTAATCATAATAACAAACCCTTGGGTTATCCTAACCAGTATAACTCTCTTCTGGTAGCCTATCTGATTAGCTGCAAGACCTAAGCATCTCTTCTGGTTAGCTTTGTAAGTATCAGTGAGATACATAACTATCTCATCAAGCAAAGCATTATTCTGCAGCTTACCAATTGGTCGACAAGGTATCTTTAATTTCATTGGATCAGTTATGATTTCTTTGATTAATTCTTTCATCATATCTCTATTTCCTGTTTAAGGTTTGCATTTATAGCCATATTCTCTGGGTTAAAACTATCAATATACGTTGGGTAATAGTCATCAGTATTTTCAGTACCAATTTCTAATACTATTTTATTAGTTATTACATCGATAAATTGGATAATATCACAATCCCTGTTATAATGGTAATCACCCTTTGTTTTTACTGATACATACACTGCTTTGACCCAAGCTGGCTCAAAAGTATTTTTTACTTGATGATCAGCAATAACTTTAACCTCTTCTAGGGCACTACGATAACCATCATTTTCATCTTCAGTTATCTGATAAGTGATATTATTTAATACAAATCGGCAACACCCAATATCTGAAGAATAACTATTACGTGAAGGTTTGATTGTAGAGAATTCTACACCGGTTAATAAGTACCAACCTTTAAAATCTTGTAATTCCATATCTATTTCCTTTTTAAAGAGGTATAAAGGGCCATTTAAGACCCTTAAGTGATTAACTGGTACTATGGCATTCGTTTAGTACCCAGCGCTTAATAGAGGCACCGTGGCAACGTTTCGGGGCACACCAGCAGAACAATCTGAGTTGCTTATGTTCTTTATACAGCTCAACCAGCCTTTCCAATTCCTTGATAAATGATCTATTCTCCATGAGATGACCCGCTGCTGCTCTACTCTTCAGATAGTCTTCATACTGAGCACATACCAGATCTCTCTGTTTTTCATTGAGCATATGGTAAGGATTACCAAGAACAGATGTACGGTCAATTTTTACATCATACTCTTCAGTCGGTTGATCAGTACGAAGGTTCATAATTTCAATAGTCATTTGATCTCCTCTATTTTAATTTTAGATATATAATCAAAGCAGTCTTCATCTACTTTCTCAACAGATGATCTAACTTCATCAGTATCATGAAAGAGCATCTTTTGGGCACTAATCTTATTATCAGCAATTATTTCAGTATGATAACTGACTTGTCTGATTTCTGTCCAATGTATTTTATACTTTGGCATTTGGTTCAGTCTCCTTTTGTTTTATTTAATCGGTAAGTATTCTCTCTGATTAACTTATTAAGTACGCGGATAAGATGCAAGGGTTTATACTGAGACCCACAAGGACATGTATAGTCAGGTAATTCTGGAAAGAGTTTACAGCAAATACTTTCACATTTTGTATTAATGGGGCATAAAGAAGATTTACCATCTATTTTTATTTGTGCAAGTACTGTTTCACAGTTTTTTAACTCTTGTTGAGTAAGAACCGGTGAAGGCCTGTCCCAAAATGACTGAACCATAATAATTACTCCTTTATTTATAATTAAACTATTGTTGTTTGTAATGATATTTTAATTTCTTTTGGATGAGCAGTACCTGTTGCACATTATTCAAACTCCTTTAATGGTTTACGACAAAGACGATCAAGGGCATCATAGATAATAGGTTTCTTGGTTATTGCAACAAAGCTATCGATCGAAGACTGATCTAAGCTAACCCAGGTATTCTCTCCTCGGCGTTTAAATTGATAACCGGCTTTAATGGTTTCACCGAGTTCAACGGGTTCATAGAGTTTCATAACTATCTCCTTTATTTAATATTAATACCCAAAGATATAGCCGGAGGCCTGTTCGACCTCCAGCTGTTGTAGTTATGCCCACCATATTACTTTACCAACTATTAATTTGGTGGTTATGTGGGTTTTATTTCCCTCTACAATGCCTTGGTACCGGTTGGCACTCTTATGTTTGGTAAGCTGATAGTGACCCTTGGGAGTTCTAAGGAATGCTCTGTCTGGGCGTATTACCACAGATACTTTGCGGTCAATTGATACGAAGGCTGATACTTGGTCAGCATCAGATGTTTTAGCAATATGACCGTCAGGAAGGATGCCTTGTAATTTAATGTTATGAGGCTTTTTGGCCATTGGTCTTCTCCTTGGTTATTAATTCAAAAACAAAAAACCCTTTGGAACAACTCCAAAAGGTTTCTATTAATTTTTATTGAACTGGGTTTAATCTGCTATGATGCTGGCAAAGATGAAATCCTGATATTTTTGGTTTGTTTTCTCTAACCATCCCTGTTCAGAAAAACTGTAATAATTTTCTCCAATAATCAGATGGTCATGCAAGGTTACATCAATGCTTGAAAGTGCAATTCCAATTCGTGCTGTAATCATAAGATCTTCAGATGATGGCTTTGTGGAGCCCGACGGGTGGTTATGTGTCAAAATTATTGCTGCAGCTTTATTTTTCAACACCTTTTTTACAATTTCTCTGGGGTATACTGCGGAACTTGTGATTGAGCCAGAAAACATCTTTTCGATAGCAATGATGTGATTTTTGGCATCCAGTAAGATACAGTACATTTTTTCGATGTCGTCATGCCTGGCAAAGAAAGGCTTCATGATATTACAGACCTCCTGGGCATTTGATAAAGCATTGCCCTTACTGGATTCCTTGATCATAGACGCAAAATGCCCGGATTTAAGGTCATCCCAAAACCTGGTTATTTTCTTTGTATTTTCTGAACTGCTTGAATGATTTTCCATTATTTAAGTCTCCTGTTTTAGTGCGTTTAAGGGTAGTTGCTGATAGTCTAACATATTGTCGGTTGGCAATGTTAATGATGCCATTGAATGACTTATCAGTACGATTGATGCAGTGATGTAGGTAACGTGCTCCGATTTGGTTACGCATGGTCTATCTCCTTTGGTTAATGTGTGAGCCCGGTTAGGCCCACACTTATAATTTAATTAGAAAGGTATAATTATTAAGCTTTGCAGTACCAAATACCTTTAATACAATAAGCATGAATAACTGTATCTTTATCAATAAAGAAGAATTGATTTTTAGTAATATCAAAGGCTTTAATTTGTTTTTGAAAGTTAGTAATATTAATATTATTGAGTAAGTTGGTTAGTTCTTCAGTTTGAGTATTACGCATGGTTGGTAGCTCCTATTAGTAGTAATTAGTTTAAAGAAGTATTAATACTTCCATTGATATAACCGGAGGTTGGGCAAGTTAATGGGCAGTATTCTTTTAACCTTGCCCAGAGGTTATAGCTTTAAGATGATTAGACCAATGTAGATTTAGGTGATATGCTTGCAGTTATTAAGCAACGAGCTATGCATATTCTTTTCAAACACCTCCCCATTCTGGTCAATCAAATAATGGACTAACCAACTGGTTAGTAATTTAAGACACACGGTCCAAGGTGTGAATTAGTGCGTTGGGAGTTCCAAGTGCACTAAGCTTGTCGGCTTTATTTATAGTTTCGATGCATGATACTACCGCTCATTGCCGTTCGGCGGTAATGTCTTTCTAGCAAAGGAACAGTTGTTATGCTTTGCTAGTTCAACGTGCATATATCTCGTTACGGAGATATGTCACATGGATGAACTTGCCTTTATAACAACTATCCGTTTATATAACCGGAGGTAGAGGTGTTGATACAGACTGAAGGTGTTAGTATGTCGGGTAGGTATAGTGACCGATGGTCGGAGTGATGAACTATGTTAAATCAAGCTAAACAGTGTAAACATTTAAATAACAGTGTTATTACAGGTAATTACGACCTCTTACGCACGGAGCTAAACAGCAATCTTAAAGCAACTATCTTAATGTGTTCTTTGTGTAGTAAAAGAGTAAAGCCATACCCGATGGACTGGGTATGGCTGGTTAGGGTTATTTCTTAGGTTTAGGAGTGGCCAGAAGCGCTTGATGATCGGCATCGAGGTCAATACGTTGTTTTGTGATGTCATACTTACGCTTGTCAGCGGCAAGAGCAGCATCATCGATACATGCTGCTTTGAAGTCCTCAGCTTTGACGTTACCGCCTTCGCTTATGACTTTAAGTGAGGACATGTTAATAGATAGGACACCCATTGTGTCCACAATGACATCGGATGTACGGGTCATTACCCGGGTTAAATTTTGAAACATGATAAATCTCCTAGCTAGGGATTGTGGCGTTAGTGCCATTGATATAGCCAGAGGCCAGGCAGATGGTGGGTGATGAAAACGTAGCCCTAAAGTTTTAAGCACCCGGGGGTGGGTTTGTGTTGTAGGCTCTTTACAGAGCAGAACTACCGGTGTACGTAATTTTTATTTTTTTAAAAAACTCGCAAACTCTTCATCTGTACGTAATTTATTTTTTTGACAAAAACCTGGAACCGAACTTCATCTACGTCTAATTTATTTTTTTCTGAAAAACCTGAAACAGAACTACCGGTGTACTCAAATTTTATTTTTTGAGAAAAGTTGCAAAAAGTTAAAATTACTTGCTTAAGGTAATTATATAATATAATAGTAATATTAAGGTTTCTCACGGGCCTTTTTTTAACCTCCCTGAAAAAGAGTGAACTTTAACTAGTTTACTCTTTTTTAGTTTTATTACTTGCAAGTTAAATTTAATTAGTATAGGTTTTAGTTAATGTCTTCTCATGGGACATGTTAAACTCCTTTTGGTTAGTGGTTGTTGAAAAAGGATCGGGCTTGGTAAACTCGGTCCTTTTTCTTTTTACGCGCCTCTGGCGCACCCTTAATAATCGGTTACAGATCTACCGATCTTGTGTTCTTTCTCTTTGGTTCAGTTTTAGTTGCTCTTAGTTGAGCGTAGCGAAACATGGGTATGCGCAGCATGCTCTTATATACGCGCGCGCATGTACGCGCAAATAATATATATATAGACGTCACCAATCTGCGAATCACTAATAATTTCAAATAGTTATGAACAATTTCTTACCACACTTTTTATGGGAAAATAGTCCTTGACTTACATGTTTTATATGGTATGCTGTGTTTATCCATAAAATAAGGGGATAAACTATGACACAGTTTGTAGAGGTTATCGGAGATGATGAAGAGGTTTATATTAGCCGGAAGGTTAAGCATAAAGTAGTAACACCATCTTATGATTGTATTGGAGGGAATATGCGTTACCAAACCAGAGTTAAGAATTACCCACATTTGTATAAGACCATTCAGGCTATGTCTAAGCAGGTAGCCTGGCTATGGTGGGAGTTGGTTGATTCAAGAGACCCTTACACTAATATTGCTGTTTACCGGCCAGAGGGTAAAGTTGCTATTAATCGGTTAAGTGTGGCCTACAAAGCCCTTGAGGGTTTGGGATTAGTTAGACGGATTAAACAGCAGCATTACTTGATTAACCCCCGGGCAGTTCTATCAGATTTCTCTACTTTTGATGATGTGCTTGAACAGTGGGAGAATAAAGGAGAATTAACCAATGAAAAATAAATATTATATAGTAAGACACCAACCCCCATTACCCGCAGGGAATACGGAGCAATGAGACCGGGCGAGCAAGCGTAGCGCAGCGAGAGTCCGGCGTAAATTGCGTAGTGTATTCCCAAGGGGTATAAATAAAAAATATTATTTTAAATAAACTAAACCAAAGGAATTTAATGATTGATAACCGTGAATTATTCCAGGATAAGAAGTGGGAAAGGAACTGCTTGTTTGCTGTGAAGCATAAGCGTTCTGGGGCCAGTGTTTACAAAGAAGACTCCAGCTGTGCATGCCATGCATACGTTGAGTCTTTAGGTATGCTGTTAGTTTATATTTTTGGTTCAGAAGAAGAATGTATTGAGGCTGTTAAAAAACATAATAACGAATTAAAGATGAAAGACCTATTGCTGGATAAGGTAAATAAGCCCCAATATGCTAATTTTACTATAGATGCTTTTAAAATAGAGGGGAATTCTTTATGATAGCTGATGCTAAATATAAAAATACTTTGCCTTTTAGACGGTTGTTACAGCAATTTGGTTATTACAATTTTAAAGTTGATCAACGCTATAATTACCCAATGGATCGTATTGATTTTAAAGTTAAACTCCCAAAACGAAAGGATGGTTTTATTTTTAATACTTTAAAGGAATTAGAGATAGAATTAAAAGAGTTAAAAATAAAAAACTTGCTTTTAAGAAATGTTTGACTATACTTACCCTATACACTAACCCAAGGAGGAGGAAAGATGGAAGAATTTAAACAGTACAAAAGAAAAGGTTTATCTGAGATGCGTCCTTATGTAAAAGGAGAAGATTTAACAGATATTTCAGTAGCTGAAGTAGATGACCCTGAAAATGATATGGGTATGGTAGCCCGGAATCCACAGAATCATGCTGACCAGTGGTATGTGGCCCGTAAGTATTTTGAAGATAATTTAGAACCAGCTTAGGAGGAAAGATGGAAAAGTTTATTGGTACAAAAATTATTAAAGCAACACCTATGACTCGTGGAGATTACTGTGATTCACAGAGAATGGATGTTCCGGATGAACCATTAGCTGATGGCTATATGGTTGGTTACTCAAATGCTAAGGGTAAATTTGATGGACCCTTGGAAAGCGGTTGTCATTATATCTCATGGAGCCCAATGGATGTGTTTGAGGCAGCTTATAAATCACTTGAAGATTCTATGACCTTTGGAACAGCTATTGCAGCACTTAAAACTGGGCATAAGGTTGCCCGGGCAGGTTGGAATGGTAAAGATATGTGGTTGGTACTTATGACTGGAATGACTTTACCTCCTTTCTCAACACAAGGGACAGATAGAAAGGTTAATGATCGAACCGCAAAATGGATTGGTGAAGACACACCCCTTGTAACGCTTCCGTATATTGCAATGTGGACTGCTGATAAGAAATGGTTACCAGGCTGGTTAGCTTCACAGACTGATATGCTGGCTGATGATTGGATGATTATAAAATAGGATAAACCATGGACCCAATAACTGAAGAACAATTTAAAGCTGCACTACCGGTAACGGTTAAGAAATTAGTTAATCCTCAGATCATTGATGATATTAATGATATGCTGATGAATCCGGAGGCTTTGGAACATTTCCGAGAGAACCTGTTAAGCTATACCAATGTGATGACTGAAGGCCGGTTTAAGATGACCAGCTATATCAGTGCAGTGAAATATGTTAGTTTTAAGTTATTGGGTCATACAAATAAAGATGCTTACATCAAAACCTTTCCGGATAAGTATGTAGGCTTTCTGGCAGATGGTGTAGCTCAAAAGGATATTGCGAGTTACACCACTGCCTATAACAAGAGTAAATTAGTTAATCTTATTTTTGAACAGACACTAGTACCCTTTCATGTACTGAATGCCCCCGCGTACCAGGATGCTTTGAATACTCAAGTTGACCTGATGCATCATGCCAAGTCAGAGAAAGTAAGATCTGATGCAGCCAACAGTGTAATGGTTCATTTGAAACCCCCAGAATCCTCTAAACTGGAGTTAGATATTACAGTAAAACAGGATGACTCTATCAGGACTTTAAGAGAAACTACTCTCAAATTAGCTAAGCAACAGCAAGAGCTTATTCTTAATGGTTCACACTCAGTTAAGACCATTGCTGAGAGTACGTTGGTGAATGATGACTGATAAATTAAAAGATAACCCATCTTTAGAAAAATTACTTAATGAAGTTAATTATTCTTTTTTCAATGAGCATTATGTCCCGTCAGAAGAAGCACTGGCTTATATTACTTTTATTAAGTTAGTTAATGGTACTGAAGGTGAAGAAAATAAGTCACCTGTCTTCCATATGGATATGCTCGATAATATAAATGCTAATAATAATAATCTATTTGTGTCTTTCCGTGGCAGTGCCAAAACGACTGCTCTACATGAGTACATGTTTTTATATATTGCAGTATATGGTGAATTCTTTGATTTTGGTGAGGTGTCAGTGGCAATGTATATCAGTGACACCATTGATAACGGTATTAAGAGTATGCGTAAGAATTTAGAGTTCAGGTATAATAATTCTGAATTCTTAAAAACTTATATTCCTACTGCAAACTTTACTGATGTCCGATGGGAGTTTATTAATGCTGCCGGCCATAGATTTTGTGTCAGAGGGTTCGGGGCCAGTACCGGTGTGAGAGGATTTAAAGAATATGGGACCAGGCCATCCTGGGCAGGCTTTGACGATTTAATGAGTGATAAGAATGCTGAATCAGCTACTATTACCCGGGATATAAAGAATATTATATATAAAGCTGCTCGACAGGCTATGCATCCTGCTAAGCGTATGGTTATATGGACCGGTACCCCTTTTAATCAAAGAGACCCATTATATGAAGCTGCAGGCAGTAGTGGTTGGAATACCAGAGTATATCCGATCTGTGAAGAGTTTCCCTGTGCCAGAGAGGACTTTAAAGGCGCTTGGGAGGACAGGTTTACCTTTGACTTTGTACAGCAGGAGTATGATACTCTCTCAGAGAATGGTGAGATCAGTGCGTTTAACCAGGAGTTAATGTTGAGAATTATGTCTCAGGAAGACAGGTTAATCCAGGATTCAGATATTTGTTGGTATAAACATGAAATGATCTTAAATAATTTAGGGGCCTTTAATTATTATATTACTACTGATTTTGCCACCAGTAAGAAGAGTTCTAGTGATTTTTCTGTTATATCGGTGTGGGCCCTGAATAATAAAGGCTTTTGGTTTTGGATCGATGGCATTTGTAAAAAGCAGTTAATGAACCATAACATTGATGACTTATTTAGGTTGGCTCAGAAGTGGCAACCCCAGACAGTAGGTGTTGAGGTGAGTGGCCAGCAAGGTGGATTTATACCCTGGATCCAAAGTGAAATGATGGATCGTAATATTTATTTTATGCTCGCAACTGACAATAATAGTAACCAGCCGGGCATAAGACCTAACTCCCATAAAATGGTTAGATTTAATATTGTTGTTCCTTGGTTCAAGGCTAAAAAAATGTATCTTCCTTTAGAATTAAAAGACACCCCTCCAATGCAAGAGTGCATAAATGAGTTGCAATTAGTTTCTCCGAGCGGTATGAAGAGTAAACACGATGACTTTATAGATACTATTTCTATGTTGAGTAGTTTGACAGTATGGAGACCAAGTGATAATGTGATCATGCATAAAGACCAAAATAATGTTTATGAAAGTGAGAAGGAAGACAATGTATCAACAATTGATTCTTATGTAGTGTAAACTAAATATTTAACGTAGAGGGTACTCATGATTACCTTACAAGAGTTTTTTGACACTTTAGCCTCTGGAGAATTTTCTAATTTGGCTCTAGGCAATTCAGTGTTATCCACTATTACCGAAGAAAAATATCCCAAGATAGTTAGTAATGTAAATTTAGGTCTTATTGAGATTTATAAGCGCTTTACTCTTAAAGAAAAGAGAATTGATCTTTATGAACAGACTGGTATTACTCATTATTTAATTCGTTCAGATTACCTTAGCAGCACTGTAGCTGCTGTGTCCTCTAATGGTTATTTAATTGAAGATAGCGATGATCCCTTTGAAGATGATATAATTAAGATTACTGAAGTTATTGATGCTGATGATGATCCAATCCATCTTAATGATAAACGTTTTCCGGATCTGGGGGTGTTCACTCAAGCATTTGATACTATAAGACTTACGCCTCAAGATCCTTTAAGAGTTCTGACTTTAATCTATTTGGCCAGTTATCCCAAAATTGTAGTAGAAGATGACTTTAATCCAGAAGAAGTAGAATTATTCTTTCCTAGTTGGATACTAGAGCCCCTATTGCTTTATGTTGCTGCCCGGGTGTTCCAGGGAAAGGCTTCTAAGGCTGCTGAAGGTGAGCGAAGTCTTTATACTACTTTTATGTACCAATATGAAAATTCATGTAAAAAAATAGAGTTACTTGGTTTGGCTGATAAGACTGAGGAATCTTCCGAAAAATTTGAAAGTAATGGGTGGACTTAATTATGGTACCTGGTAATTACGATATTACAATTTACAGAGGTGGTACATTTTCAGTAGGTATTAATGCTGAGAATGCTGCAGGAGTAGCAATTGATTTCAGTACTTACGATTCGGTACGTATGCAGATCAGACCTGCTTGGATTAAAAAACATGGTAATAGCCCAATGGTACCACTATTAGAGTTGACAACTGATAATGGTGGTATTGAAGTAGTAACCACTACTCTTACTATGTTTATTTCTGCAGCTGACACGGCTGCATTAACTTTTAATGAAGGCCGTTATGACCTGGAACTAGTTACTGATGCTGTTGTCGGACCTCCGGTAGTTGCTGAAGTGGTTGACAAGATTCTTGTTGGCTTAGTAAAGGTTACTGGCGAAATAACACTATGAGCGATATGGCTGTTGTAAATGTAGTCCCTACAGTGATAACCGTTACAGTAACTGATAATCAACCTACTGTAACTATTACTGATAGTTCTATTGCTGCAATAACTGTTACAGATAATTCTACCTCTCAAGTCACAGTTATAGGCAATGTAATCCCTCAAATTACTGTTACCGGCGCAACACCGGTTACTGTTCTTGGTGATGAGAAGCCAGTGGTTGTGATTAATACGGGTGTTGGTAATAAGTATGATACAGCAACAGTTATAGCAATGTTGGCCGGTCAATTAACCTCTACACAGATGGCAGCTAGTCTTGCTTCTGATTTAACTAAATTGGCAGATTTATGGGTTAGTGTTGGTGCAGATGTTCTGTTAACTTTAGGTGCCGGTAATTCTTTAATTGCGACTTCAGTTATTGCAACAGATGCGAAGATAGCCCTTTCAGCGGTAGATATTAAAGCAGATACTGCTGGTAAATTAAATGCAAGAGCTGCTAGCATTGAGCTAACTGCTATTCAGATTAGTCAGAGTGTTACTGACCTGGAAACATCTGTTAACGGCTCTCTTTCAGCCCATACTACATTAATAAACCAAACAGCGGATGATATTGATTTAGTTGCTACAGATGTATTGGCTATTAATGGCCCTGGTGGAGATATTGAAACACTTACTTCTTCTATTGGTATTAATGCTGCTGGATTGATATTAGAGTCTGAAGCGCGAATATTAGTAAATGGAAAAGCAGATGTAAATACAGCTACTCTTACTATTCAAGGAGATCTTATTGATCTACAAGTAATTGCAACTGATAGTGTTACAGGTCGAGTAAATATTGCAGAAACTACAATTTCAGCTAATCAAATTCTTTCCCAAGTCAACAGCACGAAACTTGGTGCAACAAAATATTCTTTAGAGGCCACCCAAACTTTATTGGCTAATCAATTTGCAGTAAACATTGTTGAAGATGGTAATGGTAAATCTTATGCAACCGGTTTTCAGTTATTACTTAATCCTATTTGGCTCAGTGGCGAAGACTACCCATTAGACGTTAAAGTTGTTTATGGTAATGTAGTTTATCTTTGTATTTTAGCTCATACGTCTGCTGCAGGCAATGCTCCTGGTGTAGACCCGGCTTATTGGACAGCTCAACCAGATGATACTAAATCAGAATTTATTGTTAACGCTGACACTTTTAAAGTGTTAACCAGTACTTCGGCTGATCCTGTATTTTCAGTAGCTGGTGATGTTATTAGTTTAAATTCTACTTATGTAAATATCCCCACAACTTTAATTGTTGGTTCAATTGGTGCAGATCCTGCATCTGTTAAGTCAGCTTTAAGTTTAGCTGCTATGGCTTATTTATCTTCTGTTGGTTTTAGCAACCTAGATGGCACTATTATTTCAGGAACTAAAATTCAAACAAGTTTAATAAATACTGGAGCAATAACTGTTGGGGAATTAAATGGCGGTGCTGCAGTTCTTGCTGATGCTGCAAATGGGGTACTTGGCTACAATTCAACGGTACTCTGGAAATATCCAGGACAAACCTTTATTGATGGCGGAAAGATTTATACTAATTCTATTACTGCAAACCAAATAAATGTATCTAATTTAGCCGCTCTTTCTGTTAATACTGGTTTACTGAATGTTGGAACCACTGGAAGCCTTAGAGGGGGTAAAACTTCGCATGCTGATCCAACTGCTGGTTTTTGGATGGGCTATGATGGTGGGACCTATAAATTAGCTTTTGGTAATTCCTCCAAAAGTATTCTTTGGAATGGCTCTACTTTAACTGTTACCGGTGATATTATTGCTACTGGTAATATCCAAGATCTAGCTGTTAATACTGGTAAACTTGACGCTAATGCCGCAACAGAGATTACTGGAGATAGTGGACTTTCTACTGATTACACTTTAACTCATAATTTTTCTACACATTCTACTGCAAACATATCCGTACAGTTTTCTATGGTAGGGTATACTACTTGTACTGTTAATTTTTATGCAGGTACAACACTCATATGGTCTGCTGGTGGTGAGGGAGGAATGTACTCTGGTGGCAGAACTTGGTCAACAGTAGCAGCCGGTTCATATTCTTTTAAAGTACAGGGTACTTTAGGTGGCGCAACAGGCTATCCTTGTATTATAGTAATGATTTCATATAAGTAGGAATTATGCAAAATAATGAATATACAGTTTTTAATAAAGTAACAGGTAAAGTTGTAAAATACTTAGGTTGTTCGCTTCATCAAGCTAAACTTAATTTTGATCCAGTCACAGAAATTTTATGTGATCAAAGGTATGAAGAAACTTGTATAATTAATCCTGAAACTTTAGTTGTTACAGAGCCCACAATACCTTATCCAGAATTTCCTGTTACTAATTTGTTCAGTTTAAAACAATATGTAGATTCAGAAGATAATTTTAATAAAGCAATTATTAATTTAGGTGAAGAACCTGTTGCTTTTAAAAAGAAATACTATACAACTTTCCGTAAGTGGTTATACCCGGATTCAAATGATTATTTAGATATACAGTTTAAATTGCGTAGTGATGACCCAAAAGAAAGAAAAAAAAGTAAAGAGCAACTTAAAGCATATGATGCTGTTTGTCGTTCAGCTAAAAATAGATTTCCAAAAGAATAGTAAACATATTTAAATAGGATATATCACATGGAAGATACAGCTAAAACAAAACTTACTGATTGGGCTAATGAGCCATCTATCGCTGATTTGAAACAAAATTTAGATGATGCCCGGTCGGACTATGATAAGCATATCAATAATGTTGATACCTGGTTAGAGAATTTAAATATTACTGGAGCTGCTAAGATTACCACTGCAAAAGGTAGATCTTCTGTTGTGCCCAAGGTTATCCGGAAGCAGGCTGAATGGCGGTACTCTTCTTTATCTGAACCATTCTTAAGTACTTCAGATATTTTTAATGTAAATCCAATTACTGCTGGTGACCGAGACCGGGCTAAACAAAATGCTCTGGTACTGAATAATCAGTTTAATACTAAGATAGATAAAGTAAATTTTATTGATGCCTATATCCGGGATGCTGTTGATCTAGGTACTGTCATTGTTAAAGTAGGCTGGGATTCAGAAGAAGAGGAAGTTGAGGAAGAGATTCCTGAATACGAATTTATTCCTATTACTGATCCGGAAGTACTGCAGCAAACTATTCCTAAATACATTCAGCTATTGCAACTTAAGAAAGATAACCGGGATGTGTACGAAGAATACAGCAATCCCGGGATGGATCAAACATTACAAATATTTGCTACAACTGGCCAGGCGGTTACACCCAATCAAATTGGTGTTCGTATTGAGAAAGTAATGAAGGAAACAAAGAATCAACCAGTTCTTGAAGTGATGGAGCATAAAAATCTTGTTATGGATCCGTCCTGTGGTGGTGATATTCGTAAGGCAGGTTTTATTGGTGAGACTTTTAAAGCTTCAGTAGCCGGTTTAAAGAAAGACGGTAAGTATCATAATTTAAAGCATATAAATAAAGAAGCCTCTTCTCCTTTAACTGATCCGGATTATGAAGAGACACCTGATAATGATTCTTTTAATTTTACTGATGAACCCCGTAAGCAGTTTACCGTGCAACAGTACTGGGGTGACTGGGATATCCATGGTGATGGTACAGTAGTACCCATTGTTGCTGCTTGGGTTAATGATCGTAAGATCCGTATGGAAGAGAACCCTTTCCCGGATAAAGAACATCCCTTTGTTAAAGCAGTGTATTTGCCAGTACGTAAATCCCTTTATGGTCAACCTGATGGTGAATTACTGATTGAGAATCAACAGATTATTGGTGCTACCACTCGTGGTATGATTGATCTTTTGGGTCGATCAGCTAATAGTCAGACTGGCATGCAACAAGGTTTCCTTGATTTTACTAATAAACGTAAATTTGATAGGGGTGAGGATTATGTATTTAATCAGGTAATGGATCCCCGTCAAGCAGTATATATGCACTCCTTTCCGGAAATACCTGCTTCAGCCCCCAATATGATTGCTATGCAGAATGCTGATGCTGAGAGTCTTACCGGTGTGAAGGCCTTCCATTCGGGTATAAATAGCCGCGCATTAGGCGATAGTGTCGGAGGTGGTAGGGATGCCTTAGATGCAGCTAGTAAACGTGAATTTGGTATACTTAGGCGCCTTGCATTAGGTATAATCCAGATTGGTCGTAAGATGATCAGTATGAATGCTGAATTCTTATCTGAAGAAGAAATTATTAGAGTAACCAATGAAAGATTCATTCCGATCCGTAGAGATGATCTTGCTGGTCATTTTGATCTTGAGTTAAGCATAAGTACTGCTGAAGCTGATAATAAGAAAGCAGAGGAATTAGCTTTCATGCTTCAGACTACCGGTAATAATATGGACCCTGATTTAAGGAATATGATTCTTGCTGATATTGCTACTTTAAGAAAGATGCCTGGTATGGCTAAAAAGATTGAAGAGTATGAGCCCAAACCTGATCCAATTGAAGAAGCAAAGAGAGAATTAGAAATATATCTACTTAAAGCTCAGATTGCTAAAGAAGAAGCATTGGCAACCAAGCATGCTGCTGAAGCGGAACTGAACGGTGAGAAGGGCTACCGTGAGATTACTCAGGGTAGACTTAATGAGGCAAAAGCAGGTACTGAGGGCGCTAAAACAAGAGATATCTCCAGTGATGCTGATAATAAAGATTTAAGTTACTTAGAACAAGAATCCGGAGTAAATCAAGCCCGAGAGTTGGAAAAGTTAGATGTAAAAGCACAAAATGATTTGACTACTAAAATAATATCCGATACCGTTAAACCAGAAAAAGCTACTGCCTGACCAGTATATTTATACTCAGGTATAACCTATAATAGCTCACTGCAGCATATCGCAGGAGGACACAAAGAGGAATAAAACTATGACAAATTTAGAAAAGATTGAGTTAAACATTAGAGCAGAACGGGACAAAGTAGAACTGGCTGATGCATTGATTTTCCTGGAGAAAAACAAACACTTTAAAAAGTTATTTACTGAGACTTATTTAAGGGACTTTGCTCTGGGTATGCTGACGTTTACTGCTAGTTTGCAGGCCCAGGAACCAAAGGTTCAGGCTCATGCTCAGTGTCAGCTTACGGGTGTTGCTGGTTTACAGCAATTTTTGGCTAATGTGAGACAGACTGGTGTTACTGCAAGAGAAGCACTATTTAGTGCAGAACAAGAGCTAGAGAATATCCTAGCCGAAGAGGGGTAACCCATGGCTGTTGCCGAAGAAACAAAAATGGAAGAAGCACCGATTGAGGCACTGGAATTGTCTGATGAAGACTTTGCTAAATTAGAGGGTCCTCCAGAACTTACAGAAAAAATTGTTGAGGAAGAGCCGGAAGAAGAGGTTGATCCTGATGCAGTTAAAAAAGCTGAGGAAGATGCAGAAGCTGAAGCAAAAGCCCAGGAAGAAGCTGATGCAGCTGCTAATAAAAAGGCTGAAGAGCTTGCAGCTGAAGAAGCCAGTAAAGTTTTCTCAGAAGAAGATAAAGATTTGAAGAAGCCAGAACCAGAAAAGAAAAAAGAGGAGGTTGAAACTGACCTTGAGGCGGATTCGGATAAAAAAATTAAAACAGATAAAAAAGAAGACAAAGAAGTAAAGTCTGATAAAGCGGGGATTGATTATAAAGCTGAGTATGAAAAGATCACTGCTCCATTTAAAGCAAATGGTTATGACATGGCTGTAAAGAATACTGATGATGCTATCCGTCTTATGCAGATGGGAGCCAATTATCATAAGAAGATGGCCGGTCTTAAACCTTCAATGCGCATTCTTAAGTTACTCGAAAAGAATGGCCTGATGGAAGAGAATGATCTTAACTTTTTAATTGATCTACACAACAAAAATCCAGAGGCAATTACTAAACTGGTTAAAGACAGTGGTATGGATCCTTTGGATGTAAATGTTAAAGATGACAGTAAATATACTCCGACCCAACATACTGTTAATGAATCAGAACTTGATTTAGACGCTGTACTTGAAGATATTCATAGTACGCCCACCTATCAGGATACTCTGAATGTAATAACGAATGTATGGGATCAAGACAGTCGTAACATCATTGCCAACTCACCTCAAATTATTAAAACAATCAATGAGCACGTTGCCGATGGGACCTATGATAAAGTCATGAAAGCCGTAGAGTATGAACGCAGCATGGGGAATTTAACTGGGATATCTGATATTCATGCGTATAAACAAATGGGTGATCAGCTATACGAAGCAGGGCAGTTTAAAAAGGAGGAAACATCTCCTGTAACAGAAACTAAACCTGAACCAGTTATTGCTCCAACTAAAATCGATTCTAAAGCAGAGGAAAAACGGAAAGAACGCAAGAAGGCTGCTAGCCCTACTAAGAGTAAAGGTACTCCAGCAGTCGTATCGTATAATCCTTTATCCATGTCTGATGATGATTTTGCTAAAATTGACCCTAATGATTTTAAAGTAAAATAATCTATTAAACAAGGAAATATAAAATGGCACTACCTGACGGTGGACGAGGCTTTGTAACAGGCGGAGCGGCGTCTGATATAGGTACTCAGCTAGTAACTGAGTATTATCAGAAAAAAGCTCTTATTGAGCTGAAAAAAGAACAGTACTTTTCCCAGTTGGCTGATGTAACGGCCATGCCCAAACACATGGGTAAAACAATTAAACGGTACCATTACATGCCTTTACTTGATGATGCGAATATCAATGATCAGGGATTGGATGCTGCTGGTGCAACAACGACTTTTGAATCTACCATTACTGTTGCAGGTCCGGACGGTGAAGGTACCCTTGGCGCAGGAATGAAAGAATATTTTGTTGGTAACCATGCATCAGTTGATGCAACAGCTATTACTGCTGCAAAGACAGCTTTTGTTGCCTGGATCCAATCACAATTTCCTGATCAGTATGCAACCATGGCCCATGCTTCTGTTGCAGCCGATTATGCCATTCAGGCAGCTACCGGTGAAGCAATTCAGGTTGATACTATTACCCTGGTTACTCTTACTACTGATGATGTAATTACTATCACTTGGGATGGAGTAGATCTTGAATTTACTATGGCTGGTGTTCAGACTATTGATGCTGCTCTGGCTGGTTTGATTGCATCCCCAAATGCTGCAAACTACGCAGCTATGCCTTTCACCCTTGCTCTTGCTACCGGTACCGGTACTAATGGTGGAACTCTTACTGCAACTTTTGATCGTGCTGGCTATCAGGCTAGTCGTGTAGCCTGTACAATAGCTGGTACTGGTACTGAGTCTGTTGCAGAAACTGTAGAAGGTGCTAATACTATTTACGATCTGGGTTATGAAACAACCCTGAACACTTCTGTAAATGGTGCTGGTAATCTTTATGGTTCCAGTAAAGATGTTGGTTATATCTCCGGTAAACTCCCTGCACTGACCGAGGTTGGTGGAAGAGTTAACCGTGTTGGTTTCAAACGTATTACTCTGGAAGGATCTATTGAGAAATTTGGTTTCTTTGATGAGTACACCCAGGAATCTCTGGACTTTGATACTGATGCTGAGATGGCCATGCATATTAACCGTGAAATGCTCTTTGGTGCCAATGAAATTACCGAGGATGCTCTGCAGATTGATCTGCTTAACGGTGCTGGTGTTATTCGTTATGCCGGTGATGCTTTAAGTAAAGAGGATATGTCTGGTGTTGCTTCTACCCTGACTGAAGTTGATTATGATGATCTAAGTAAGCTTTCCATTGATCTTGATAACAACAGATGTCCTAAGAACACCAAGATTATAACCGGTTCCCGAATGGTTGATACAAAGGTTATTAACTCCGCCCGTATTATATATATTGGTTCTGAGTTGATTCCTACCATTGAAAAGATGACTGATCATTTCAGTAACCAGGCATTTATCCCGCTGGCACATTATGCGGCTGCTGGTTCTGAGATTAATGGTGAAATCGGTACCATTGGACATTTCAGAATTGTTGTTGTTCCTGAGATGATGCACCATAACGGTGCTGCCGGTTCCGTAGGTATCGCTGAGGGTGTTAACTCTGGTTATCGTGTAACTGATGGTTATTATGATGCGTATCCGATGCTTGTTGTTGGTGATGCTTCATTTACTACTATTGGTTTCCAGACCAGCGGTAAAAGCACCAAGTTTACCATCTTCCATAAGAAACCAGGTAAAGAGATGGTTTCCACGCAGGATCCTTACGGTGAATCTGGGCTTATGAGTATCAAATGGTACTACGGTTCCATGATTTTGCGCCCAGAACGGTTGGCCGTGTTGTGGACTGTTGCACAGTGGTAAAATCAACTTGACACTAAGTGTTGAGTAAAATGTAATTTACTCTCTTCCCCTTTAATTAGGGGAAGAGTTTCTTTAACAGTAACCTGACACAAATAAAGGTGGACAAATGGCAAAGCAAGCAACAGAATTAAGTCTTTTAAAAGATAGAGCAACACTAATGGGTATTAAATTTCATCCTTCAATTGGAGTAAAGTCTTTGAAAGAAAAACTCAATGCAGTACTCAACTCGGAAGAAGAAGTAGAAGAGATGGTTGTACAGAAACCCAAGCCTCGATTTAAACAGAAATCAGAAGCAACCCGTAAAGCGGAAAGTAATACCCGGTTGAGAAAAACAGCAAACCGGTTAGTTCGTATAAATTTAACATGCATGAATCCAAACAAAAAAGATTGGCCTGGAGAAATACTTAGTATCAGTAATCGAGTTATTGGTACTATTAAAAAGTTTGTTCCTTTTAATACTGAAGTCGGATATCATGTACCAGCAGCTATTTTAAGATTGGTGCAGGAACGAAAATACCAGGCTTTTAAAGAAATTAAACTACCCAATGGCCAGAAACAGAAAAGAGGCCATTTGGTTAAAGAATTTGCAATTGAAATTTTAGATCCCTTAACTCCACAAGAACTGAAAGACCTAGCCCAACGCCAGGCGATGGGTAATAGAATAGAAGATTAGGAGTCATAAATGGCAAACTTAACCCTTGATCCAATTGAAGTAGAACCAAATGTTAGTCTGGATGAACCAGATGTTGAGCAGTTAACTACCAGCAGCATTACTGGTACCGGTGTATTTGATAAGCTAATGGCTGTTGTTAAGCTCCATTTGCTTGATGAATACAACAATGACCGTATTACTGGTGATGAGTACTCCAAAGTATATTTAGGGGCTCTTAGCGCTGTTATGCAGCAATCAATTGCTTTCCTTGACAGCCATCAGAATGGCCAACGGATCAGGGCAGAGATTGGCTTGGTAAGACAGAAGACTGTTACTGAGCTTGCTCAGACTGATGATACTATATTACTTAATCTTGGTTTTAATGGTACGACTGCTGTTGAAGGAGTAGTTGCTGATCAAAAGGCTCTGGTTACCCAGCAATTAGCTTTAGCAACTGCTCAGACTACTACTGCTACTGCTGAGAAGGATTTACTTGGTCAGAAGATTATTACTGAATTGGTCCAAACTGGCGACAGTCTTGTTACAGCTAAAGCTGCTGGATACGGATATAATGGAAATGATAACCTTGGTGGTTTTGCTGAATATAAAAAACAACAACAAGAGATGGATGTAGCTCTAACAGAACAGAAAATTGTAACTGAATTATCTAATACTAGTGACTCTAAACCAGCTACTTTAGGACAGATGAACTCTGTTACTGTTATTGAAGGTTTAGCATATCCTCAGAGAGAGAAAATTCTATCTGAAAAGAACTTACTTGATCAGAAAAAAGCAACTGAATTAGCCCAGATCCAAGATCTTACTGTTAGTGCTGCAATTGTTGCTGGTGTTATTGGTAAACAGAAAGCTTTATTCCAAGCTCAGACTGATGGATTTACTCGGGATGCAGAACAGAAAGCAGCTAAGCTTATGGTTGATGCTTGGTCAGTTTCTGCTACTATGGGTGTTGGTACAGTTAAATCAGCCAATCGTTTAGATGATCCTAATCTTGGTGCAATGTTGGATGTTCTTCTGGCTGGGGCAAATGTTACACCAATTCCTTAATTAACTAATGGGGGCTTAATTAGCCCCCATTACTGTAGGAGCTTATGGCAACTAGAGTTACAGTAGCAACCGCAACAATGCAGCTTATGGAGCCTGATAATTCTCCTGTAGAGAATGCTGTCCTTTCTGCCGTTTTATCTGGCAACAATATAAGCAACAGTTTAACTAATATTGTACTAGGTGGTATGGCCACCAAAGTAGCCGGCTTTATGGGCTATGCTGAACAGTTTTATACTCTTGGTTTACCACAAGGAACTACTGATACTTTATTTACCGCCCCTAAAGCTGATGTTGCAGCTGCAATTGTTACTGATATGATCTTACCCCTTGGAGTACAAGTTGAAGCATACTTCACAGATCCTTTATCGATCTACTATCTTGTTCTACCATTTTTAACTGCTGACCGAACCTATGATTATTTAACTCAAGAAATAACTACCTTTCCTGCAGGAATGACTATTCCTACTGTTAGTTCCACTGGTGCCTTAGCAATTAATAAAGTCACTTTGTATGAACTGTCTTTAGCTGCAGATAATGTTACAGTTACCATTACTTATAAAATTCTAACCTCTTACGTTGTTCTCCACTCAAAGGCTAATGCTACCGTTGAATCAGATCCTGCTACTTATTACAATGAAGACCAGGTAATCAGTTCCAGCTATGAATTAGGTGCTGAATACTGTATGGCCTCTTATTACGAGCTGGATGCTGGTGGCGCAACGACCCTGCCACTCAAATGGTGGGCATATAAACTTTCCGATGGCACACATCCAGCTTTAAGTGGTACCGTTACAATACAAACTTCTACTGATTTTATGCCAGTGGTTCCTATTAGAAGAGTAAATATTGATCTAACTTCTGCACCCTATCAGAGTACTCAACAATATATTACCGGTAAAGCTTTACTAAAGAAAATAAAATTAGATATTGATGAGATTGCGACCCAAATAAATGATAACCCAGATAAAGATGATATTGATCATGCTTATGTAATGTTTGGGGTTAATATGCAGACTACCAGTAATGCAGGCATCTGGTACCTTGGAGAATTCTTTGAACATATTGGTGCCTTAACAACTGCTACTGCTTGGACCCATGTGGATGATATTCTTAATGGAGATTCAACAGTAAATGTTAATACTAAACAAACCTACACCATGAATACCTCTCTTGTGGAGTATGGCCTTAAACTTAAAATTGAATTCTTATATATTACTACAGTTTTTATTGTTGGTTCAATTGGGGCTATTGGCACTGCTACTAAGACGTTTACCCGGAATACTGTTGGTGATGTTTATAATTTAAGCTCTTGGGATGATAATTCTAAAGTAGTCTTCAAATTACAGACAGAAGCTAATTTATATAAAGAAGTAACTGTATACGCTCCCAGACATAATAATGACATATGGACCGGGCATTCAGTTAATACTTACCTTAATGATGTAATCGATGATGCAGATAATTTAAACTTTATTGTACCAGTGCATTACGGTGTATCTTTCAATATGAATAAGATAATGCAAAATCAACTTTATCAAGAAGCACTTATACTGGTTATTAATGCTGTAGATGTTGTTAAGCTTAAATGGTATGAATCTAGTTTGTTTAAATTTATCTTTTTATTTGCATCTCTTGCTTTTGCATTATGGTCTGCTCAGCCTTGGTTGTTAGATCTTGCTACTGCAGCTTCGGCAGGTTATATGGCCGTTATTAATTTTATCCTACCTCAAGTTGTTTTTGGAGTAGCTTTAAATTATGGTGTACAGCTTATTGTAGAAGCCATTGGGCCAGAAGGTGCTGCAATTTTAGCAATTCTTATTTTTGCTATTACAGCATTTAAAGGGCCCTCCAGTTCTGGTATATCTGTATTCGGTAAAGACATGCTTACTTCTGATATATTATTATCCATGGTTCCTGCATTGTTAAATAAGAGTAATGAGTTTATAGCCGGTCAGTTAGAAAACCTAAAGCAAGAGTATGATAATTTCTTATTGGCTGCAGAAAAGCAATGGGATGAATTAGCACTTATTCAAGAAGAACTTGAACCTAATTTATTGGCTGAGAATCTTTTAATGGCACAATCAGCCAGGTTATTACAGCATCCTATAACAGATCCAGAAAAGTTTTATGAGTACACAATTCATGCAGGCAATATAGGTACTGTTGTTGCACATGATATCGTACCTAATTTTTTTGATATGTCTTTAAAATTACCTGAACCAAATAATTATGCTTTTGCTAATATGGCAAATATAGGTTAATAATAAATAAATAAATTTTAATAAGGGGACTGACTATGGTAAACAATAACGATCAATTTAATTTTGATTTTGATATAGATGAAAATTTATTTAAAACCGATGTGGGCAAAACATATGGGTCTTCTCAGAATCAGAATTTTGTTAATCAAGGTTTTGGTTTAGGAGATTTAGCAAATCTTAACACTAATCCTCTTAATCTTCCTGACTACGATGGATTTAAGTTTTGGGGTAAAGGAGGTGTTGATGAGTTTGGCAGATATAGAGCTACTGGTATGGAACACCTTGGCGGATACCAAGATCCTCTTACTAAAATGAAACATGGTAGTTGGGCTGGTGGAGCATTTGATGCTCTTGAAGGGGGAGCTAAAGTTTATCTTGGTTTGAAGAAACTAGGACTGGCTGAAGATTCTTTTAACTTCCAGAAGCAAGCATTCAATAAAAACTATGCTGCTCAGAAACAATTAGTTGAGGCAGATTTTAATTGGCGTGAAAATGCAAGAAAACTAGCCAATGCTTCTTACCAGAAAAAAACTATTAATATCTAAGTAGGGGGACAAAATGGCTCAGATTACTTGGCGGAATGTAAATGCACCCTCCTTTGAAGGCCCACTGGAAGCAATAGGTGATGCTAATGAAGATATTATTAGTGGGTTTGATCCTTTTAAAAAAATACTTACCGATCATCAAAAACTCCAGGAAGAGAATTTTATTCAACAAGGAGAAAATGTTGATACTGGTATCCAAGCTAACTTACAAAAGTTAAAATCTCTTGGTGAGTTGAACCAAGCAGAAGATGCAGGTCGGTTTGATATTGGTACTATAGAACAACAGTACGGTAAGATGGCGAACTTTGATAAGCTTACTAAAAATGTAGCCAAGCAACGTACTGATCTAAGGGCTGATGCACTTAGTATTGCCTCTGGAATTGGTACTCAAGCAGCCAACGATGGTAAGGATATTACTCTTGGTTCAAAGGCTGTATATGAAAATTTGATTGCTAAAGGCGCTGATAATGACTGGGCACTGCAACAGGCTTCTAAGTGGGAACAAGGAGCTGGGGTATTACAGAATAAATTTAATAAAGAAAGAAAAGATGCTACAGACACTTTCTTATTAAATACAGGACCAATAACTTCTCCAGCAAAAATTCAAGAAACCATTGATGCGGGTAAACAACAAGGGATTAAGGCTAATTGGGATGTTGTCCAGCAAAAGCTCACTCAAGAAATGTCAGCAAATAGAACAGAAAGTATTTATCAGAGACAAGAAGCTGATAGAGTAGCTCTTAACGCTTTCAACACTGATTTTTTAAAAAATATTAATAATGGTATGGATCCTGCACAAGCAGTACAAGTTGGTGCTAAAAAAGCAAACCTTAATGGTACTCAGCAAATAGCTGCTTCTAACATGGCTCTAGGTTATGCAAAGCAAAAACAAAAACTTAAAGGTCCTCAAGAAGAAATGTATAATCAGCTTAAATTAGAAGCTGATTCACAGCTTACACAACAACAAGCAGATGCTACTGCGCATATAGATTCTTTAAAGCAACAATTAAGTAATGTTACTGGGCTTGATGAGAATACAAAAACATTTGCTGAAAAAACAGTATTGCAGGATGGTGGTATGGTAGGCGAGATTATGAAGAGTCTCACAAAAACAGGAAAAGTCGAACCTTCTGATTGGTGGAGCGCTTTAAAAACTAGCCCAGGTACTGTTAGTTCTATTTTAAATAATAAATTACAGCAATTAAGAAGTCTTCCTGGTATTAATGATGTTGATGCAAATAGTTTACTCTGGTTGGCTTATCAGGATTCTGTTGGAGATAGTTATGGTTTTGGTGGAGCAAAAGGAGTAGCCCCAAAAGCTTTAGATGCCACAATTAGAGCTCGAATGAGGCAATATAATGATGGTAAAGCTATTAGACAACAAATAATTACAGACTCTAAAAGTTTAAAAAGAGAACTTGAAAAAGCTGCAGTTGCAAAGAGTGGTGCATTACTAGGTTGGAGACAAGAACAACGAAAAGGAAACCTTTCTGGTACTGTCAATAATGGTTCATTTGTTGAACAAATGAGTACAGCTTTTTCAAAACTTCCTAATGAATCTTCGCCTACTTTGCAAAAGCAATCTTTGATAGAGGCTAAAGCTGCTTTTAAGAGAGCCTTAGAGAACAATTCTGCTATTTCAAAACAAGTTGGGGATCAACTAACCAAAGATATAAAACAAATGTCAGCAGTAGAATTTGAAAAAACTATAAAAAAACTCGGGGGTGTTACCCATACAGGAGCTCCTGTTGAAATAATTAAAAAACTTAAAAGTGGGGACTTTACAAAAGGAACTTCCCGCCGTTTAAAAAAAGATAGAGACTCATTTTTACGAGCACTTCCGGTTAATCTTAATAAATAGGATGTCTTATGTTTGATCCAGAGCTTGCTCCGCAAAAAGGTATTGATCTTCAAAATACTCTTCAAGCTAAGATAGATATATTGAATAGTAAAACAGCAGAAAAGCAATTTGATACTGCAACTATGGAAGCACAGTTACGAAGCAGTGTTAACACTTTTCAAGAACCTAATCAGCCTTTAATCCCTTATAAAGAGACTCTTCCTGAAGCAGCAGCTCGGGGTGTTGTAGAATCAGTTAAGGGCATTCCTATGTTAGCTTCAGGTGTAGTAGCTGGCGGTGCTCTTGTGGCTGAAAAGATTGTAGGGGAAGGTGGTATTGCTACCAAGATTAAAGAAGCGGCTGCTGGTAAGTATCATAAAATTGAACAAGACATTGGTGTGGGCGCCCAACCAGAAGATTCTTTTACTTACTCTTATGAAAAAGCTAAAGAAGGCGATTGGAAAGCATTAGTTTCTTGGTTCTCCCATGGTTCGGGTTATGTGGCCGGGCAATTAACTAGCTTGTTGGTTGGTAGTGGTATTATTAAAACCGGTGTGGAGCTTACTGGTAAAAAAGCAATTAGTAAGCTTATGGGTGGTTTAGTTAAGAAAGAAGCTGATCGGATAGCTAAACAGCAATTAATTACTCAAGGTGCTAAAGTAACTACTGAAAACATTGCTAAAGTTGCTGCAACTGATTCAGTATCTAAATTAGCAATATCTTCTGTAACCAGTAAAGCTGGTACCCATATTGGTATGGCCTCTGCTGGTTTTGGTTTAGAGGGTGGTGAGATATTTGGTACTCTATCCCAGGAAGCAGATGTAACCTGGAAACAAATCCAGAAAGCTGGAATTGCTACTGGACTGGCCGGAGCAGTTGAATACTTAGATTTACTGTTTAATGTAAAAGCTTTAAAAGGTGGCCTCAGTACCATTGGTGGATTAGGTAAAAAAGTAAGTGGTGTGGCCGGCAAAGCTACCAGAGTTGGTGTAACCGCAGGTAAAGTTGCTCCTGTTGAATTTGCTGAAGAGTACGCGCAAACAGCCATTGAACAATGGGGTACTGGTAAGAATCCTTTCTCTGCTGAATCTCGTAAAGAACAGTTTGATGCTGGTATGCTTGGTTCACTTGGTGGACCGGTTACCAGTGTAGGCGGAGTATTTACTCGGTCAGAACAGGAACAGCAAGAATCTACTGAACGTAAAGCAGAACGTAAAGCTCTCAGGGTTAAAGCGAATCCTAAAGCACAATTAGGTTATGAAGATAAATTATCAGCTGCTGTTGAAACAGAAGACATTTCCATGCATAAAGATAATCCTGTATTGGCAGCTGAAGCATTACAACAGATTAATCAAAAGAAAGATCTGGATCCATCGGTTAAAATAACCAATCATGATAAAGCAATAGAGATCCATAATGCAGTAGATGCTGAATTCCAGGAACAAATTAAAGAAGTACAGAAGTACCAGGCAATTAAAGAAGAAAGAGAACTTACTAAAGAAGAGGGTGAGTTAGCCGTCTCTGCAATGAAACAAGCCATGGCCTCTAAAGCCATCATAGATCAGATAGTACCGGTCATCGATAGTATGGGCCGAGAAGAGACTGCTTCACCTGAGAAACTCAAAGAAGTTAAGACAATTCTTAAGGGTTCTGATTCTGTTAAGATCCAGGAAGCTATTCTTACTGTTTTTGGTTCAAAAGGTGATTTTACAGATGCTGATATCAATGAGGTCCTGAATAACCCCAAAATAGACGATATAACGAAGGTTAAGTTCAAACGCATACTCTCCTATCAGAAAAGTGCCAAAGCGACTCTAGAGGGCCAAAAAAGCCCTATAAACAAGACATCTGTGCAGGTGAACCAAGATATTATCAATGGTAGAATCAAAGATAAATTTAAAGGTATCAAGGGCTACCTGCAATCCATAGCCATTGCAACACAAAATAAGGACACCAAATTAGCTAAATCTCAGTTATCAGATCTTCAGGCATTCACTGAAAGACATGCCATTAAAGCTGATTTATTTCGTAGACTTCAGGATGCAGTAATTAAAGCAAAAGCTAAAACAACTGAAGAACAAGAAGCAGTCATTAAAACATTCTCTGCGGCTGATCAGAAATTCTTAGAACAACTGAACACTGAACGTGCATCAATTGGTTATAATGCCGATTATGACTTTAATACAAACTTTGAAGCTTCAATTCAATCCATGGAGCGTGAGGCTGATTCTCTGTCTGAAGCTCTTTCAGTTGCACAGGATATGATCACCCCTCCCCAAGCTCAGCCTACTGCCGAAAAGGTTGTTCAGTCTGAGACTGAGGAGGAGGAAATTTCTGCAGCGACAGCGGAAGATGTTTCCTCAGAGGAAGTCGGAAGTAATGAACAACCTTTGAGTGCTGAGCAAGAAATAACTTCTTTAGTTAAAACAAATAAAGGAAAATGGGTTACTGTTGATTTTCCTAAATACACTGGTACCTTTAAAGCTCAGGTAACTGGTAATGTGATTCCAGATAGCTTCAGTATAGTTAATGGGGTAAAAACTGTTACTGGTTATAGTATTGAAATAAAAACAAATACAGGTAAAGTTCTTACTGCAACAGCACAAGAATTAGGTTTAAAAGCCTATAAAACAGACCAAGATATTGAAACAACTACACCAGTACAAGAAGATTTTGTAGTTGAAGAGGAAGATACTTTTTTTGGTCAGGATGAATCTGAAACATTCTTAACATTAGAAGAAATGACCAAAGCGGAATTACAAACTCTTTATCAGAATACTGAAAAAACTAATACTGACAGAAGACAAGAAATTGAAGCAGTACTTAGAACAAAGCATGCAACTGAAAAGAAACCAAAGAAAGAAGATGGCTCTAAACCCGAAGAAAATGCTGACGACGCGTCGGCATTTTCTGAGTCTGAGCCATCTGAAAAAACTTTATTTAGGGGGCAGGAAGAGGCTCCTTATATAGACGATAAAGGTAATTTAGTTTTAACCCCTACTCATGATTCCTTGTTTAAAAATACTGGAATTTCTTTTGCTGAAGATAAAGAATTAGCAGAAGAGTATGGAAATCGGTATTCTAAAAATCCTTTTATTATACAAATAAATATTGATTATCTTGATAAAATCTTTCCTTTAAATAGACAAGGTGGAACTGCTGTTACTGATGAAAGAGTAGTAGGTGATGAACGGGAACAAAGGATTGTTACAAAAAAAGATATTATCATACCTAAAGGACAGTATTCTGTTTCAAAAAAGAATATTAAGTATGATCATAGTACTACAGCTACTTCTGTTTTAATGGATGAGTTGGATAAAGAAAATTACGAAGGAGATATTTCTGAGCATCTTCGTTATGGTGAAGTTGCTCAAGGATACGCAAGTAATGAACAAGAGTATTATGATAGTATTAAACAAGAATTAAAAAATAGAAATTTTTCAGAGACTGATTTTGCTTTTATTTCGAATAACCCTATAACAACAGATCCTGATAGTATAATGGAAGCTTTAGGTATTGATCCTAAAACTAATAAATGGAAAAATTCTTATAATACAGAATATCAAAATCGCAGAAAACAATTATATGAAAAAACAGCTTCTGAAAAACATACACCCTTAGCTGAACAATTAACTGATAAAACAGGTATTGATAGAGAATCTCTTACCCCAGGTAACACAAATAATACTGATTTAGCCAATAACAGATTATGGGTTAATACGCTTAGAGCTTTTTTTAAACCAATTTATGGTAAAGCCGGCCCTAAGAGTTTATTAAATAAGATTCCTGATTTTGTTGCAGCAATGCGTAAAAAGATATTATCTAAAAATCATTCTTTAAATCCAGATCAGGAAAAAGCAGCAATTGCTTTAATGAAGTTTAATAAAGAATTCTCTGCTACATTACTTAAAACTTTTAAACCAAAAGCAAATGAAAAATTCTTTTATGAAGATGCTGTTAATTATTTTAGAGTTAATGGTGAACTAAATCCTAACTTTCTTATGGCCATGTCAGCTACTGCTTGGAAGTGGTTAGCAACTCAAGGTCCTAAAACCTTAATAAATGATGACAAAAGTATTCGTAAAATATTTAATCTTAAAGAGAGTCAGGAAATCTCTGAAGATGTTAGAGCTTTGGTTAGTCGTATTGGCGCCTCCAAAGATTATTTGAGTGGAACGCTGGGTAAAGATGTTATTAAGATGTTTGAGATCAAGGCTACTCAAGATATTGGTGTATTTGACCGAGAGCTCATTGAACAAGATCTTGGTACTCTGTTATTGGCTACATTAGATCGTATGGGTCGAGTAGAGCGTACTCAAGTTAATGCCGGAAGAATACCCAGTACTCCTGTAAAAACAGAAAAGATTACTTTAGGATTCTATGGTTTACGTAATCATATGTTAAATACTCCACAAGCTCCACTCTCTCCTCAATTAATAAATACTTTTATTCTTCCTGATCAAAGACTAGATGTAGCCAAAGAAGATGTTATAGACAGAAAAAACACTACTAAAGTAGATTTCTTTCGTATTGCTAGTAAGGTTGTTACATTAAAAGATGGGACTTCATTTGAAGCCTTAACAAATGCAAATACCCAGACACGAACAGATTATGAATATGGTAAAGGTGTCTGGGAACAATTATTTAAATTAACAGCAGATCCGTTAGACTACTCTTTTACCAAACCCACCTGGGAAAATGATAAAGAAAAGTGGCCATTGGCCAGAACAAGTGAATTTGCAACAATCCCTCAAACCAATAATTTAAAACAATATATTGAACAACCTTATGGATTATCCCATGGTGTTATGAATATATTTACTTTTCTGACTAATGCTGGACAGAGAACTGCAGCTGGTGCAGTAAACATTAATGATGCAACACATGACCGACATAAACACAGAGAGAGTATTAATCGTAAAATTGAACTTGATCTGGATGCAGTACGCTTCTGGTTACACAATGCTAAAAAAGAAACAGCTAAGTATGCTTCTAATTTCTTTATACAATCTTATTTTATTGCTACTGGACGAATGCAACAAGCAGGTCCTATTCAACCACAAAATAGTATGACCCATAGATTTCTGTTTAAAAATAAAGCTTGGGAAGCCACTTTTGATAAATCAGATGAACAAGTAGTTGAATTATTTAAAGCAGCAGTAGGCCTCTCATTAGGAGTGGATCCTACTAAAGAAGCATCTATGGCTATAGTGCAACAAAAAACAACTGATATTTTAGAAAGTCCAGTAATACAATCTGCTTTAGCTGCTATTGATGTATTCCTATCAGCCGCAGAACAGCATACTGAGTACTCACCAGATGAGATGGTAGCCTTACGTAAAGCTCAACCAGACTTAGAGGCTGATATTTTAGCCGGTATTAAAGAAGGTGGCGAAGACCTTCATACTTTAAAAGGTCTTCTTGAGTACCAAAGATTTCAAAGAGCAGGTGCTGGTAAATTTACTACTTCTCTTCCAGTAGAGATTGATGGTCAGGCAAATGGACCAACTATTGGCGGTATCCAGTTATTATTAAGTTTACCCACTATAAAGAATTTAGGTATTGCAGCCAGTGAAGGTATGGTGTTTACTGAGAATCCTGTAGAAACAGATACTGTTCCTTATGATCCTTACCAATCTATTGGGGCCGGTTGGGGCGCTTTAGTGAACCAATTAAAAAAGACTATGATCGCTGCTAAGGATACTGCAACTTATAAACGCATGGAAGCTGCAGAATTCTTATTAGGAAAACTTACAGATAGTAAAGGCTTCTTAGATAAGGCTGTACGTAAATTAGCTAAGAATAGAGCTGTAGGTGCTTTATATGGCTCCGGTCATGGTAAGATTAAACGAGGTTTAGTCATTACAATAATTGAAGATGGTATTAAAGCTAAGTTAGAAAAGATTTTAGAAGACCCTACTCGTCCAGCTGCAGCTGATGAATTAAGAGAACTTGTTCGTTACACTAATACTTTAGCTAATAACCCAAAAGCATTATTTATTCCTGCCAATATTGCTGGTGTTGAAGGAAATTTAAATAAAGAAGCTTTATTAAAGATTAAACTTAATCCCAGTATCTATGAAGATATTGCTGCTTTTACTAATAAATACCATGGTAAGGCCTTAACTCAGGCTATAGATAAAATCTATGGAGACATACAACAAGCCAGGACTCCATTGAATAAAGCTATTACAATTGCTGCTGCTTTTTACAATGCTGCGCAGAAAATGTTAGTTCAAGAGCATGTTGCTAAATTTGGTAGTGTAATGACCCAAGAGCAGTTACAACAAATTCGTGATAGAATAAAGAAAATCTTTCCTGTTTTAAAATCTTCTTTAGGTGGGAAAGTTCCTTTAGCTGAATTTGCTACAAATCTTGAATATACTACTGCTGTAGAAGGAACCTCTACTCAGTCTTATCAACCAGATGGTAGTAATGTACATTACCAGCCAATGCATAATAGAGCAAAGAAACTCAGTACACTAGGAGATCCCAGTGTAAAACCGGTTATTATAAGTGTGCAAAATTATGATTCTAGTTCTGCTAATAGAGCAATGGGCAATAACCAGGGAGTTGGTGTATTAGGAGTTCATGATGGTTTTTATGTTGCCATTACCAATGGTGGCGCAATGGGTCAAATTATAAATAAAAGCCTCTATACCGATATGTCTTTGGACAGTATACCTGAAAAAATTGTAGAAGCCTTTACCACTTCCATAGAAGCTTTTACAGAATTCGCAAATGAAAACCCTGCCCGAGAAGAAAAGAAAGACAGAGTACTTCAAAAAGTTTTTAAAGAAATGGGTTTAACAGAAGGTGTTTCTTCTTACAACAATAAAACTTGGACTAAATCAGTACAGCAAGTAGTGGATGAAACAGTAAATGGTGTTCCTGAGAAAGGTAAACGTAAAAAGAAATTTGGTATTAAGGAAATTGTAAGAGTAACCAAAATAAATAAAGCCAGAGTTCTGAATGCAGTTACTGCTTTTAACCATTATTTTCATAGAGATGGTGCATGGAAAACTGGTAATGCTCCTCAAACCAGTATAGGTGGTGTAAATATAGTAGAAACAAAAACAGAGCCTGGTTTGTACTCACAAGCAACAATTAACCAACAAGCTCTTGCTGATTATAATCTTTCTGTACAAGAACTGGAAGAAGCTTTTATTGCTGAGATGCTTAAAGAAGATTCGAACGATTCTCTTGGTTCAAAAGATGATTCCACTCTTTCCATTGATCCAGCTAAATATGGCAGGGCTCAGGAAATAAGCAGTAAGAATGTATTAGAGGTTTACAATGACATTAAGGGTGAAAGCACTGTAACAGACAGTGTACAGCATGATAATCACCTGCAACGAATTCTAAAGACTTTGATACATTCAGTGTTCCAGCCGGTTGATCTGTATATGAAAACTAATCCTTATGCTGAACCAGAAGGAAAATTTGTATCCCAGACTCGTCAGGTCTTTATGACTAATCAAATTGCAGCCCCAATAACTGGGGCCCTAAATAATGGTATCCGGATGTCTTCTGGTGAAGTATACACCCATGAATTATTACATCCGGTACTTGAAGCTGGTTTACGCCTTAATGCAAGATTAGGTGCTCAAGTGGATACCTTATATGAACTGGCTTACCGAAAGCTTGATTATAGAGCTTTTTTAAACGACCCAACTGTAAATGCTGCTTGGTTGAATGATCCTGCAAATCAATATGAAATTGAAGCTGCCCAGAAAAGATATAATTATATCTTTCGTAACACCAGGACTGCTGCTCAACGCAAAGCATCTGAACAAACAGACACTGCAACAAAGATTACCCGGGAATCAGGACACTCTCCCCATTTAGCTGAATTTGTTATTCTTGGTTTAACTAATGAAAATTTCTTGAAAGCTTTATCTGGTATAGCACTACCTGAAAGAATGTATACAACCAGTACTTGGTCAGATATTCAGGCAGGTAATATCCAACAGACTCTTCTTAATATTGCTCAAAAGATATTTGATTTCTTTTACAGTAAATTTAATGCCAGTAAAAATGACTTAAGAATGGATCGAGAACTAGAGCGCTTAGCCATTCTACTTTCTAAAATAGACTCGAACCATAAAAATAAATTATTTGAAACCCAAAGTAAATTTGAACAACAATACAGAAAAGTAGCTGATCTCTCTAATAAGTATATCAAGAAAGCTGCTACTTCAGGGCCTTTAAAAATTGTTAAAGGTTTAAAGACTGCAGTTAAAACCCATAAAGATAAAGACTCTTTAGCTGGTGATCAGCTACGAAAGATGACTAATGATTATGATAGACTGGAGTATGGGTTATTTAAATCTTTAGTTACAGAATTAAGAGGACGTACTGACCGACTTGCCCCAATATATCAATTACTGAACAGAAGAGGAGTTTGGTTGGACAGTGCTAAAGAATTTACTATTGCACAGTACTCCGGTATAGCAGGTAAACTGTTTACTAAGTTCCGGGATCCAAAGCAAACCAAACTTACTGATGCAGAAAAAGTAGTAGTAACTAAAATTGGTTTAAAGCCTGATACAGTTGCTTTATTAGATTCTCTTAGTATGGATGGAATTAGTAAAGTTTTAGGTGATCCAAATGAATTAAGAAAAGCAATCAATAATGTACTTAACCAAATTAAAACTGATACAGCTCTAGCGCCTCATTTAACTTATTATAAGCAAGCAGCCGATGCCATGGGGCATTTTATGATTCATAGTAGAGGCAGAACAGGTGAAGAGGTTTTTCAGAATGCCCTGGTTATTGCTGAAATGAAAGCTAGAGATGATGTAACAGTTCCATTAACAGCCGCTGAGGTTTTAAGGGCTGAAGAACTAATTAATCAACTTGGTTCACTATATGCTTTGCAACATACCGATAAAGCTTCCAGGCAGGTATTTAAAGAATTAATTGATACTGATCCTGAAGGAGTTAATAAATTCTTTGAATTACATCAAGTTCTTAAAGAGGACTCTTTACAGAAAGCTTTTAACGGAGATGAGCGTAAATTTATTAAAGGGTATACTAAAGAAATCGTTAATACCCGTACTAATTACCAATATGGTACTTTAGCTGAAGAAGAGGAACTTGCACAAATAGGCTATAGTAGAAGTGAATTTCCTATTGATCGGGATGAGGCAGATCCATTAAAACATATAGACATTTATGTGTACACTGCTCAAACGGGTCGTATAAATGATTTACTATCAACTATTTTCTCTTATACCGGTAACAGAGGTAAAGGTACTGATCCACTTACAATAGCTCAGCAAATGGATATATCCACTAAAGAAGGTAAAAAGAATAATGCTAAAATAATTAAATATAAAGCAAAGATAATTCGTGATATGGCTAATCCTAATATTAAGCCTGAATTAAAACCAAGTAATCAGATGATTCCACAAGTTGATGAAAATGGAATTACCACAAAATACAGATACATGATGGCTGAAACTACTAAAGATAATTTTTTAGAAAAAGTTAATGAGTATGATAAAATCATGGGTGCCATGGCTGGGCAGATAATTGATAAAGAAAGGACACCAATAATTAATGAAGAACTAATTGTCCTTTTAAAAGATATGTTTGATGCTGATTACCAGAGTAATCCTGGAGGTTTCATAGAAATTGGGCCCAACTCACCTGACCCAAAACTAAGAGACATATACCATATGATGCCAGATAAAGCCAAACAAACTGTTGACACAGTTTGGGGCGGACCCTCAATGTTTATTCCTAAAGACGTGTTAGATATTTCTTTTGGTTACCGGCAGTACAACATAGTGGAGTCCTTTGCAAAGAATCCTGAAGATAGAGCTAAACTAGAAAGACTTCTTATTGGCATAGTGAGTCTGTTTGGTGGAGAGGTAAAAGGAGTACGCCGAGCACATACTTTAGAAGGGGCTATGATTGAGTTGGCCAAACTTGCTAAGAATAATATTATAGTAAGGTCTCTATCAGTTACATTAAATAACTTTGGCAGTAACTTATTTGTACTTAGAAGCAAAGGAATACCTTTTAATGTTATAATTAAATCAGCTTGGGAAGCTTTCTCTATGGGACTCAAATACCAAGCTGATATACAGAAATTAGCTGATCTTGAAGTAAAACGTAGAATGCTGGCTAAACGTAAAGGTGCTGCTCCTCAGTCATTACTTGACTTGGATAACCAAATAATGCGTCTTAAAAATACTATTGAAATTAACCCAACAACAAAAACCATTGAAGCAGGTCTAATGCCTCAGTTTATTGATGATGTTAATACTACTATTTCTGGTTCAAATTTTCCAAGTGAATTTGAGAAGGGAGTTACTAAGCTAACAGATAAGCTACCTCAGATCGTGCAGAACGTAGGAAAGGTTACGTTTCTGACTCAAGACACCCAAGCATACCAGGTTCTTAACAATGCCGTTAAAATGACCGATTTTGTAGCAAGACACGTGTTGTACCATTATTACACTTCAAGTGCCCGGGGTGATGAACAGATGTCTCATGAAGAAGCAGTTGCCGAAGCAATAGAAGAATTTGTTAATTTTGCAGTCCCAACCCACCGTATGGTGGAATACTTAAATAGTATCGGCTTGCTACGCTTTACAAAATATGCGATAAGAATACTTAAAGTAATTAAAAATAATGCAATGGATAAACCGTTTGATGTAGCTGCAGCTTTATTTTTATCTACACATATAGGTGCAGATAATATTAATAATTCTATCCCAGGAGTAACAAAGAATATGTTTTCAAATTTTGGTAATCCTTTCAGTTTCTTTGTAGACTCGGTTGATAGCATACTTCCAGTTAATTATTTAAAAATGTTTTTTAGTAAATAAATTTTAATACATAGGAGTTATTATGGCTGACTCAAAATTAACAGCACTGACAGAAGACACTGCTCCAACAGGCGATGATTTAATATATGTAGTCAACGATCCTGGTGGCTCACCATTACAGAAAAAAGTAACTTTAAGTAATGCTTTAGCAAAACCAATTAACACAGCTACCGGAAAGACAACTCCAGTTGACGCTGATGTTATCGGTATTTCTGATAGTGCTGCTTCTAGTGTTCTTAAGAAACTTACTTGGGCTAATATTAAAGCTACTCTTAAAACTTATTTAGACACTCTTTATGCTGGAAAAGGCTCTAATACGGACATAACTGGCACAACCGCTCTAACTTCAATCTCAAACGCAGCAGATATCACAATCGAATCAACAGGGGCAGGGGTGAACATAAACCTTCACAACGATGCCGGAGATGATTTTGCGGTTGATACTGATAAACTGGTTGTTGAGGGTGATACAGGCAACGTAGGCATAGGGACTGCGAGTCCAGCCACAGAGTTAGAAGTGAATGGTATAATAACAGGTAGTACAGCATCATTAACACCAGTCACAGACTCAGCAGCAAATTTCGCAGCGAACTTTACCGGAGCTAATCTTTACGGTGGTACGTTTGTTTGTAACGTAACCGGCACTTGTCAACTCCCGCTAATGGTAGCAGGAATGAACTTCACCATTATAACACTCGGAGCAATAGAAGTTATCGTTGATACAAACGCTGCTGACGGATACTTAATGGATGGCACAACAAACGCTGAAGGTAAGAACCTAACGAACTTGTCAACCGCCGGAGATATAGCGGTCTTTCAATACTACACAGCAGATGATTGGCTTATTACAACTAATGGTTGGACGCCGGAGGTTTAACATGACTATTCAATTAGCCCATAAAGCGGTGTTGGCTCGTCTTAAAGGCGCTGTGTCCTACATGACAGCCACAGGTGGAACCATAACCACAGACGGTGATTATAAAGTACATGAATTTCTTCTTGCTGATACTGGTACTGATTTTACAGTAACAACTCTTGGTAGTATTGGGACTGTTGAATATTTGGTTGTTGCAGGTGGTGGTGGAGGAGGAGGAGCAGCTTTTGCGGGTGGTGGTGGTGCTGGTGGTTATAGAACTGCTTCTGGTTTTGCTGTAACAGCCCAGGCGTATGAAATCACAGTTGGAGATGGTGGTGCGGGTGGCCCTAATGGTACTGGTCCTGCTGGCACTGGTGAAGACTCAGTGTTTAGCTCTATAACTGCTAATGGTGGCGGTTCTGGTGGTACGAGAACAACCTATCCTGGCGGCAATGGAGGTTCTGGCGGCGGCGGTACTGGTTTGGGCACAGGTAGTAATGCCAAAGGTACAGGAGATCAAGGTAGTGATGGAGGAACTGGAAATGCCAGTGTTGGTTTTGGTGCAGGCGGTGGAGGACACTCTCAAGCTGGAGAAGATTCCGGGGCAGGTAATCCTGGAGATGGTGGAGATGGTACATCTAACTCAATAACGGGAAGTGCCGTTGTTTATTGCGGCGGCGGCGGCGGTGGTGCTCAATCAGGGGGGGTGGCTCCTGGTGGTACTGGTGGTGGTGGTGCTGGTGCTAACGGTACGACACAGGCAATAGCAGGGACAGATAATTTAGGCGGCGGTGGCGGCGGAAACGGTGAAAGCGGGTCTTTTAGCGGGCTCGGAGCAGCGGGCGGCTCAGGTATTGTTATAATCCGTTATCAGTTCCAATAAGGAAACCATGACAACAATAAAACAAGCACTAATACAATACTACAGCTCAGGCACAGGTGGTTCAGGAATAGTGGTTATAAAATATAAGTTTCAATAAGGGTAAGCAATGGGACAAAATAACAGAAGAAAAAAACAAAGACGATCTGGTATAACATCTCATCATGCTAAGAGTTACTTCACTTCTCAAGAATTGCGGAATGGTGACAGGCGTAAGAGATCGAACCAATAGGATAAACCATGACAACAATAAAACAAGCAATGGTAAAGACAATTAAAAACTATCTTGAAGACGGTGGGTACTATAATTACAATGGATCTAAACGATTGTATGCTGATACTCAAAATTGTTTTGGTATTCCTAATAGTATTCAACTCCAAATAGTTGCTATTTGTGCAAAAGAAATATGCCCTAATCCATTGCTTGATCCAAATCTTTTAATCTCTGTAATTCTTAATCCAATGGGAATAGTAACAGGGCCAAATCTTGTCGGATGGTTGGACGGTGATTGGTCAATGTTCAATACTCAAGGGTATGCAGACATTTTAAATCCTCCTGTACCTGATCTTGGTGAAATGAGAGAAATATCAGTTTATGAAGCAAGGCAAAAGATAAGAACACTCACAGGTATTCATCCCTTTGATATTTACGAAGATGATATGATTTTCAGGTTAATTAAACCAGAGATGATTAAACCTGTTTGCGTTGCTAATCCAGCAGACAGACGATTATATATTGAAGAATCCCACGACTGCGATGACTTTGTTAATGAAACAACTGGATGGTTGTCAAGGTGGAACTACGGCAATCTGGTCTTTGGCAAAAGGTCTGATGTAATATTAAGGTATGAAGGGCAGGATATAATTAAACACGCAATCACTCATATCCTTGATGACAACATGGATCTATGGATGTACGATCCACAGGTGGAAACTTTTGTTTGGAAATATGGAGATAAACCACCTTATTCCAAATATGATGAAATAAGAATTTTAAGGATGACAGTATGAATGGAACAGCTCATTGGCTGTATTGCAATAACGATCGGAGCTCTAGTGGTATGCTTACTAGTATGGGGAAACATTTTAGTTATATTTTGGGTATATGAAACCAGGCAAAATAGTAATAAAAGATACTAGTGTTCTACGTGGTCTAATGGAGTATAATTATGAGCCTCTTTTGGTTAATATTATATGCGCTATAGCTGATAAGTTTGGACTCAGAATGTCAGAGTCATACAGACCAAAGATGCACAGAAACGATCTACACGGCGTACGACCAGTAAGAGCGATAGACTTAACAGAATGGGTTTATTTAGAACCAAAAGAAATAGAGCGTTGGATTAACGATAACTGGGTATATGACTATGAGAGACCAACTATGAGAGTAGCTTTATTACATAAAACAAAAACCGGAGTTTTACATTTTCATATACAAGTGCACCAAAACACAAGGAGAACATTGTGAGTTACTTATTAAACGGAAAAGCTTACAGCGATACGCAGTTGCGGTCACTCTTTCAGGATTGCAGTTTGTGTAAAACCAGACGGAGAAAAGGTTATAAGATTCAGGGACAGCCAAAATACAGCAATCAAATGGGATTATGGAGACCTTGTTAATCTTCCTATAATTGGTGACGTGGATAGAATGGATATAATTAATATAGTAATGTAGGAGAAAGGGTAAAATGGCATATAATATAGGTGGGACGGACTATACAGCAGACGATTTAAAGTCTTATTTCGCTGGAAATACACCGGGCCAAATTAGAAGTGATGCAATTAAATACGGTGTATCAGGTGCTACATTGTCGAATATTATAAATGACCTTAACCCTGGTTCTGATTATACAGCATCTCAAGCGGATTCCTTTATAGATTATGGTGTGTTGCCAAAAGCACCTGAACCATCAAAACCTGTAACAATAGGCACATGGTCAGGCACTGAAAACGATGTATCAGACTATATTAAAACTGCCACTCCTACTCAAGTTTACCAAGACTTAGGCACATACGGAGCCTCTAAACAGGACTTGATTAATGCAGTGAACCGAGTGTCAGGTGGCAACACAACAACTCAGCAAGGCACTGAATTTTTCACCAATGACCAGGCAGGGTTCACAAAACTTTATGATGCGGCTCCCGATAAAAATGAGTTTATTTCTGCGTATATGAACACAACAGGTGCATCTTATATCGACATGGCGAACCTTACAGGTATACCATATGATACTTTAAAGGCTAACATGAAAATACACCTTGACCCAGGGAAGCCTTCACCAGGGCCCGATCCAGGAGTAGACCCCAACACCGGACAACAGTCACCATTCGCAGGAATTATAGAACAAATACAAGGCTATATCGATAGTAATACGTTTGATAACTCAGCTCTTAACACAGCTTTACAAACTAAAATAACTGGTCTAAATGACGATATAGATAAGTACATCGCTGCAGCACAACAAGGTGCGCGATCAGAAGGTCGTAACATGATCAAGGGTGTCAGTCAGAGTGTGCTTGATGAAATGGCAACCAAGAATATGCTCAAGTCTAGTATAACATCAGACACTATGAGTTCAGCTTTGAGTAAGATAGCAACTGACGTAGCAAGCAAGTCAAGTGATGCGGTCATGAAAGGCGCAGAACTGAAGATGAAGATTCCAGAACTTATGTCACAGGCACTCAATACAAACGCACAGACTGCTACACAATTTTTACTACCTTTAGAATTAATGCTAACAGCTTTATCAAAAGATATTTACGGAAATTAAAAGGAGCATCGTATGATTTTTAATAACTCAAAGAAACTCCATTGGCTGATTAACTCTTATGGCCCTGGAGTTGACGGTCCTCAAGGCGGTGCGTCAGATGGTGGCAACGTTGGAGGTGGCTCTGGTAGTGGTCCTCCTGTTGGCTTTGGAGCGTCTCAGATGGCTAGTATTATGGGAAGTGTTCCAGCGTTTGAAGGTGACCCAAATGCAGCTGCTAAATATATCAATGACTTTGAGAAGAACCAAGCTATTGAAGCTCAGCTAGCACTTCTATCTAGTCTTGGTAAAAAGATGTTTAAGAAATCTGCTAAGTGGGGCTTAAGTAAGCTTTCATTACTAATTGATAGTTTTAATAACATGAAGACTATTAAAGCAGCAAATGACGCTATACTTGCTAACTATGGTGAAAAGACTGGCAATGAGATTCTTGCTGAGGTAAGTGCTGCGTGGAGTGCGTTAGATCAAGACAGTCGACCAGATAAATTAACATACATGAAGTCTGTTTTGAATGACGCAAAAATTCAGAGTGCCTTAGATGGAACGCTGCCACAGAAAGAGGCTGACAAGATCATGGCTCAAGTAGTGATGGGGCCTCCTCCTGCTGGTGGTAAAGACCTCCAAGATTACAACCAACAAGTAGATACCCTTGTTCAAAACTGGAACACAGGTTCAGGGGCCTGGGATAAAGCAAGAGAGGTTGGTACTCCCAAATGGCTTAAAGACTACCTTAACAATTCAAGAGTATCAAAAAATAACGGACTGAACACAAATACACCAGGAGGGTTAGACACCTTAGGTAAGCTATCTTTGGATAAGGACGGAAATCTCGTGACAGCTGATACAACAGGCACAACAAGTGACCCAAGTGATCCAATGTCTATGTGGGATACTTATATAGATAAGTTTACTGCTGAAGCAGAAGAAGCAATTAAGAATGATGCGAACTTCAAGAAGACAGAAGCTGAGGGTTACGGCACTGCAATTGACACAGCTACGAATAAGAACAACGCAGTTCTACAAGGCCTTGAAAAGAACTTAGCTACTGGCACAGGTGCGTATACTCCTACTACCGTAAACATAGGTGGCAAAGACTACTCATACATTCCTAAGTTCAAGAAAGACGAAGGGGCACTTCAAGCTCTTCTGGCTGCCAATCAGATGACCAACTCAATCAATGCAGAAGATAAGAAGTACGCAACTGTGAGTGACCGTTCACCTGCTAAAGGCATACTACAGTACTTAGCTCTGCTAGGAGCAACTGGTGTGCGGGATGAAACACTTAACTTGGGCAATATAGAACTTGCACTCAAGAAGTACGGCATCGACAAGGACGTAGACATTGCGAATGTAAAAATAGATGCAAACAAACCAGGATTATTTGACAATATATTATCTCTGGGTAAAGCAAGCACTGGCTTAGTTGACCTATGGGGCGCTATTACAGGATTAGACAAGGAGACAAAATATGGCATTTTTTAGTCCACAATCATCCACTAACGCATCGAGTTTTGCTACTACAATGGCAAATTTTGCTGATAGAAGAGAAGCTAGTACACTACGTGATCAAGTAACAGCTGCAGCTCAAGATGTGTTGCAGATGCTAGGTGGCTTGTCAGATGAAGAAAAAACTAACTCAGATGTTATGAGTAAGGTACTGCAAGCGCTACAAAGTAAAGGGTATCCTGCACCTGTTGTAATGGCAGCAGTTAAGACAGCTATGGCAGTCGGTAGAGATATGTTTGAGGGTCAGTCACGTGTGAATGCAAATAAAACAACTAAGACTTTGGCAAATCTTACTGAGGCTAGACGAACAGGTAACGTAGATGCCATAGCTAACTATACAGATAAACTTAAAACAAATAGTCCAGCCACATACTTAACAGATGTGCAGACTCAGTCAGCTAATAAAACAGCAGCATCAAAAGCACATTTAGATAAGTTAAATATACTATCCCAAATAAAAGAACGCGAAACACCGCCTCCTTTAAATGCGTCTAATAAAGATCAACTAGAGTACGCTACTTCAGTTATTAATAACCGAATAAATGAGATTAACGGTTATGTATCTAAAGCAACTGGTGTAATTTGGCCCACAGAAACTGTACCAGGTATGGCTGGTAGTCCAAATTCTTACAGAATACATATTCCGTTAAGTCCTAAAGACGCAAAAATAAGTGATATAAAAGAATTTAGAACCATGTTAAAATCTATGGGTCTTAAAACATTTGGTAAAAGTAAACAAGAAAAAGTAAACGGAAATGAAGGACATTGGTTTAAAGTCGGAGCTGATCCAGTTGCAGTACGACTAATGGCTTTAAAAATGGCTAATCCAAATGTGGCAAAAATAGTAGGTGACAATCCAAGTGATACGCCTGCAACTTTAACTCCTAAAGACTCTGCAAAGAAATTAGCACTTATACAAGCACAGTCAGAAGCTCCTAAAGAAGCTTTACCAAGTCATGTAGTAAATACACCCGTAAAACAAACACCTATTGATACATCAAGTATACCAGCTAGTGCAGGAGGTGCGATACCATCTTCAATAAGACCTACAGTTAATGCTCAAGCACCTACTAGCACATCAGGTATACCTGCATTTGCAGGCGGGACAGTACCTACAGACGCTGGCACGATACCTACTAATGCTCCAGCGCCTACAATGACAGTAGATGGCATAACAATACAAGACTTAACTGACCCAGTCCCAGCTTCAATTAAAGCTAAATCAGTTCTTGATAAATTCCATTCTTCTGGAATACCTACTGGACCAGCTACACAGCAAAACAACCCTATAAGTTCTGAAACTATACCTGGCGGAGCGCTTGATAATATCTTAAAAGGTAATACTGCTAGTCAGCCAGGTCAGCAACAGTTGTCGCCTAAAATACAAGCTGCCGTGCAAAGCACAGCAGAAGAATTAAAAAAAGGCGGAATGGCTATAATACAAAATTGGCTTAGAAAACTTATTGCAAAAGAAGAGTCAGGAGAGCCTTTGAACACGAAAGACCAGATTATTAAACTGGCTATCGCTCAAATAGCTCAGGAACGTTCACAAGCAGTACAAGCATAAGAGAGGATATATGCCCTTTACTCCTGAAAATTATATGACGGCCTTACAAGAAGGTATGTCAGATCAAGAGATCGCTATAGGTCTAGCAGTAAATCAAGGTGTAGATATTCGACCACTTGTTGAGCAAGGCGTTCCCTTTGGTCAAATCGCGCGTACTATGTCTGGTATTAATGAAGAAGACTGGCAGCACCAGCTTTTAAGACAGCGTCAAGCTGAAGCAAATAAGCTGCGCTTAGGAGATGTAGAGCGCGGTCTAAAACAAGGTATAGCTACGACTAAACAAGGTGTGGCTGGCTTTGGTGGTGTGCTTGGTTCTTTAGCAAAGTACGCAGGAGAAAAACTTGGTATAGACATTGTTAAAGACACTGGTAGTGCTGTTCAAGATTTTAGTATGGATAAGTACGCGCAGTACGAAGACGAAGCAAGTCAGTATCCTACTCTGAGTCTTGATGAAGTAAAAGGTATAGGAACAGGAGTAGATTGGTTTCAAGGTTTAATTGCATCCCAAGTTCCTATTATAGCTGAAACAATTATCGGTACAACTCTATCTGCTGGTGTCGGATACTCTGTAGTAAAACATGGCTTGAGAAAAATGGTCAGAGAAAAAGCTAAGGCAGCAGTTGCACACCAAATCAAAAATAAGGTCATAAAAGAAACTGCACGAGAGGCTACTGAGAAACAACTCGAAAAAGCCTTACTTAAAGGCTATATGAAGGCTAGCGGTCGTAAAACTGTTGCGAAGCTTACTAAAGCTGGTATGGTTGGTACAGTATCTCAGCTTGAAGCAGGTCTTAATTACGGAGAGCTTTTGACTGAGCACGGCGTAGACGCTCCTATGTCTTCACTAGGTTTTGGCGTTCTTTCTGGTCTTATGGAACTCGCAGGTGGCAATATCGGTTTAGTTGACGACTTTGTAGGTGCTATTGCTAAAGGCATGCCTGGGTCATACTTAAAACGTGCTGCTAAAAAACTGCTTACAAATATACCATCAGAAATGTTACAGGAAGCTGGTCAGGAAGTAAGTTCAATACTTAATATTGTTGCTAATACAGATGAGAAGTTTCTGACACCTGAGAATATAAAACGTATAGTAGAATCTGGTGTATCAGGTGGTGCTATAGGCGGTGCTGGTGCATTTGTAGCAGCAACTAAGTCAGGTATTAAAAAAGACTTATCTGTACCTGACAGTATTCAAGACGAAGTACAGCAAGAACCAACTACTACTCAGTTTGCTGAGAATGCTGAAGAAGAAACAATAGAAGAAACAGAGGAAGAAGAAACTGAAGAAACCACAGATGCAGAAGAAGTAATCACTGAAGAAGACTTAAGTGACATGCTTGAAAGTGACTTACTTCCTGCACGTAGTACTAAGCCATATACAACAAAGAAAAAAGCAGAAGGTGCTCTTAAGATACGGAAGCTTGATCCAGAGAAAAAGTTTAAAGTTCAGCAAGTTAAGGGTGGTTTTGTTATACGTGAAGACACTGGTGAAGCAGAAGCTGCACCCAAGAAAACACCTAAGCCGAAGAAGCTATCTGATGCTGAAGTAATCAAGCTTGCCAACGTAACAGAAGAAGACTGGAAAGGATACTCAGCAGCTCAGAAGAATGAGTTACGTGGCGAAGCTAATATGAAGAGTATTAAGGTCGAGACTAAGGGCTTAAAGAAAGAGACAGAAGAAGTAAAAGACAAAGACTCTATACTACCTGTGCCAGATACTATAAAATGGGGTAAGATGTCTCTTGCTCAAAAGTTAACTTTTGCTAAGAAGCACTCCAGCTTTACTGCGTATGTAAATAAAAAAACGAATGACACAGGACTACCAAAAGACAAAAAAGAAGTACAAGTAATGCAAGCGGAGTTTGCAAGTACAGTATATTCAGCTCAGCTTAAAAAACAAAATACTAAGACTAAAGTTGGCCCATATGTACAATCGAATGAAACAGAGAAAGAGTTTACACCGTTTAACGCTGCTGAAGCAAGCGAGCAAAAGCCTCTGAGTAAATTTCAACGTCTAGCTTTAGGTCAAATACAGGAATCTCTCCTGGATGAAAACGATTATAAGCCTTATCCTGTAATTATGGATGGTAAGAAAATTGTTGGTAATTTCAAGTGGCTTAATCAAAAAGCCATTGACGCCATGGAAAAAGAAGAGCGTCCTAAAACTGGTGTTACTGCACAGACATTTAAAGTCCTTGAGAAAAAAGGTTTTATAAAACGAGCTGAGTTTGATGACGGCAGAGTTCGCTGGGTACCAATTGACTGGAAACCCAAGTTCAAAGAGAAGACAATTACAAAAGATAAGAAAGGCCAGGTTAAGTCTAAAGAGAAGACGAAAGTAGAAAAGCCAAAGACAAAAAAGAAGAGTACCAAGCTTCCAAAGCCAAAGAATAAAGACACAAAAGTAATATCAAAAGAACAATCTGAGTTAGATAAAATTAACGCCAAGATAGCCGGGCAGCAGTATGTATTAAAGCATGCCAAAGAAGGTGGCGCACATAAAGACGTTATAACTGATACAAAAAAGATAATTCATGATTTAAAAGTAAAGCGTCTGCATGCTACAATGAACCTTAAGAAATCACAGAGCGAAGCTAAAAAAGAAGAATCTTCTCCTATCACCGATAAAAAAGAAATGAGTGCAGCTATTGATAGGTTCTTTGGTGGTACTCCATCTGTTAAAGCTATTAACAAGCGCATAGCTGAATTAAAAGGTATGCTGACTGAGTATAAGAAGAAAGACCCTGAATTTGCTAAACAAATAGAAGATAAAATACGCGAGCTTGAATCACAGAGCGAAGCTAAGAAAAAAGTAGAAAAGTCGGAGCCTATAGATAGCCAAAAATCGACTAAAAAGAAGAAGACTAGCGCTACTACTAAGAAAGCTAAAAAGAGCTCGAAACCAGCTAAGAAAGGCTCCAAACCTAAGAAAAAAGTCATTAAAAGAACTAAAGCTGAACAAATAAAAATTCGAGGCGTAGAGTCACAAGTTGTGCAGGATATGCAAGACATGGGTATCGATGACCCCCTGTCAAAAGTAGAGGCAGTAGACTACCAGGAAGACTTACCAGATGGAGTGAAGAAAGAGTTTAACCTCGAAGAATATGACTCAACTCAGGAACTTGACTTTGACGATCCTAAGTACTCCAAAGGTGAAAAGAACAGAGTTGCTGGTGTTTACTGGAAAGGCAAGCTATATTTAGTGCTTGAGAATCTTGTGAGAGCTGGTGGAGCCAAGGGTGTTATACTCCATGAAGGCGGTCATCTACTTTTGGCTTCAGACAAGCAATTCAAAGCAATGTATAACAGCTTCATAGCGTCAGCAGCCAAGAGAATCAAGACAGATAAAGTCCTGCTCGATATACATAACTGGGTAAAGGAACAGTATCCTAGTAAACCAGAAGTATGGGAAGAAGAAACTCTGATGCACTACATCCAGAATGAAGCTAACACAAAGCTCCCGTTCTATAAAGAGATGGTTTTCAAGCTTAAAGCTTGGTTGAAACGTAAGTTAGGCATGACCGAGAACTTATCTGGATATGAGATGGGTTTGATCGTCGGTAACATTCTCAGAAATAAGCTTGGACATACTACACTAACAAGTTCAGCTCCACTTGCGTCTAGAGTATATCATGGCAGTCCAGTTACTTGGCAAAAAGAATCAAGATTTAAACACGGTAGACCGCGTTTAGATAAAATGAGTACTGGATCAGGCGTACAAACTTATGGTTGGGGTTTTTATGGGGCCCAAATGAAGGCTACTGGATTAGACTACTATAAGTATTTTCAGTTTCCAGCGTATAATATAACAGGTGTAACAGTAAATGGCAAGAAAATTAAGTTCAATCCTACTGCATATAATACTAAAATTTTATTCGGCCAGTTTGTTGACGCTAATACTGCTGAAGATATAGCACTTGCATATGTAGGATTTGCATTTAATGGTACTACACATATACACGACACACAAGAAATATATGAAGATGCTTTGTGGTATTTAGATATTGAACTTGAAGCCTTACGTCGTGATCAAGCATCTTTTGAAAATGCACGGCTACTGCCTTTATATGATCAAGCAGGGCATCTTATAAATGCTTGGAAACTTAAACAAGCTAAGATAAACTTTACGCGCTCAACTAATAAAGACGCGTCTTTGTATAAGTTAGAAATGCCTTCGCCTGCTATAAGTCAACTTTTTCATTGGGATAGAACATTAGGTCAACAAAAACCAATGGCACGAGCAAAGATGCACAAGCTTATTAACAGTGTACAAAGAAAAAACAGTGTGCCATACAAAAACAAGCTTCACATGCGGCGTATAAATAATAATACTCTAGGTAGTTATATATACAGAGCCGTATCTAAAGCGCTTGGATCAGATAAAGCTGCGTCATTAGAGTTTAAAAAATTTGGTATTCCAGGTTTACGTTTCATTGATGGTTGGACGCGGTATAAAAGATACGAAAGAAAAACTTTTAACTACGTTATATGGGATCAAAAAATACTAAATCAAACTGTAGTTAAAAAACGTAATGATATTCCCTTAGCTTCTAAAATAATAAAATTCCCTGCAAAGTCGGCTTACGATAAAACGTCGGTAAACGACAGAATTGCAATTACTCCTGTAGAAGTAGCTGATCGAGTTTATTATGCTATGCGACCTGAAGTTTTTAAAATTTGGGACGCTGCAACAGGTATAAAAGCTGAAGATACTGACGTACAAGCTAGAAAGAAAATATGGAATGCTAAGCAAGCTTTAACAGCTGAAATAGGTATTTTTAAATTTAGGGAGTACACGAAGTTAAAAGCTGAGTTAGAACAACGATATGATTTTTTAACTTCTGGCATGATAGCTTTTGCAAAAGTATATGATGACGCTTTTGGTGGTTATAAAGCTAAGCCTCAGGGTGGTATGACAACACCTGGAAATATTACCGTACTAGAGAAAGCCAAAGACAGAAAGAACGCTGATATACTGCCTTTAAAACCGCCAACGAAACCTAAAGCTTCTAAGTTGGCACCTAAGTTTTCTTCACGACTTGAAGACGACTTCATACAAGCTAAGGGTCCAGGTAAAGCGACTCCTGAAAACTGGCTTAACACATTTAAGTCTTGGACAAACAAGTCTATGCCGATTCATGTAAAAGAAGAGTTCTTCTTTTCTAATTTACGTGAGTGGATGCAGAAACAGAAAGGCAAAGTTACTAAGCAGCAAGTTATGGACCACTTAGCTAAGTACGGCCTAAAAGCAAGAATGGATGAGACTGTACTAGGTGGTCGCGATATAACACTATTTGATCAGTTACATGAAGAAGGTATAAATCCAGAAGACTATATAGCTGAACGAGCTAGTGGGTTTTCGGGACCTGCTGTTAATAGAGTTAATGAACTTTTAACAAAGCCTATTAATGAAACTGAGTATCCAGATATAAATGGTGATTTTAATAAAGGCGAGTCTTATACTTTTGCTACACTAATTGTAGCTGTGGATGATAAGTATATAGTATTCAGAGACATAATTCGTGATAAGTTAGACAATTTAGGTGTATATCCTGAAGTACGGGATCATCTTTTAATTAATGTTTTAAACGACACATCTTTAGACAGTAATTCTCTTAGAGATAGTTTAGCTCCAATTAGCTCTGACTTAATGAGTAAACAAAGCAAAGACTTTTTACTTGCTGACGAAGACTTAGTAGAAGACTGGCGAATTATTCGAGACGCTGTACAAGATCAAGGTTACTTAACTGAGGTACAAGACGCCTTATTTAGCGATGCTTATAGAAATGCGCCTGTTGAAGCTGACTATGTTACTTTACCAACAGCCACAGGTTTAAAAGACTACCAAGAGATAATTATACAAATTCCAGCTATAAAAGACACTGAACTTAGTAAAAAAGGTAAACACTTTAGGTTAGAAAATGAAGTAGTACATTTACGTGTATCTTCTATAGGTGACGGATTATATATACACGAGATTCAGTCTGATACTCATCAAGACGCAAAGAAGTACGGGTATACTGATAAAAAAACATATGATAAAAATACGCTTAAACTAAGGCAGTTAACTGAACCTGGAAATGCCAAAGTTAAACATTATGTAAACTATATAGTCAATAAGATGCACGATACTATTCCTATAACGAAGAAAAACTTAGATGATAAAGACGTAAAAAGAAACTTTAAAATACACGTGGAAGGACGTTTCTTTGGTCCTTTTGGTCCATATAGTCCCGCTATTTACGTAGACGCAGAAGATTTAGCGATTAATATAATACGTGGATTGTCTAGAGACGTACGTAAATCTATCTCTGTACAAGACGTAGAAAGTATAATTCGTGATTCAAAAGTTATGGAAAAACTTATAGAACCAGCATTCTTAGCTAAAAAAAGTCTTAGAGCACAGCCCGATCTTCCATTTAAAGACAATTCTACTCAGTTAGCTCTTAAACGAGCGGTTATGGAAGCCGTAGCACTAGGACACACAAAACTTATCTGGGCAAAGACTCCTTATCATGTAGCAGCTATAGAAGGTTGGCCTAGTAATTTTAGACAAGATGCTGATGGTAAATGGATATATGACTCAACTGAAGGTATTCAAATAGTTGATGGTATAGTAAAGAAGTACACAGAGTATCTTCCACAAACTATTACTAAGTTATTTAAACCATATGGCGGTGGTAAGTTAACTACAACCAAGATAAAAGACTACGCAAAAGCAGGTAAAGAATTTAATTCGTTTGAGTTTAATCAAGAGCTTATCGACACCGTATCTGCTGATAAAGTACCACTCGCAGCTAAGGTGCGTACTAAAGCTGAACAAGCTAAACTAGATGGCGAGATATTGGGTGACAATAAGGCAGAGGCAGAGAAGCTCTTTAGAGACGTGATGAAAGATCAAGAAACCTCTAAAGTGCCTTTACGTGCTAAGATTGCTAAGCTATTCAACAACGTGATTGACGAATCTGACAAGCTTGATGAAAGTGACGGCTTCACAAGGAAAGCACATGAGCAGAACATCGGTATCATGGGCTTACTGTTTAACTCTCCTGAGTATTACTTGAGACGTGGTGCACAAGCCAAGAAGGTTATGAGTCATGCATTACGAGAAGATAACCTTAAATATACTATTGAGAAGTTCGTGCTCGGTAACTGGACTAACTTGATTAAGAATCTTAAGAAGACTAGTGGCTACAAGAAAGCTTACAAGATTGCTAATGACTACTTACTGCAGACAGATGCAACAGGTAGAGGATATTCAGTAAAGACTAAGAGCACAGTGACAAAGACTGAGAACGCTAAAGTGGTGAAGACTACATGGCTAGTGATGAACCCATCTAACAAAGTTGTTGGAAGAGCTAAGACTGAAGAAGAAGCCACACGCAAGATGATATCATTCGAGCAGCAGATGCTCAAGAAACGCAAGTTCAATCAAGCATCTCTGGACATGGTGAAAGAAGCACGTTTGTTGACTGACCGAGGCTTTACACTACTAACAGAAGAGCTAAGACGCCAAGTTGCAAGTGCCAAAGAGAATGGACTTAAAGCTCCTACAGCACAATATACAGATGACAAAGGCAAAACACGGCAGCTCGCCATTAGCCAGTTAATAACAAGGATAGGCGACTTACGAGGTACTTACTTTCCTAGAGAACGACAGAGTAAAGCCTATGTTCTAAAAGCGGAGCACTCAAACGGTAAGTTAGTGACAAAGACTTACTCAGGGTATCTGCCACAGAACGTATTGTCTTCTCCTTGGGTAAATAAGACACGTCAGTTGATTAATACAAGAATGCCAGTTGGTGTGGAAGCAAGACGTCTTAAAGCACTCGGTTATGACGTAAGTATAAAAGTAACTCCTACACCTACTGATGTGATCTTTGATGTTCCTGGGCTCATAACATCTATGGACTCGTTACTTAAGAACGCAGAAGAAAATGTTAAGAAAGACGCTGATACTAAAGTACTGCAGTCTATACACAATCAAATGGCGCAGAACATTGCAGACGTGTATAAGATAAAAGGTAGACTGACATCACGTAAACAGCGATCTAAAAGATACTACGCTGGCTTCGAGACTGACATGAATAAAGCTTTTACAAGTTACGCACAGCGACTTGCTGCTGGTGAAGCACGTCGTACAACAACACGTAACATGCTCCTAGCTTTTACAGGTCGTGAAACGTCATTTAAAGACTGGCAGAAGACTAACAAGAAAGGCACGTACACGGACTACTTGACTGAAGTAAAGAAAAAAGCAATTGATCCTACTACCCAGAAAGGATTATATAAAGCAACACGTTTATACATGCAGTTCTTCTTAAAGCCTGATACAGGGTTTGACAGAGCTGTTGGTTACTTCAAAGCTTTAGCAGTCGTCATGTACTTAGGTGGTCGTGTAAGTTCAGCAGCAGTCAACTTGACAAATATGGTACTTGCTGTACCTGCTACAATTACTGGTTACACTGGCTTAAATCTTGCACAGTCTGGAAAGCATGTAGCAAACAGTGTTACTCAGTATACAAAATACAGAGCTGGCTTATCTAAGAAACTAGGTATACATAGTCTGGTTGGTTCAGGCACGTTATCAGCTGAAGATAAGGCGATATTTGACTACATAACAAGTCAAGGCTGGGATGAAGCAAATTTCAACTATGAGGCTGCTCGTGTAATACAAGGTATAGGTTCTAGAGTCTTTAATGAGATTCTAAAACACGCTATGGTCATGTTTGGAGCAACTGAGAAGGTGAATCGTGCTACAACTATATTTGCTGCTTATAAAGCTCTAAGACAGTCTGATAAGGAGATGTATAAGAGAATTAACACTACCTTGAACTCTTCTAAAGACCCCAAGCTGATTGAGAAAGCGCATAAAGAACTGCTGCAGCATGCCAAAGAAATATCAAGTCAAGCTCATGGTACATATGGTAAAGCAGCCAAGCCTTGGGTTATCCAGAAGATACGACTACTTGACTTGCCCTTTACATTTATGAAGTTTCAGCACAACTACATACTGAACATGCTTGACCTTGGACTTAACAAGAAACAGATTATTGCGCCACTGTATATGCTGATGGCGCCAGCTCTATTGGCTGGAGTACCAGCTACTATGTTAACTACACTTATCAAAGCTATGTGGCCAGGACACGAAGACCCAGAAGAAAGGTTCTACCAATTTATTGAAGACTTAACTGGATCAGATACTATAGCTCGTACAGGTTTAATTGGTGCAACAACTGGAATAGACATGACTGGATCACTCCAGATGAATAGTCCATTTCCTAAGAAGGTCATAGAGATTGGTGGTGCACCACTTGCCATATGGTCAGACTTTGCCAAAGCGTACGAGCACTTCACATTTGGTGAAACTGAGAAAGGACTTGAGGACTTAGCACCTAGAGCACTGGGTAATATCATCAAGGGTAAACGAGAGTTTACTGAAGGACTTACTACTGGTTCATATGCACCTGTGTATCACGGTACGACACCACTGAAGAGCACACCGTATGAAGTTATACTCAGACTCTTCTCATTCAGTCCGTCAAGACTCTCGGCTATCCGTGACCGTCAATGGTCAGAGACGCAAGAACGTAGAGAGTACACTGCAGACCGGTCTGACATACTACGACGCTACAACAGATTTTACACTTTGCCACTATATAAGCAAGACCCAGAAATATTAATGGACTTAGCAGACAAGATACGTGCATACAACAATGCAGTGTATACTTCTAAGCCCAAGCTCTTGATACCTTATATAACTGGCAAATGGCTAAATAGAAATTTGAAGCAAACTTTTAAACCAAACAAGTACGAAAAACAAAGGAGTACATTATGATTCAACCTCTGGTCGTAACAGCGCTAAACACAAGTACCTACACTGCTATATCGCTAGGTGCTTCACAAAGCTGCGGGTCAATTAGTTTTTGGGTAGACGACGGAACAGCATTTTATATATCTGATACTACAGCAGGTACAGTAAATGGCTTAACTTTAGCAAATCAAACTTTTAATATAGATATAGCACAAGCTAAAGGTGAGACTATATTTTACGCTAAAGCGTCTGCTGGTACACCAAATCTAGTTTTGATGGTACTGAGGTAACACAATGGTTGGTATAAGCGGTGGAACAACAGACGGTATGAAGCTCCAAGATGAGAATGGGTGTGTTGTTTTAGTCAGGAGTTGCATTATTATATTTTTCGTTCATTTTATCAGTGCAAAGAAACCTCACATAGTGTACTAGTACTGTATGAATACTAATAACAATCCCTGGGTATACCGGCTATTTGGTTTATCAGCTCGGTGGCTTATCGTTGAGTACAGAGACTTATTAAGGAGTTTTATATGACGAAAGAACAAATGCTATGGGGCGCGATTTCATTTCTATTTGTAATATCTGGGTTCTTTGTCAAAAGTTGGATGATCAAGCTTAATAAAGACGTGGATAAAATAGAGGTGAGGTTAAACAGTAAAGTTACAGTTGATACTTGTGTTGAGCGAACTGAAACTCTTAAGAAGCTCTTCAAACATAAACACTCTAAACCAGGAGGCGAGGTAATTATACCATGAATAAGCGTAGAACAGATAAATCACGTTTTAAACTACTGAGACACAGATGCATCTCAGCTCTTGTTATCAGCGGCTATTGTATTGTAACCTTCTGGCTATTCTGGCCCTATAATCCATTTGTGGTTAACAATATAAAGATTTGTAACTCAGATCGAGTTGTACAGCCTGGACAATACTTGGTGTATGAAATGGATGTAGATAAAAAATTACCCTTGGCGGCTGTGATAAACAAACAGCTTATCAACGACTTCATTATTACGTACTCTCCTATATACGGAAATATACCTGTAGGTAAGAGAAAAATGAAAGTCAAACTTAAGATTCCGAGTTCAGCAGAACCAGGGGAGTATGTGTTTAAGTGGGAAGGCGTATATAAAGTAAATCCTTTAAGAGAGGTCACTGTGACTGCATTTAGTGATCCCTTCTATGTAGAACGGAGTTAATTATGATTAAGTGGATTAAAGACTGGGAACCAGCGACAAAGAGATGGGCTATGGGTTGTATCACATTAATATTAGTAACACTTATTATTGCTGCAGCATATTCTGGTGACTTTGATCTGCTGTTAAGTTTATTTGATAAAGTAAAGGACGCTAAGAAATGATCACACTGAAATCAGCACACTTCTACGGATTATCAACTATATCAAAAGTTATTCAGAATCAGACAGGACCTTACTCACACAGCGCAGTTTATATTGATGACGCAGAACGTCTATATATCAAGACTCTTATCGGCGAAGAACGAGCAACCAAGATAAAGCTTGATCAGATGAACTTAATGGAGCAGTGGCCGCATAGCGGTCGTATAAAATCCTGGATGGACTACAATGACATGCACGACCACACTTCAGGAACACCTTATGAGATATGGGCACTTAATATGTCAAGACTTGACTGGGAGTACTGCTTAGCGCATTATGTTAAGTCATGTGAAGATAAGAAAGAATACGACTGGGCCGGTATTGTCAACTTTAGATACAAATTCATCAAAGAAGACCCAGAGAAAACTTTCTGCTCAGAGGAACTTATTACTCCTATCGTCAAAGCACTGAAGTGGAGTACTGTGAGACCTTGGACTGTTCATCCTACATTATGTGTTAACTTAATTCAAGCTGCTGGTGGATTTATCATTCAGCAAGGAGAGACGTGATGCCTAAGAAACGAAACTACAAGCGAGAATATGAATTATATCACGGAAAGAAAAAAGAAATAAAACGACGTGCTCTGCGTAACAAAGCACGTCGTATGATGGCACGAAAAGGTAAGGTCCGAAAAGGCGATGGCAAGGATGTTCATCATAAAGATCGTAATGTCAAGAATAGCTCTCTCGGTAACCTTGCCGTAATGGCCAAAGAGAAGAACCGGCGGATCAAGTAGTCCTCTTCTCCCGCTGCTTGGGAGCCTGTTTTTCTCTTTGTTTATCCCAATATGCTGTATAGCCTAGTATCTCTTGTCGAGATACCTTGTCTATTACAGTGTAGCTTATAGCCATCTTCTGTGATTACAATTGTATTCTTAGTCTTTCGAAGAGAAAATATCCGGCCTAGAACAATACCTTGCTTACCGTAATGACACTCAGTTGCTTTTTCTTCAAAGTACTTAAGTTCAGTCATTTAGCCTCCTCGTGCCCTTCTAAGTACCACTTCAGCACTATGTTATGTTCATTAAGTATCCGCTCTTTAAAAGCTTTGTACATATCCTCTACTTTAATACCCCTGGACCATGCTCAGGGTAGTCGTGATACATTAAGTTATCCTCACCATGTCGTTCAAAAAACTTTTTATAACCCATTTTAACCTCCTAGTATTAGTTGTAATATTTTACTAACTACCCATAATATTCCGACAGTAGTTACACCAAGCCCTATGCACGAAAATATAATTACTAGTATCCACGCAGCTCTCATATTACCTCCTTATATTTTAATAATCACAACTTCCATGTCAGCTTCTTCAGCCAGTGATAGTACCAAGTCGGGTGACCACTTTGTCTTAGGCTTGCTTTTCATGGTCACAATCCGCTTGATGCCGCGTTGTATGATCTGTCCGAGGCACAGTGTACAAGGTAAACAGGGGTACACGTATATGCAGTCACCGTCCTCTGCCGCTGCTAAGGCATTCACTTCAGCGTGTATGATCAGAGCAAGCTTGATAGCAGGATCGGCAAGTCTCGCCTTAGTGTCAGCTATGCCTCGGGGAAAGCCATTGTAGCCGACTCCTCTAACGTAATTATCTTTGGTCACCACTGATCCAACTCGTTTTCTTGGGTCCTTTGACCACCCTGCTACATGTCTTGCCAAGCCTAAGTGCCTTTTATCCCATAAAGCTTGCTTAGTTGTTTCCATTTGATGTTCCTGTAGATGGACTATATGTAATTGGAAGCGGATTCATTGGGTCAGGATATGTTGGGTATGCTGGGTATGCTACAGGATACCAGATATGCACTGGCGCTGGTGTAGGTTCAAAAACATCTTTTAACGCTTGAAAAATTGCTTTAGCGTCTTCCACTGAATACAACTTATTGTCAATTTTAATTTTAATTTCATCTCCCATGTGTTTCTCCTTATTTTAGTTAATATACACAAATTCCATATCTCTCATTTACTCGATCTACTATACTCAGAAAAGCTGAAAACGAGTTTCTGGCTATAGTGGTGGCTCCGAGATAAATGATTTTTCATCTTTTCTACTCGCTTTTATCCGATTTATTATCTTTTCTCCATAATCTCTCAGCTTCGGCGATACCGTTCTTAAGTACGTCGACTTGTGCCCAAGTTAGTATATAATCTAATACTTGAACATCATAGGCGCCGTATCCATCACAATTATGTATATGCATATCGTGACAATCTATATCTGTTTCTTCCAGGTCAAGATACTCAATATCTTCATCTAAGTCTTTAATGAGCTTCATTATTCTTCCTCTCTATAGTTTTTAATAAAGTCTAATAACTCCGCTTGTGTCTTAATGTTAGCCTTAAGTGCGTTCATGATTGACGTGTCGATAGTATTCTGCATAACTAAGTGATGTACAATGACTGTGTTCTTCTGTCCTTGTCGATGTACACGCTTGTTAAGTTGTAAGTATTGCTCTGTGCTCCAGGTCAAGCCGTACCACACAATTAAGTGTGATCCTGTCTGCAGGTTGAGAGCATGACTTACACTCTTGGGATGGCATATCAGTAGAGGAATCTTGCCTTTGTTCCAATTCCTAATGTGCTTAGCAGATTCCTTGATTGCTATGCCACCCACTAGAGCAGGTACCTTGGGCCACACTTTCTTGATCATCTCAAGCTCAAACTTAAATTGGATAGGACAGAGTATCCCCTGGCCATTTGCAGCTTCAACAAGCTCTTTAAGCTTCTCAAGTTTCTCTTTGTGGATTATCTCGTAAGTACCTTTCTTATCTGTGTATACTCCGCCTTGTATAAACTGCCGAAGCTTCATTGACAGAGCTGCAGAGTTAAATACTTCAATCTCAGACTCTTCCAGCTTCAGGAAGAACTTCTTCTCGAGTGTCTTGTACTGCGCCATGTGTTCAGGCGGCATCTTGAGCTTGATGATGTTGTCAATCCTAGGTGGCAACTTAATGTAGTCACCTGCATCAAGTCTATACGTGATGTCCTTGATCCGCTCATATATCTCTTGCTTCTTCTCTTCACTTTGTATGCCCCAAGTGAACTGCTTATAGTCCAGAGGCATGAAGTACTTCTCTTGAAATTTACCATACGTCTTACCTAGACGAACACCACCATCCAGAAAGAAATACTGTGACCAGAGATTTAGTAGAGATTGAGGTGCAGGTGTGCCACTCAAGATCGTAGCTCCATGAAATATATCTCTGAGCTTACGCATTACCTTGAACCGCTTAGTCTTGGGGCTCTTGATCATTGAGCCTTCATCAATTATGATGTATCTAAATGGTACTCTCTTGGTTAACTTGTAGAGCTGCTTCATAGAGTCAAATAGCCACTGTATGCCTTCAAAGTTAAGAAAGTACATGTCACGTTTCAACCCTAACCTATCAAGCTTCTCAGTGTCATGAAGTATAGTGTACGAGTAGCCAAACTCCCACTTCTCGATTTCATCTGGCCATGTAGTATAGATGGCTTTTAGTGGAGCTATGACAAGCACTCCTTTGTCTAACTTTGGTTTTGCCCATTCTAAAGCTATGCGAGTTTTTCCGAGCCCCATATCTAACGCCAGATAAGTTTGAGGGTTGACTAAGCTAAACTGCAAAGCTTTAGTTTGGTATGGATGCATCTTTGGTAGTGTCATTTAATCATCCTTTAAGTGTACGTGGTATCTTACGTTATCTCTCTGTGCCAGTATAGCAAGACATGATTCACAGTATATGCGTGGCCTGCCTCGACCAGTCCAGAAGATAAAGACTTTGTGAAGTCTTCCACATCTAGGACACCTCGCTATTGTGATGTCTTTATCACTGTGCTCGTTGTCAGATGCCATTACTTGTCATATCTAAATCCGCCAAATACAGGATGACGTAAGCTTCCATCTGGAGTCACCTCATGATACTTTACTTCAATAATATTACCTATCTGGCTATGTTTACTAAACCATAAATCGTGTCGTTCTGCGTCACTGAAGCCACTTCCTACGCGTACTTCTTTTCCTTTATAGTCCACAATAAAACCACCTAGCATGCCTTCATACTTTCCTTCGCCTTCATAATACTCTACAATTTCTAAGTCTTCATCATTCTGTGCCTTGAGCTTCATCCAGTCCCAGGATCTTTTGGTTTGATACCGATGACCCTTTGTCTTGATGACTAAGCCCTCATACTTCTTGTCGAGAGACATCTCAAATGTACGGTCTATATGTCCTAGGCTTCGTACGTTGATGTGCTTAACAGGCTTCACAAAACTACTGTCCAGTTGCTCACATACATCTTTGTATAGCTGATAGCGTCGAGTAAATTCCATGGTACTCTCAGGTATGTCAAACACCATGTAGACTGCTCCAGGAGTAGGATCATCACTACGCAGCTTGCCTGATGAGTCCTGAAAGTGTTCACCTGGCATGAGTAGCTCACCGTCAAATGAATATTCTTTGGGTATGATTTGCTCGAGGTGTTGTAGCCCTTGGAATTCATGACCGTTGCGAGAGTAAAACTTGCCTCCTTTAAATATGGCACGTAAGCCGTCATACTTGAGTGACATAACTAAGTTCTTGTTGAACCGACTCTCTTCCCACTTCTTCGCTAACATAGCACCAAACTCAGGAATGAGTCCTGGAATTGCAGCGTTGATAGTCTTTGCAGATATACCACAGCGAAGGTCCTTTTTAAGAATCTGCATGAATAGCTCGGCGTCATCTTTTTGCAAAGTATTCATAAATCGTGTAGCTGCTGTGATGGCATCATGACCAGATAATATCCTAGTAGAAAGTCGGCTTAGTATTCTTGCAAAACCTGGCGCGCTATCTAATGTGTACAGTATCATATCCTCTGGCTTGTACACTAACTTCTTATTAATGAAGTAATGTAGAAATGGATTATATGCAGCTGCTAGTATGTACTGTGTTATATCATCTGATTGTTTGAGTATGTCAATTTTTTCATTACGACTTCGTGTTGCACGTAAAGCTTTGAATGTTTCAATGTGATTCATTATTCATCTCCTTAATCTGTTTGTCCGTATTCATATATCCATTCTCGTAAGAGTTTATCTACTTTTACCTTTGTATCAACTACATAAACTTTAAACCCACAGCTTCTTATACGCGTATGCTCGCGTTCTTGTTGCGTTGTTGGTTCTTCAGTCTCAGATTTTAACTCGACAGCCATAAGAAATGCACCAGGCATAAAGCATAAGCGGTCAGGAACTCCTCTTACACCTGGTGATACGTACTTGCGGCATAAGCCTCCAATTGCCTCTACTTGTTCTACTAAATACCTTTCTACATCTTTCTCAGATTCCATCCATGCTCACCATATCCTGTTTTTTCCTAAGCTTATTAAGTCTGCTATGAAGGGCCTTCATTATATGAGGACGGCGTTGACCTTCATACTCAGTCTTAAGAAGCGCAAGAGTTCTGTTAATGTTAACACGCCAATGCTTTAAATAGTGTGCCAATGTGTATTGACTCTTAAGCACATCTTGATAAGTAGATTCAACTTCCACGTCTTTGAGGAACAGACTCATATGCCGCTTTTCCCAATCACTTCTAACTCTACTAAACCGCATGTAAATACGTTGCTTGTTATACTCACGTGAATACACAGTCTTCTCAACATACAACACATGCCTTATTATATCAAGATCTGTTGTATTGTAGATGATACTTGCGGTCTTATTCCAATTGGAAATATTACGCTTCATCTTGACAAAAGCTGTCTTGTCAAGAAACTCATAGTCAGTGTACATCATACCTCCTATATAATAAGGTTAAAAATCTGGGTTAAGAGGTTTATTACAATAGCAGCATATATCGTCTTTATCCTGATTGGCTTCATGCCATGCTGAACAATCGTATTTTTTATCAGCCTCTTTAAGCCTATGAATTGCTTCGCCTAATAAAGCAGCTTCTATAGAGGTACTGTCTAAGCTGCACCATACATGAGTTAATATCATCTTACATATTGTGTTGTTGTCCATACCTTTTAGCGATGTTTTAATATTGCTATGCTTTAAAAAATCCTCTGTTATTTTATCCATACTTTGCGCTCCTCTACTGAAACGCTGTCGAAGACGAATCGGTCATCATCATCAGGAATATCAACAGTGGTAAAAGTTGTTTTGGTTTTTATAGATGGCATTACCCCGGTTGATGTGTATTCGGTGTATGCCTCTTCCTTGTTCGTTCTGGTTATACGAATTACAATTTTCATCGAAGCCTCCAAGAAAAATAATGTCGGGGATCACCGATTTAAAGCCCTTCCACACTTTGGGCAGAAATCGAAACCCTTTTTTTGCCATTTCTTATGGTAGGAACGAGCGCAGGGCTTTAAACTCGTTGCATCTGAGTATTGGACGGCCCTTGGATCAGGGCATCCACAGTCCCATAAGAAGGTATTATGTTTTTTGCACCACGGTTCATTATTCATTTAGTCCGTCCAATAAGAAGTTCACCTGTGCGAAGCAATCAGGTGTAACGGCTTATTATAAAATTGCGTTCATAGCATAACAAAGCTTCCTGGCCCTACGACGAAGGAAAACAGGCACATGCCACATGGTTTGATTATTGTAACACTTATAAAGATTGACACCCTGCCAGTATTTTACGATGTGTCTGTCATCACTATGCAAACCGTTACTGGGTGTTGGTATATCAGTGTCAAGAATTGCGATACACCCCACACGCTCATCAACTTTGTATCTTTCCATTTTTACCTCCAAGCAATTTTTATAATATTAAATTCAGCAGCAAGCTTGCGCAGCCTGCTGCAATGGCTTATTGGCTGGATTTTCCAGCAACGCCGCTAAATATGTCCAATTGTTCTACGTTTATTATTGAACCCATTGCACAATGATCTTAGCTTAGTCGAATAGCCTTTCTTTTTGTCAGGTGAGGGCTTTCGCCCTGCACCTTTTCTTTGACCACCTCTTGTCATATTTTTTTATCCTTTTGGGTTACGTTATAATTTTCTTTAACCCATCGTTCAAACTCAAAAAACAATCCATCAACACCACGATGTAATAATGCTGTTTGCATATCTTCTATTTCTTCTTCTACCCATTTATCATATAAAGATTCATCCATAGTTTACGCCCATTCGCATTTATGATTTTTACAATTTTCTAAACCTTCAGACATTCTTAAATAAAGGTCTTTCCAAAGGTTTTCGGTTTTAATACTTTCAGTGTAGTATTTATTTGCTACGAGTATATGACAATCCCCACCTTCTGCCCAATAGAAGCCAGCCGGTGCGAGAACTTCTATATCAAACTCATTTTCTGTTTTGTCTACAGTCACCGCAGCTTTAAAACTTTTTGCAAGTTTTAAAACTTTTTGCCTAAACGTCATAATAACCACCTCTTTAAATTATATATATTAGTTAGTTGAATCTATATATATTTCTTCAACGGATTTTCCACATATCTTACAAACTACATATTCATCATCGGCAAGATGTGATTTTATATGCTCAACAAACTTTTCAGCAGAATCTATTTTTATTTTAATCTGGCTTGACTTCATAATTTCGGTACAAGTTGCAAAACAAATAGGATACAACAACCGTTGAAACCAATTTCTTTCAACAATCACACGATCAGCAGTATCATTGTGCCAAACTATGAAGCGTTCTTTTTTAAAAGGATTAAGCATTTTTATTTTCCTTTCATCTTTTCGATAACCCTATGATCAGGGTGCCGATAGTTTTTTAAAAATTCTGGCATTTTAGTAAGCTTGCCGTTCTTTGTGGCCTGAACCCTTGTTCCGATATGAGGTTGGTTTGGAAAGGTGTCTTGATATTCTTCAAGCAAGGAAGCCATTTGGTTCTGCCAATCATCGGGCATCGAGTGCATCAAAACTCTTGGAATAACTAAAAAACTGGCATAACTTAATTCAAACCATCCCCACAGTCTTTCTTTTCCATCCTGATCATCACATTCAAGCATCGCTTTTTTAAAAGGATTAAGCATTTTTTTATTTTCCTTTAGTCTTTCTTATAACGTTTCTCAAAGTATCCTTCTGCTGCCAGAGGACAGTCCTTAGCCCATGGTACAGTGCACAACTCAAGGTTAAACTTATCCATGGTTTCTGACACAGCGAGTTTCTCATCAATCAAACTTAACGCCTCATCGTGTACTGTTCCTATCAGTGTAGCCTCAGGCATATTCTTCTGGACATTCAGCATACCATATGCCATAACTTCACGAGCTGTGGCTTGTGTTGCATTCTCAGTCAGTCGACCAGGAGTTACTTTAAGTTCACTCCATTTCTTGCTGTATGGATTTACTCCCCAGTGCATGATAGTAGGCACCTTACCCATCGTCTCATACCCAGGGATGTACTTCTCTTGCACACTTGGGTTCATATAATAGATGCTCTTTCCAGAAGGGAGTTGCATCGCCAGCCATCGTATACCATTGACACGTGCTGTACCTAGATTCAGTTGACCAAAGGTTTGTTTCTTACCAGTTATTATAGCTCTGATACCTGCTAGCTTCAGGTCGTTCCACATGTCTACAATGAGGTCGTACTTCTCTCGATACATGTCCACTATATGCTTGGCTTCTTCGTCTGTTAGATACACGTCCCAGTCTTGAGCTGATTCTTTAAACCTTCGCCAGCCCATTTGGTAGCCGCATCCCAAAACCACCATCTTGGCCATCTGGCGCTGTGCTTTGGTAACGTCGTCATACTCTACTTTATAAAGATGCGTTGCCATGTCCTTATATTGATCTAAGCCTTGTCTAAAAACATCTAGTGTATGAGTGTCTCCAGCAAGCCATGCTAGTATCCTATTCTCAATAGAACTATAATCTGATACCATAAGCATCATACCTTTAGGAGCTAAGATCATAGGCCTTATAAGAGCTTTTCCGATCGTAACTGGATCATCTATAATCTTCTTACTTTTAAACATCTCTATATAGTGCTCTGGGTTAGGAACTTTGGCACGAGGCAAGTTATGCATCTGGAAGCCTCGACCAGCCCATCGACCAGTGTTACTTCCATGGTACTGAATGTTATCGTGTACGTAACCATCCATCTCAAGTTCTTTGATCTTCTTAAACTTGGCTGTAGATGTTCTACCAAGTTCTTGTCTAAGCTTCAATAGGCTAAGTACTTCTTCTGGCAGACGTTCATCTGATATAGCTTCAGCAACTGTTGGTGCTTGTAAGTTAGGTAGTACAACACCTTTCTCTTCACACCAGTCTCTTATCTTCTGTGTTTGACCAACAGTCTGTATACGACCCCCAGTGATAGTAGCAACCTTGGACATCTCTGTTTTAACATACTTGTTTAAGTACGCTAAGACATTTCGTACAGTACGTATGTCAACAGGTAGTCCAGTTCTATTCATGCTGGCAGTGAGTTCCCATACTTCTTGTTCTATAGGAAGCAGCTCTTGCCGAGGTAGAGTGTTGACAATCTCACGCATTGCGTCAACGTCTCTTTTACAGTACATGAATAGTTCTTTGAAAGTATCAGGTATATCAAAGTATGATGGCTGCTCGCCAGCTTTGTTAGGCTTGCAACACTTGTTGATTAGTCTCACACCCTCTTCAAGTTTTGGTAAGCTAATGTTCAACGCAGCACCAGCTTTAGCCAGAGATGCTGGGAGTGTGTAGGTAAGACAAAGCGCAGCGGTGTCTACACACTGATGTAGAGACATGGTGGGGATTTCATCAAAGGACGGAACTAACACTTCATTCCATATACGGTAGTCAAATATCGCATTGTGTGCATACACAGGTCCTCCATTCTCCATGTATGCACGTATAGCTTCTGGAAACTCTTGAGCAGGAGTCCACAGTTGTGTAAGTTCATCGTCGAAAGCGTACCCTAGACAAATTACGTTTGTTGACTCATGATGTGCATAGCGAAGTGAGCCATGCTTTCGCAGGTCCACTTCGCTGTACGACTCAAAGTCAAGCCAGAGTTTACTGTTCATCTACGTGTCCTACCCATGGTTCTTTGCCTGTGTCTTTATACTTATCAGTTATATCTTGCTCCGCAAGCATAGCATAGCCAGCTATATCGTGCCATGAGTCAGTATGGTCTGGATCGCCTGTTATGATTCGTGCAATCTTGGCACATATAACATCCAGCACTTCTTGTTGTACGGCGTCTAGGTACACATGAGTACTTTTCTGGTTAGTGATAGTAGTCTTTAAGGCTTGAGACGCCACAGCGTTCTCACTAAAGGCGCCGTGTGTGCCTTGTCTTTCCTTCAAAGTTTCTTTAACATCCATTATGCACACCTCTCACAAACACCTGTTGCCTTGTAATGATCCTTGGCAGCCTTGCATGTAAAGTTCACGGCTTCACGACCACAGCTGCAGCATATGTCATATTGATGAGCTTCTGCGATATCAAGACGATGATACAGCGGTTTGACAGGCTCAAAGACGTCAGTCAAGGCTCTGAACAACCTGACACGTTTCCACTTAGTCTTCATGATGTCTTTAAGTGCGTCATAGTTAGATAAGTCAGTCATAATCCTTGTGGTTTCTTTCCACGCTTCCAGCTTGTAGTAACTTCCGATGCAGATGATGTTGTATAGCTTACCGTCTTTGTTTGCATAGAACGGAACAAAGTCTTTGCTGCCTTCGTCAATGTAGTTGGCCTGTATTTTGCCACACGTTAAGGCACAACCAGAATAATAGAAGGCATAGGCTGGGAGGTTCACGACCCAGTCAATATCTGATGGAGTGTTTATATTGCCAAATACTGAGGAGCCTGTCTGAAAACCGAAGTCTTGCATAGCTTCCCAGAGATGCTCTGGTATCTCGGGCAGTGTCATGGCTTTGTCGATGATCTCTTGCTTGGTCATGTTGCTTGTATCAATGACCTGGATTGCTTCTTTAATCTGACGCTTATGGGCCTGTAAGTCAAAGATTTGTTTGTTGATGCGATTTAGTTCATGCATAGTGTCACTCCTCGTTAAGTGTTGTATGAAAGATACTTCTTTCACTTATATAATAATTATATCACCAAAACACCAAGAAGTAAATAGCTGGAATTAATTGGTGCTAAGCGTAAAAAGTGTATATTCGTGGTTAAATTGAAGGGGAGTGTAACAGCCACTCCCCTTCGTAGTACTACATTAAATCATTTTCGTCATTAACTTCATTAGACGCATAAGAGCCAAACGCGTCCACAGCTCTTTGTCGCCCGTCGAGTCTTGGGCCTTCTCTTACAAGCATTAAATTATTTAGACCCCACCCAATCCCTGAGTTACCTGAGTTTTTGTACGGGAACGGGTTCACATCGAGGCGTACAATACAGCCTGCATATAGCTCATCTTGATCCATGAGTGGTTTAGCATCAGGACCTACAACTCCTGGAGCGTCATTTGAGGAGCAGTTGATGAAGTACTTACCTTTGTACACTTTGTCTGTCTTCTCACCAGACTCGAGTTCTTCATCGCCGTCTCTCAATGGTTTGTACCTGAAGTTTGGTATTTTGTTGTTCCAAATAGAACCTTTGCCCTTTGCAGTGGCTTTGGCAATAGCGTCTTGGAAGTCTTTAACTGTGGCTTTGTCTTTCTTATCAATAAGAACTGAGCAAGAAAATTTCATCGCACCACTTGGGTTTGCTTTTGGCTCCCAGATAGCTGGGTAGCTTATAATAACTTCTCCTGTGATCATTTGTTTCTCCTGTTTAAAGTTTTAATAGTTTTGCGTGTTTGCCGTTTTGGTCTTATCTTCCGTTATGCATAAGCCCTCCTTTCACTAGTTCGATTAAACGTAGTTCAACATTATTTAAACCTTTATCACAATGCGCAGCGTCAGCTAAGTGCCGCCTTTTCTCACCAAGTATTACAGAGTACTGCTCTTTCAAAATCGTAAGCTTGCACTTATACTCTTCTCTGGACGCATCTTTAATATGACCCTCAACTTCTTTGGTCTGCTTGTCAGTCATGCTACCCATTATAGCCGTCCTTTATACGTTTATAATTTTTTGTCATTTTGTCTTCAAATGCTTTTCTAATCACATCATGTGGAAGCTGCAGAACCAAGGCTTGATCGACCAGAAAGAACAGACAGTCTACCCACTCCTCAGCAAGTACTTCGGGAGCTGAGTACAGCTGATCTTTGTATGGTCTCCAGGGCTTAATTGGCAGCTCTGTTGCAAGCTCGGCTTGTTCAACAGCTAAAGCAAATACGTAGTTTCTAAACGCCTGCATCCGAGCTTGCAGAGTCATGTTCTCAAAGTCATACCCCATAGCTTTTTGGTACTCAGATATTCGTACAAGTATTTCTTCCATTACTTCTCCTTTTTATTCCACTTAACCCAAGGACCAATGCCGCAGCTCATCTTACCTTGCTTACACTTGCCTTCGTAGCATTGCGGCCCGACGTGTTTGAAGAGCTCAGGGAAGGTGGGCTCAGCCAATGATAGTAACCGTTGGGCAAACATCCGCATCTCTTTAACATTTCTCAGGCATAGTCGTTGCCTAAAGAAGTTAATCAATGACCGTGCATTCACAGTCCAGAGTAGATTAACAGCCGCAGCATTAGGTAGTACTTGCCGAGCTTCTTCTTTTCTAACACCCTTGTCAACTAAGCTGCGATATATAGTGAACGCAGTCTGACAGGCAAACTCCATCTCTTCTTTATACTTCTCCATGATGACTGGGTAGTCGTCATAGTATTGATAATGTTGTGATGCAGAAGTGAAGGAGCCCATGCGGTGCCGTGTTATCTGTGCAAGGAATGATCGTGATACATTTTGAATAAGTATTGTGTAGTTGATATGTTCTAGTGGCGATGTGTGATCTGCATCCAATAGAAACTTACCGAGCTTCTCAGTGAACTTTGCTGGTACAAATGTAGGGTCTGACTTCATTGTGAGGTTCAAGGCAATGGCTATTATCTCAGCAGGATACTTAGGCTGTTGCATCAGCTCAATAGTCATCTGGTCGTACACTTTTATTTCCATAAGCAAAACCTTTCATTGTTGAATGAGGAGAGTGTTACCTCCCCTCGAGTGTCAGTTAAAGAAGTTCTTCGTCTTCGTCGTCAGGTTCTGGCTCAGCGTCAGGTTCATCACTCAGATCAATGTTGTCGAGTTTTGCTTCATTGCGCCTGATCTTGATATCCAGGAGTGTGATGTTCGCATCCACTTCATTGACAGTATCTTCATCTGCATCTTCTTCGTCAGCAAGCAAGGTCTGTTTGTCAACAAACTTAGCCATTGCTTTTTCCTGGTTGGCGATGGTCTTGGTCAACGTGGCGTGCTGTTCAGCTGGTGTCTTTGTTGAGGTAGATTTGGTTTTACGGTTGGCTTTTTTATCAGCCTCCCAGTCAGCGAATCCTGCTTCATCAGTGAAGGACAGTTTTTTGTCGTCATCAAAGATAATGAAGTATCCCATCCATCTGAGGTACGTCATCTGTGAACTGATGCCTGATTCTTTGACACCGATCTGCTCTGCGATCTCTTTCTTTGTCATTTCACCTGTTGTGATTGCATCGATTACCTGCTGTCTTCTGTTGATTTTTTCAGCCATTCTTCTTCTCCAATTAAATTGTTTAGTGCAAAATAAGAACTATTCTTATTCATTTATTATCTTTATAATAGCACCAAAGTGCGGGAAAGTAAACAATTATTTTCACTTTTTAGAAAATAATTTTATAGCTACATCATAGCTCTAGTCTTTCCGTCAACGAGCTCAGTCTTGTCATAACTCGTGCTAAGTTTTCATTTACTTGCCATATCTTATAAGCCAATGGTACAAGACATGGTTCTGGCGAGTCATTTTCAGCAGTACAGTCTGACGGCAGCAGTATGGCTTGTAACCGACCTTCTAAGTTACTAACTTGGTCGAGTATTGTAGCAGTGCTGTTCTCAAGTATGTCAGTCTGCTCACGTATTTGCATAGTTTTTTTAGGCATTTTAGCACTTCCTTCTCCTTGCATATCTCCTCCTTAATCTTCCACATATGATTTGAACTTATCTTCTGCTGTCTCAAACTCGAGTGCGGGGCGTTTATCAGTCTCACGTACTAGCGTTGGCTTGCCAGGTGGCTTAACCACTAACGCCAGCATTTCTTCTGTAACATTTTTCTTCCCTACCAGTTTCTCAATCTGTGTAGGACTCTTGAACTTGGTGATAGTAAGGTCTTCGGCATCATACTCTTCCAAGTTTGCATAAAATAACTTAGCTTCTTTTTCATCCTTCCATTTGCGAATGCTGCGTCCTGCAACAAGTTTCCATTTAGGAAGGTCACGACCTGCTCTTAAGATGTTCATAGCATATAACTCAATGTCGCTAATGTACTTCTTTAAGTCAGGTAGCTTGAATAAGAAGTCTGATAACTCTTCATCGTCTGTTTTGTCAGGCAGCTTTGCGTGAATCTTAAATACATCTGCTGCAGCTTGCATCGCCATGTCTTTACGATACTTACATGTACGTTTTATCGCGCACCACATACAAGCCTTCTCTGTTGGCTTATAGATTGGGTGCTTAGACATGCTGTTGTTCAGTGCAGGAACCAGGGATGACACTAACCAAGACTTAAGTGCTTCAGGTGTAGTTTCAACAATCTTGAATAGTTCACCTGAATATAATCTTGGTTGTCCAATGACCAGAAATACTTTCTTGACTTCGAACTTCACGGACGCTAACTTGCCAAGAGCATAGGCGTATAGTTGCTCTGAGTCTGGCCACACCTCTACTCCTTTACCAAATTTCCAGTCTACGATGTACACAACTCCTGCAGATGGTATGATGAAGGAGTAGTCAAGTGTGCCGTGTACATCATTGAGCATCTGACAACCTGTTGCCTTGATGTACGGTGACATGTACACTCGCTGCTCTACTACTTCATACGCATCTTCATAGTCAGCGTACTTCAGTCGTAGAGATACAACCCAGTCTAGTACTTCTTGGACTGCCTCAACAAGTTCCTTGCTCTCATCATCAGCGATGTTGAAGTTCAGTTTCGTGGCCTCTGGTATTGTGTGCTCATTCAGAGTCAAACATTCTTCCACTACAGCATGCAGCATTGTACCTTCCTCAGCGTATGAAGAAGTCTCTTTTGATACGTCCTTTGTACTAATCACACTTCCTGGACATGTTACGATCCTAGGTAGTTGTGAGGGTGAATACTTACTGTGCATTAGTCCTCCTTTATTAAGTGTTTGTTAAACTTTAACCAATCTTCAAAGCGAGCCAGGATTCCAGTTATACCGTAGTATAGTAAAGCCTCTTTAAGATCATCTACATCTTCGTTTAGCCATTTTTGCCATAAAGCAGTATTCATTACTCACCTCCTCCAAATACTTTGTCTTGGCATTGTTGGCAGAGTCCTGAGATAAAGTACTCCTTGCGTGATAGTGTATCTCTGAAGTCGTTTGGCCCTACATCTTCGTGACAGCCAGGACACTTACCCATGTTAACAGCTTTTAATTCTTCACCAAAGCCTGCTTGTTTCATTATGTCTGGATTCATTTGTCGCCTCCATTCAAGTCTTCAAGAATCTTTGCAACTCCAGGATGCTGTTTAGAACCTACGTCCTCATAAAGTTCTGCAATAGCGTTGGCCAGAGTTTTGATACGACAGTTTGTTTTGTTCATACCTTTGTTGTACGACTTGGCGAATGTGATGCTGAACATAATAGACCAGTTCTTAACTGTATTCGCTGACACAGCTGTGGCACATGCAGTGTTGATTGCTCTTGTGGCGTCTGCGAGCTTCATTACTTCAAGCTCAGCTCTATGTTCCTGTAAGTACGTTTGGGCCTTAAAGATTTGTAGTTGTGTTGAGTGATGTCTCATATTAGTTCTTCTCCTTTAGTTTCACGTCTTTAAGTATCTCTGTTGGATGCGGATAGCAACCAGAAGTTTGATACTGTATCGTGTTTAACTGAGCTTGGATATTTGCGTTATATATATCTAAGCCTTTAGCTACTACACAAATGCATAGCAGAATCAGTATCAGTAAAAAAGTATTAAAGTTCATGAAGGCAGTCTCCATCTTTCATCACTTTTTTCATAAAGTCTGATCGGCCTGTATACCTAAACCATGTCTTGGCAGTCTTAGACTTTGTGTTGCCGTAACACCCGATCATCCACATACCTTGTTTGTTCTTTTTGTACCAGTTGTTTTTATAGAAATACATTATTCAACCTCCTCACATGTATAGATTGTTTCTGTATTAGTCTTTGTCACTTCTACTTGTCTAGCTTTGCACTTATCTGATGACGCAATAAATACAGATATGTTAATTACAAACACACCTTTATTGTAGTATAGTTCATAGTAACCTTCTTGTTGTTTGGAGCAGTCTAAGTCCATCTTAAAGTCAAGTGGTGTAAGAATCTCTTCAACAGTATCTATAACCTCATTGACCCCATTGGTGATAGTATCGTGTTTCTTCAACTTGACACTGACGTATGCTCGTTTGGGCCATGAGCCAATCATTATAGTAGATTTATAATCAACCAACTCAAGTTCCTCAGCCACATCTCTTACAACATTGTAGAAGTCTTCCCTGGTACTAGTAATGTCTGCAAGACTATTTTCATAAGTTCGTTTGGCTGCTTTTTTTTCCAGCTCTATGTGTTCATAGTAAAATGGTTTGCTTGTCATGTTAATCTCTCCTTTACCGACTTAGTTGTAAGAATTTGTCAAGATGTAAATGAAGAAAGTCTTGACCTTCAATTACATTAAAAATATACGCTGAAAAAACTTTTTCTGCAGCCCACTTGTTTTTCCATGGTCCGATTGCGTCTCCTGTTTCATCCCAGAAGTACCAACCTTTTTCACTTACAAGTTCGCTTATTTCTAAGTATTCTACATTAGACATCTAGTCTCTCCTTTGTTGTGTAGTAGCCTACGCCACTAATTAAGAATGTGACCAATAAGATCGAGCTTGTATAGACATTTGCGGAGCTTATTAATAAGCAGAAGTGAATTACCAGACAGACTTTCCAGAATCTTAACATTAGGCCTCCTGTAAGTTCTTGTGTTTACGACATATGTTCTTGTTTTAAATCGCATATCTTTTCCTTTGTCTTTGGATCATACATCTGTCCAACAGCTATGCAGTGCTTCTTACAGCATTTGTCACATACTAATGCCCAGGGACCGTACTTGGTCTTTGCATCAGCAAACCACTTGGCTTTTGTAGCATCTTTGTGGCATACATTACATTCTGTTTCACCTAACCATTTAATCATACTAAGCCTCCTCGTTTTGTAGTTAAAGTTTTTACCTTCATCAACTTATAAAATAATTATATCACCAAAGTACTGAATTGTAAATAGCTGGAGAGAATTGGTGCTAGGCGAGAGATTCTAGTTCATCTAGTAGTGCAGCTTGCTTGAATGATGCAGCTTGTTTCTTTTCGCGGATAGGGGGAACTAAATAGAATTGCTGGGCACGAACGCCACTTTTCTTCTTCATAACTTCGCCAAACTTAGTTTGATTTAGCCAGTTATGAAAAGTCATCTTTGCTACATTGAATGCCCTAGAGTTGAGCTTTACACCATGTAGACTTGGCATCAGCATTCGTATGTCTTTAAATGTTACTTTCTTGTAGTGGATTGACTTAGCGTCTAGCTTGAAGTAGTGATCTAAGTCTTCCATCAAGCCGTCATCACCAATGTACATACCTTGCATATTTAGTTTGTTTTGCACCTCAATTGCCACCTTATCTTCTGGATTCTTAGGGTCAAGCCACCAGCATTTTTCTTCACGGTACCAGTGCACAGCATGTGCCCAAAGTTGCCCTAGGTCCATAGTATGTTCTGAGTTCATGTCGTCAACATGGACCAGAGTTATCCTTCTGTTACCTGTTTGATCTACTAAGAAGTGACGCTTGTTCGTGCTACCTATAAATACTGTTCGTCGTGTCATCTGCACAGCAGTCTTGCCATAAGGTAACACCATCGAGTTGGTCGTCTCATCCAGAAGTTGCTTGAACTTTGAGTACGAGCCTTCCTTGAACAGTAAGTCTACTTCATTGATGTTGCAGATCAACGTGCGCTGTAACTCAATAGCTTGCTTCACGTTGTCAGTTCTAAATTGGTTAATCTGTAAGTTGCCACTACCTGCACAGAATTGTTGAATCTCTTTTGGAAAGAGCGAAGCAACCCACTTAGTCTTACCTACACCCTGTTCACCGATCAAGATCATCAGGTTGTTGAATATCCTGGTCGAGTGTGTTTGTGAGGTATTCGCCGCCGCGACAACTTGTGTCAGCCACTTCTTAAAGAACACCTTGACCGCTGCTTGAGCATTCTTAGTCCGTATCGTATTGTCGAACGTGATAGTGTTCATAAGATCCTCTAATGGATCTTGAGCTTCATCATATTCAGCATATATCTTATTAAAGTAGTTTTCTATTGGATTATATGAGTTTACTTTAGCATAGTCTAGAATTGACTCTCTTAGATTTATAAAGTTCTTATTCGCGAAACCGAGCTTCAATAACTCAGACGCGATGATACGATATGCTCTGTCTATATCAAAGATTCTAATAGTCTTGTCGGCCAGAGTTGTTACTATGGCTTTAGGCATCGCTATGTCTACCTCACGTGTGACGATGTTAAACGCCATATGATACTTGTAGAACTTGAAGTACGCCTCTAAGTTTTGAATTGTGGAGACAGGCTTTCCCTTCGGAGATAGATCGTTGAAGTCCGGTCTCTGTGCTTTGACCAGCGCAATGAGTGTACCGATTGTTATTGGTTTTTGTTGATTAAGAAACTCTGGCGCCGTAGAGAATGACTCGTACACCGACATGAGTGCCTCTTTGTCATACTTGTTACCCTTCTTACTCCACTCATGTAGAAGTAGAAGACCATCTGGCTCACCACCAAAGTTATGATGAATTGCTTGACAGATTGTCATCCATGGTTCACGCGCTTCTTCTGTCTCATCTGGGTTTAGGATCGCTAGTCTTGTAGGATGAGTCAAGTTGTCGAATATGTCAGATGTCAAGGTGCGGACGTCGATTTTACGTAGTAGGAGTCTTGCTTGTTCTGCAGAGATTGGTGCTTGTCGCTTGGTGCGGGGGAATAGTACCTTGCTTGTTTGAACTGCTTCTTGACGGTGCTCTTCCAGGGAGACAATCTTTTGATTGAAGTACTGGCCTAGTATGTCAACTAAGTCCTCAAAGGAGTAAATGCGCACATCAGTCGGGGTAGTCTTGACATGTCCCCCAGTGATAGTACAATAGCCAGATGATATAAACAAATCACGTTTGTGTGTCTTATTAAATCGTTTAGTGCCGAAGTAGGATTCTAACTTCGCTTTGTCCTTGATGCTGAAGAGCTGCACCCAGACATGCGTACCCAAGAGAGAAGGAGATCGCTCAGTGTATGAGTCAAGTTCTTTTTGCATCCTTGAGTTGGTCGGTGTGACGTCGTCAATGTCGATGCACACAAATGGATGGTCCTTGGTGAACACGAAACCCAGTCCAGTCGGTATGTTCTTTTGTTGCTTGCCATAGTGCGGCACAATGTCATCCCAGGACTGTATCTGTTTCTGCCATGCTTTGCCACCGAATGGGGTCTTAAGTATCTTTGTAGAGTTGTGCTGATGCCGAGGTTGCCATAGTATCCAGAAGGGATGCTGCTTAAGGGAGTTGGGAATTTTCTTAAAGTTGAGTTGTGTGAGTGTTAGTAAATGTGGATCGTCTTTACGTAGTACTGTAGTTGCCATAAATATCCTCTGTTGTTGTAGAGTTATATGTGGGTGCTGCGAGTGTTGGTTAGGATGTTGGAGAAACCTAGTGGCCTAGTTCTAAGTTTCTCCAACCACTCAACAACAAGGAGAGTCTTACTAATCCTCTTTTACCCTATCTTCTTATTATAACATAAAAAGACCGGTTTGTAAATACCCCGAGAAAAATAAAATACAGATTTCTTATTTTGTTTCTTTTGGATCGTTGACTGTGCCATCCTTATGTGCCTCCTTCGTGCATTGGAACGCGTTAAATGTCTCACCACTCATACCCCTCGGAATCTTTGCAATCCTACCACCTCGTTGCAGAAACTCCTCAGTCGTCTCCTTGTCTAACTTGTCAGGGCTTTCGCCACGGTCACGCAGAGTTTGCCTTTGTGATAATTCAGCGTTGCTAATCATTTAGTTTGGCCTCCTTGTTTTAAGTATGTAGTCATCAACAGCCAGAGAGATGTGCATGACGACATTAGTAACTAAGTTTGGAATGTCTTTGTAGTAGAGCAGTGCGTTAGTGTCTCCATCGTACATGCAGAATGAGAGTTGTTTGTCTGAGTCCTTGGGCAGAGCGTCGCCGTTTAAGTCTGTTAACCAGAAATAGGAGCCGAACGTAGTTACCATGTACAGAGCTTGTTGGCCTCTGCCTGTCGTGATGGGTATGAACCCTAAGTTAAGGTATGCTTCATTGTTACTTAGCTTGTGGAGTGAGTTGCGGTGTCTTGGATCATGCTGTGCCATGATGTTGGCCTCCTTGCTTTTGGTGTTAATTTTAACTTTGTTATACCTCGGTCAGTGAGTCAAATCGTGTTGCGCATCTGTAGCTGATCGCGTCAACCAGATTAATAGTTTGATAAAGTGCTTCATTGAGTTGTTTGAGCTTGTGGTTGTTGATGAAGTAGATTAGATCAATTAGTGCCATGTCTATATCTAGTGTGCCTTCATTCTCTAGCCAACCAGAGATAGGTAGTGTGTATAAGTTGTTGTTCAACCTAATAAGTAAGTCTCTTGCGTTGTAGTAGTCTAAGTCATACTCTTTTGTTTCTGGCTTGCGCACTCTGATGAGCTTGCGCACACTGGTTAAGTCTTCACGGATAGCCTCTAGTGTTAATGTGTCTCTCATACGGGACTCCTTGCTTAAGTGTTGATTTTTAATTCCTTCTCACTTCTATAATATAATTATATCACCAAAGAGCTGGAAAGTAAATAGCCAGAGATAATTGGTGTTGAGCGCACTTTGTGTGTTTGTGGGTTAATATTTCAGGTTAAATGAGCTAATAAAAAATGAATGACGGCTCAAACTTAAGTAGCTGATATTATTAGATAATTTATTTCGTGTATATTTCGAGAAAATGGGCCTAAGCTATTGATTTTATTAGGTATTCTCTCAAAAAGTGCGTAGTCTACAAAGAGCCTCGCGGTAATTCTTTGTCTCTAAGTAGCTGATATAACTAGGTATTCTCATTTTGCTTAAAATGACTCTTATTTTCTAAGTAGCTGATTTTATTAGATATTCTGTCCTTTTTTGAAGAGCATGAGCTAATTTCAATAAAAACTTTTCTATCCTTTTAAGCTACAGAAGGGTAAAAAGGATCAATAATACATACACCGTAGCCTATATATACAATAACCCCAGGTCTTTTACAACCTTGTATTTCTATTATATTATATTTCTCTTAATTCTTTCAATTTTATTAATATATATAATAAAAACAAGTAGTTAGATAAAAAGAGTTAATAGAATATAAAAAGACCTAAATTTAGCTCGATTTTACCTCTGGTTATATGTAGTAAAATCAGTAGCTTAGAGCAAATGTAGCTATGAAGTAGCCACAATGAGCGGTCGCTCATTTTTCTAGAATCCAGATCTTATTTGGTCGAGCTCTCCAGTCCCGCCGATGATAGTAAATAAAAATGCCCGGACACATTGAGATGCCCGGGCATTACTGTTAACCTATGTGGTATCGTGGACCACTCCACAGTACGTGATAATTTTCATTGTCAGCGTCGATGCCGAACTTTGCAAAGATCGCATGTTCTACTGATTCATACTGCTCAACAAAGTCCATCACATACAGCTGGTGATTGATGATCACAGCCGTGACGATATGCTCTTTAAAGACTCTCTTCTTGGCCATACTGAGTTCCTCCCGTTATTGATTGCATCCACAACACGGTGCGTCTTCACAGTTACACCGTCTACCTGGCGAGTCGGGTACAAAGAATTCAATGTCAAGATCCTCATACTCTTCGTCGCTGTACTCATCATAATAATCAACCATACTGAGTTCCTCCTGATTAAATTGTGCGGTGAGATAGACTCACCGCACAGGTTATTTGTTATACTGCTTTCTTTCTGGTTATAACCTTGGCTCCAGCTGATTCATGCACCTGACCTGTGGATTCAAGAAACTTCCGGCCAAGACTGTCTGTTGCGATGGCATATCCGTCCTTGCGGAGGTACGTCATTTGAGATGAGACATTCCTGTCTGAGATACCGATTCTTGCAGCGATGGCTTTCACTGTGGTGTGGTCTCCAGTCTGAAGTATCTTCAATACCTGAAGTTTCCGGCCACCAGCTGCATCCTTCACTTTGTTGATCTCTACTGACTGTGCTTCAATCATTGCCACCAATTCTTCTTTGGTCATACTCATCAATTCTTTGGCCATGTTGGACCTCCTTGCTTGGTATTTATTAAATGAAGGATTATTCCCTCACTCTTTATAATATAATTATATCACCAAAGCACGGGGAAGTAAATAGCCGGGTGCAATTGGTGTGGGACTGGGTATCGCGCTTGGCCGAGCTCTCCAGCGGGGCCGGGTGATAGTAAATTGGGACGATGGTGAGCTGATGCTGGACCGTGATCTTCTGTACTGGTTGATACTTGGCCGCGCTCTCCCACTGGGCCGGGCTTACTATCATCAATGCCTCACCGCCTATGATAGTAAATCATAAGCAATGAGGCATTGGTGTTTGTTAGTGGTTAACTCATGTTGTGCAGATAATGAAGAAAGTGTACGAGTTGCATTATCTTGTTGCTAATCGGTAGTCGTAGTGTATTTGCTACGTCAGATTTACCGAAGCCGTCAAGACATATGTTCATTATTCGTACAAGGTCCATGCTTATGTCACATGTGCCGTTCGCTTCAAGCGTCTCGCTAAGATCATCGAGTTCAGCATGTGTATACAGATCGTGGTGTATACGCTCGAGGCCGTTGTAACATTCGACATAAGACATCATGTCGTCTTCAGTTTTTCTTACTGCGTCAGCTTCTTTAGTTAATGCTTCAGCCAGTGTCATACATGTAAATAATGTTTCAGTCATAATCATCCTCCTTGTTAAGGGTTAGAGTTAGTGCGCCAAGTTTTACATCACCCAGACGCGTCGGATGGTTAAGGCATTGAGTTTTAAGCACGCTGTAAAGCTTTGATAATGTGATGAGCATTATCAATCATGCTTTGACGGTGTCGGCGTTTACCTTTCTCAAATCGTATTGCAGTCTCTAAAGCTTTTTGACATACTTTAGAAGTATTAAGATTATATTTCTTAACGTCTGCATATAATTCTTCAGGCATTGAAATGTTAACACGTTTAGACATAGTCATTCTCCTTGTTAAGGGTTGCGCTGCTCGTTATTGAGCAGCGCATGTTAAAGGTTAGCGGTTCATTCTATACCGCGTGAAGTCGTGGCCGTTATCGCATCTAAGGTAAGTAAGCATCTTGCTTACCTCACGCTTAGGGATACCGAGTTGTTTGGCAATCATATCATTACGGTAATAACCGTTTGATTTGATTGATGTTTGAACAGCATTGAGAACTTTAGATCGGTTAGGGTTAGTCATAATCATCCTCCTTGTTAAGGGTTGCGCTGCTCGTTATTGAGCAGCGCATGTTAAGGTTAGTAGTCGTAATGATCATACTTGTCATCAGCCTCGGTAACATTTACTTCGTCAATCACAGTCATCTCGTGAATTGAGAAGCTCACGTCATCATACTCGACGTCGTTGGCATTAGCCGCGCAGTACTTGCGTGCTGCGTTTTCATTGCTAAACAAATTTCTGAGTGTTGAACCTTCATACTTTACGTCAAGCATTACTACATAAACAATAGCCATAGTCATTCTCCTTGTTAAGGGTTGCGCTGCTCGTTATTGAGCAGCGCATATAGAAGGCTAGAAGACATCAGTTAATTACTCAAGAAATTTACGACCGAGCGAGTCGGTCGCGATTGCATGACCGTCCTTGCGGAGGTATGTCATCTGCGAAGACACATTGCGTTGGCTGATGCCAATGCGCGTCGCAATAGCTGAGACGCTTATGTGTCCAGCTGACTTCAAGATTTTCAGTACTTGTTCTTTGCGCCCTGTTACAGGCACCTTCACACTTGAGATTTTACTCTCAAGTGCAAGGAGCAAGTCTTCATACTCAATTACTGCAGTTACAAGTTCAGGTTTGGTCCAGCTTTTCAGCTCTGTAGTGTTAGTCAACTGTACGCTTTGTTCTTTTGCTTTGGCCATGATGTACTCCTTATAAGTTGAGTGTTGTAAACGCGCTTAGTTTTACATCGCCCGAGCGCTGTTCGGATGTTTGTGTTGATTAGTACGGGCGTTTAACAAAGTCAGTGTGCGATGCTCTGTACACTGGTACAAGAGTTTCGAGATACTCAGTCATATCATGTATCTCAGTATTCTTCAAGTATTCGTTGAAGTGTGTTCTGTCGAATGTTTCTTCAAAATCACATGCGATATAAGCTTCGTTAGTTTCAAAGTTTAGTGATTTCATAGTAAGTCTCCTTGTGCTTAGGCCATCGAGTGAGACTCTTCAGTATCAGAGTCTCACAGTTATACACTCTTCTTATAAGCAGGCTATTCAGTCTCGCGCTCTTCTTACAGAAGAGTGAAGTCTTCTAGCCTTCTCATATAAAAGCTTTTATATTATGTCAAAGATCTATTAAATAAATAATTATTATTTATTTAATATATATATTATATAATAAAAAAATAAATTTGTAAATAAAAAAATTAAATAAATTTTTATATATTTTTAATAAAATTTAATATATAATATAATATTTATTTAAAAATATTTTAAAATAAAATAAATATATAATATGGGGTATAGGGGGCCCGTGGGTTAATAAGCTCTGCTTATGTAAATCCCGACAAAAAAATTTCTCGTAAACAATAGAATATACACTTTTTACACCACTCTTCTGTGAATCCCAACAAAAAAATTTCTCGTACACAGTGAAATATACACTTTTTACACCACTCTTCTGTGAATCCCAACAAAAAAATTTCTCTGTTTTTACTAAAATATACACTTTTTACACAAGTATAACACCGAGAAACTAAACAAAAAAATTTCTCTGTTTTTACTAAAATATACACTTTTTACACAAGTATAACCCCGATACTAAAATACTATAATACGTGTATTGCTCTGCCAAACTGATGTGCTTATACTAAAAAAGATCAAAACTGTAGAAAAAATTCGCCTATATAATATGGTATGATACACTTTTCCCACGAGTGGTATTACTGTATTTTATTTTCAAATAAAGCTGTACAAATCCAAATATATAGCTTATAATTAAATAAGAAAGTAAAAGGAGCTGATATGGAAACCAATATGAAAGTACCTAGATTATCTTACGAGATTCTAGGCGTCCCTCTTAAAGATCTTGCAGATACTCTAGGTTTACCTCTCTCTATGATGGAGAAGATTGCCAAAGAACAAGAATGGCAGCAGTGGTTTTCAGAAGACGATTCGTCCTCCTTCTCTCTGGTTGAAGGTACAGAGGGTGAAGAGCTTTTAGAGGGTGAAGATATCTTTACCGTTCGCGCAGATCAATTCCTGGATAAAAACCGAAAAAGACTTCAAGTGTTTAACATGGCCAAGCAACTCGCACTTGTCGAATTATATGCTGACTTAGAAACTAAGTTACTGGCAAAAGCTCGCAGTGCGATTGAGGCAGTCGATGAAGAGAGTGTTAGAGATATTGCCACACTCTCTGGCGTGTTTCAAGCGCTGACCAAGGACATTCAGGGACTCAACAGTGCAATTTCGATGGGCAAAGATGAGTCTGGGCTCCCCACTGTGATCATCCGAGACTTGAGTGGAGTTTAAGATATGAAGTTTGTGATGAAAACCAAGGCGCAAGGGCAGGTACTCGGTGACTACATTCATCATCGAGGGCGTGTTGGTATTATCACAGGGCCATTAGGTAGCGGCAAAACTTATGGCTCTTGTGAACGCATCTTGACACAGATGACTGAGCAGCGACCAAACCGGCAAGGCATACGCAAAAGTAGATGGTACGCTGTCAGGAACACATATGGAGAACTCTTCTCTACTACGATCAAGGATTGGCTTGACTTATTCGAGCATCTAGGGAAGTTTTCTAAAGGGTCTGGTATTCAACCACCCAACCACCATATAAAATTTAAACTATCAGATAAGACCATCGTTGACTCAGACCTAGTCTTCATAGCTCTTGACAGACCGCAAGCTGTCAAGAAGGTGAGGGGATCACAGTTGACTGGGGCCTGGCTCAACGAAATAAAAGAATTACCGAAAGCTATCCTGGATATGCTCGACTTTCGTATCGGCAGATATCCGTCAGCTATTGATGGCGGGCCGTCATGGTACGGGATAATCGGTGACACCAATCAAGTGGATGATGATCACTGGCTTTACGAACTGCAAGAAGTTACCAAGCCAAGGGACTGGACCTTTTTTACACAACCTGGTGGGTTAATAGAGAACCCCGTAACTAGAGAATGGGAATCCAATCCTTTGGCTGAGAACATACAAAACTTACCTGAGGGATACTACACTAGAGGAAAAGAAGGTAAGACACACAGTTGGATAAAGGTCAACCTAGCAAATCAATTCGGGAGTGTTGAAGATGGAAGGCCGATTTACAAAGAACAGTGGTCAGAAGCCCTTCATCTAAATGAACATATCGTGCATGTTGAGGATCAGGAATTACTGTGCGGCCTTGACTTTGGCTTAACTCCCTCTGCAGTATTTGTACAACCAACAACACGTGGCGGTGTGAATGTGCTGTCTGAAGTAGTCTCCTTTGACATGGGTATTAAGCAGTTTGCTGAGACCTGCTTACTGCCACATATTCAGCAGCACTACCCCGACACAGATATCTCATTCATCGGTGACCCAGCCGGCAATCAACGTGCACAAACAGACGAACAAACAGTTTTTAAAGAACTAGCCGACTTAGGTATCATGTGTGAAGAAGCAAATACCAATGTGCTAGATCCACGTCTTGAAGCAGTACGATTCTATCTTACTGCACTCAGGGACGGCAAGCCTGCATTCAACTTACATCCTGACTGCAACCATTTGAGAAAGGGATTTAATGGAGGCTATAAGTTTAGAAGACTGCAGGTTGTTGGTGAAGAGAGATTTGCAGATACGCCTGCCAAGAATAAGTACAGTCATGTCCACGATGCTCTTCAGTATGTGATGATGCGTATCAGGGGCCTTTCTGGCTATACAAAGGAACGCCTGAATGAAGTAGACGCACTGATGGCGAAATATAAACAACGAAGAATGGTAATGTAAGGGAGAAGAGTAATGGGAACAAGATACTATGCAAGAATGATTGACGGTAACACAATTGAGTTGGCTCAGTACGATCATGAGAGACTGATGAAGATGGTTACACGAAATGTAGAGAACAGTGTGCATCTTGAGAGCGGTGATGTACTTAAGTCTGCCGCGGTCATCTACATTGGTACAAAAGAAACTGCGAAGATTCCGGCAGTTGGCACAGTTAAGCCTACTCCAAAAAAATAAAAGGTGACTTATTATGGCTGGTTGGTATACATCATTTACTGAGCTCTCAAAAGAAGATCGACTGACAGTTGCGAAAGAGATGCGAGACGAAGCTTGGACTGCAAATCTAGAGTGGCTTGAGTCAGCTCAGCTTGCGCAGAAGTTTAAAGCCGGTGACCAGTGGAGTGATGATGAGAAGTTTAAGCTAGAGCAGCAGGGTCGTGAAGCTTTAGTATGGAACTACATCCATCCTACTGTAGAACTAGCCGTTGGGATTGAGTCGCAAAATCCAGTACGTATTTATCCATACCCAGTTGAGAAGAGTGATGACTTCTTATGTGAAGTACTTGAGGATATTGTCAAGTACATTGACACAAGTCAACTTGACGCAGCAGATGAGCACAAGACACTATTTGAGAATGAACTTATCACAGGTGTTGGTGATGTAGTAGTCGACGTAGGACCTGATCCGGCAAATCCTGAAGAACTTCAGTTCTACGAATTCTCATTAGAAGGGTATGAGGTATTAGTTGATCCAATGTGTAGGAAGTCGAACCTTAGTGATGCACGGTACATCATCTATGAGAAGTGGATTACAGCAGAAGACTTTCACATCAGGTATCCTAAGCACATTAAGGATATGGAAGAAATTTTTACTGATGGCCTGGAAGGACTAGGTAAGCATTCAGATCACTCTCTTGGTTATCTAGACCAAGACGTAGTGCAAGCAGATTCTTTTGAGTTCTACGACTCACAAAACAAGCGAGTTTTGGTCTCACATTTAGAGTACAGAATTGCGTATCTGCGATACTACTTTATAAGTGACAAGAAGGAAATTACTGAGCTAACAAAGAAAGAATACAACCTCCTGAAGAAAGAAAAAATATCTGGTCAACTGACTCAAGTATATGACACTAAGATTCATTGGCTGCACTACACACATGACCGGATTTTGTGGGAAGGTGATTCACCTGTCTATAAGAAGAACTTCTCACTCTGTCGTGCAAGAGCATATATCGATCGATCAACCCGGCAGCACAAGGCCTATGGGCTTGTGAAGGGTATGATTGACCCACAGAAAGAATGCAATAGACGTTGGATGCATACACTTAAACTCCTGGGTAAGCAAGGCGTTGGCGTCATGGCTGAGATTGATGCATTTCATGATCTCACACAAGCGCAAGACTCATGGGCTGATCCTGATGCAATTACGTTTATGACCAAGGGGGGTTTGAACAAGGTTAAAGAAAAATCTGTTCCACAATTCCCTGATGCACCAATGAAGCTTGAAGAGATGAACCGGGAAGCAATGAAGATGATCAGTGGTGTGAATCCTGACTTGATGGGTATTGCACAGCAGCGTCGTGAACCAGGAATAAATCTTCGTTTGAGACAACAGCAAGGACTTACTATCTTGGCTAAGTTATTTGCTAATCATCGAGCTGCACTTAAAGAAGTATACAAGCGGAAGATTGAGATAATCGTACGCTTTATGCCTGAGACACAGATTAGAAAGATACTCGGTGAAACTGAGAAATACACTTTTCAACAAGGTTATATAGTAGATCAACAGCGTGGAATGATTGCGCCGATTAGAAAAATTCGTGACCTAAATTACAATATTCGAATGGAAGAAGCCCCTGGTGGCTTAACTAAGATGATGGCTGAGCTGGCAACCTTTATGGAAATGATGGAAAAAGGCTTCCCAGTTGATCCATTCACTGTGATTGACAAACTTGATTTATCTCCAATTGAAAAAGCAAACTGGAAAAACTACATTAAGCAACAAGAAGAAGGCAAACAGAAACTGCAAGGTATTGAGATGCAGATGAAAGCCAAAAAGCTGGAAAGTGACGATAAGCATAAAACAGCACAGGTACAAAACGAGAGCAAGAAGTTAGAAATAATGGCGAAAGGCAAGATGCAAGACGGTGCAATATCAAGGGAGCAAATAGCTCAGAAAGACACTGACTCTAAGCGTGACTTAGCTGCTAAGATGGCTGATATGGACGCAGACGAGAAAAGTTCTATGCTTGAGCTACTTAAATTTGTGGTGAGTGCGTCAGAGAAACAGGCTGCAGCACCACAGAATAATACACCAACAAATGTGACACCTACATAAGGGTGACTACCGACGCCGGGGATCGGGCGAAAAGGAGTTAGTATGGCTGAGGATAACAAAAATCTAACAAAAGAAGAACTCGCAGCACTAGATGAAGTTGACGTTGATGACACAGATGTGTTGGATGAATTTGCAGATGTGGATGATGTGGATGATGATGCAGATGATGATGCAGATCAGGATGTAGACGACGTACAATCTATTGCTAAGAAGATGTCTGAGTTAGAAATTGCCAATAAAGGTTTAATTAAATCTTTATCAGCACAAAGAGGTATTAGACAGGGACTACAGGAGCAGTTAGATGAAATTAAAACTGCCGTAGCAACTTTCAAAGAGACTAAGGACTTGGAGAACGAACTTGATGACAAGAAGTACTCCAACATCCCTATCGACTTTGATGAAGAAGGGAATCTCTACCTGGATACTTCTAAATTGATGAACCTGAGTACTGGAGATAATGCTGAACTTTTGGAGCTTAAGAATCAGGTTGACATGTTGCGAAATGCAACTACAACTATGCATACTAAAGCGTCAGAAAGCGAAGCGTTAAACACTTTATTGAGCGAGAACGAAGGCTATGCTGACGCTCACAAAAAAGTTTCAAGCGCGTGGGATTACTTGAAAGATGACTTATTTGATGACTACTTAGTAAAGCGCGGAATTGCAGCGCCTACTACAGCTGATCAAGCTATTGACATCGCGTTGAACTCGAAAACAATCAATGACGCTTTTACAAAGAAGTTTCCGTCTTTAAACATGGAAAGTGTTTTGGAAGCGCACTTGATTGCGACCCCACGGTATGTACGAAAAGCCTTAAACCTTGCAATAACTGAAGCTAACAACACCAATGAACTATTGGATACAGATCGACCAGCTTCACTAGCAAGAGCAAACTCTTCAGGAGGCGAAGTAAACGAGACTCTACTTGCTAGAGTTGCAAATATGCCGACTGAAGAATTCATGAACTTAGACGCTCGAACGATGGCGAAAATCGATCGTCTACTGGAAAAAACAGGTTAAGGAAAACTGATATGAATTATACAGTTATGAGGGATAGACAATGCAAGTCGAAAAGGGATGCAACCTACATTCTTTCCCTCGTATTTATTTTACAGGAAATAGCGAGGGCTAGTAAAATGAAGACTAAAACGTGTAGTGGATGTAAAGTAGAAAAAAGTATTACTGAGTTTAACAAACAAGCGCGAAGTAAAGACGGTTTAAAATCATACTGTAGACAATGTGCAAGTAAGTCAAATAAAAAATGCTGGGCAAATGGTAAAGGCAAGAAAAGTGTCGAAGAAACTAATCGACGCGTTCAGCAGCTTAAACAAGGTAAAAAGTATTGTCCGTCGTGTAAACAAACTTTATCAGTTAAATTATTCGGAGTTGACAACCGAGATAAAAATGGTTTAATGGTTAACTGTAAAACTTGTGAGCACTTACGACGAAAACAGTATAACCCTACTGGTGCAAAAAATAATGCTGAACGTAAACAACGTGATCATTATTTTCGTATGGCTAGTATTAAAACAAGTTATGGCTTAACTGAAGTTGATTTTCAAGATATGATGAATCAACAAAAAGGCTGCTGTGAAATTTGCAGTAAAGATTTCAGTGAGTTATCTACTAGAGCATCCATAGATCATGACCATGATACAAATAAGGTTAGAGGGTTACTGTGTCCTAGATGTAATACTTTACTAGGTACAATAGAGTCAAACGAAGATCTACTACACAAAGTTGTGGAGTATAAAGATAAATATTCATAATTATTAACAGGAGTCACAAATGGCAGAGACAGAGTTCGGCACATCGTCAAGTCAAACGGTGAAACTTTGGTCTAAAAAGACATGGTACGAGGCCCTTAAGGGTACCTTGTTCTTCCGCAAGTTTCTCGGAACTAATGAAGATGCGATCCTTTATATGGCAAAAGACCTCGAGAAGAACGCTGGTGATAATATAGTCTACGATCTCTTAGTTGAGATGGAAGGCGCTGGCGTAACTGGAGACAACACCCTGGAAGGCAACGAAGAACAGTTGACTTTTTATCAGGACAGTATTAAAATCAATCAGCTGAGACATGCACATATCTTTGGAAAAATGTCCCAGCAGAGAACAATTCATAATCTTAGAAAGGACGGACAGTGGGCCTTGTCAAGATGGTGGAGCAACAAGCTTGAAGAGTATATGTTCAGGTATCTTTGCGGTGACACCTCGTTGACCCACGGTAGCAACACTGGCCGAACTCCTGACTCAGATCATATCATTTATTCTGGTAACGCAACTGCTGAAACAAGCACTGGCGCCCTGGATTCAAATGATAAATTCCTGCTTGAAGATATTGATTACGCAAAAGAAAAAGCGACTACCAATGACGTTCCCATGCGTCCTGTTCGTATCGATGGCGACGACTACTTTGTAGTTGTGCTTCATCCTTACTCAGTGACTGACATGAAATTGTCCCTTGGTACAGGTTCTTCAAGTGTTAAATGGCATGAAATTCAGCAGTATGCAAATATTCGTGGACTCAAGAATCCGATCTTTAACGGAGCTCTTGGTGTTTACAATAAATGCATCATCTATGAATCAAATCGTATTTACACACCTACAACTAACGTACGAAGGAATCTCTTCCTGGGTGCACAAGCTGGTGTTTTTGCGTTGGGTAATGCTTATGACAGAATGGACCAAAAGAAAGTTGGTAAAGACAACTATATTACCTGGGTTGAAAAAAGCCAGGATTATGGTAACAAAAAAGGTCTTGCAGCCGGCAGTTGTTTTGGTATGCAAAAAACCCGTTTCAACAGCAAAGACTTTGGGGTTATGACCATTAGCTCTTATGCTGCTGCGCATAGTTAAGGAGGTGACCTAAATGGCAACCACATATAATTTTACAGATGGAAGTATCGCTGGTGTTCCTAGAATGACTCAGACTACCCTTCGGGAAAATGAGTTAACTATACTCCGGCACATTGTTGATTTTTCATTGCAGAATATTGAAGCTGGCGCGGCTGATGTCGCGCAGTGTCTGATTATTCCTGCAGCTACTACAGTACTCACTGCTTACGTACGAGTGATGACTGCAGAAACCGCTAATGGTACCGTTGACCTAGGTTATGGTGGAAACGCTGATCAGTGGGGCGACGCTCTTGATGTTGCCGCTGCTGCTGATGTAACGGTAGGTGGGCTTGGAAGTAATGTTCCAGTTTATTTCGCTGCTGCTGACACTATTGACCTTACTGCGACTACAGACGGCGCAGATGTTGACTTGGACGGACTTAAAGTAGAAGTTTTTGCTGTTTGCCTTAAACACGTCGACACTTATTAAAGGAGGTGAGACATGGCAACCACATATAATTTTTGTGATGGTTCAGTCACCGGGGGTGCAACAGCTACACAGAAGCTCCTTATTGACCCAGATTTTCAAGTTCGCAGAAACACTATTGACTGTTCAATTCAGACAATTGATGCAGGTGAAACTGATGTAGCGCAGTGTTTAGCTATTCCAGCTCGCACTACAGTGTTAAATGCGTATATTAATGTTATTACAGCGGAAACAGCAGATGCTACAGTTCATCTTGGTTATGGTTCTGATACTGATTACTGGGGCCAAGACCTCAATTTAGATGCTACTGGTAATGCATCAACAGTTCTAACAGCGACTTCTACATGGGATGCAGCGTCAATTGACGACGGTAATGAAGAAGTTAAAGATATAACTGTTGCAGGTGCTGCGATAGGTAATCCTGTTTTAGTTACACTTGGTGTAGATCTTGTAGACCTTGTTATTACAGCAACTGTTACAGCAGAAGATACAGTGTCTGTTGTACTTGCAAATAACACTGGAGGGGCTATTGATTTAGCGTCCGCTACAGCAGAGGTTTTTGTACTTAAGGCACCTAGGGCAGCTTCTCCATTGTACTTCGCTTCTGCAGATACTATTGACATCGTAGCTTCTACAACTAACGGTGACGTTGATCTTGACGGCGCTAAATTTGAAGTAGTTGCACTTTGCATTAATCATTAATTTGAGGATGGGAGGGAGCAATCCCTCCCATATTTAACATGGCAACTATAGATGCAGAAATAACACAGACAAGGTTTGATATACGCGATGAGGATTCCACGCAATACTCAGCTACTATGGTACTAGCTTTCTACAACAGAGTAATTGAGGCCTTAGCAACTTTCCTTGGCTCAGTTCAGTCAGACTGGGTATTTAATTCAACTTCTTTAACTCTACCAATATCGAATAGCAGTGTTGCACTACCTACTGACTTCAGTACAGACATATTAGTACAAATTGACGATACAGATTTAGTGAAAAAGAGTGTTGCTTGGATAAATGAAGAACTCCAAGAAAACGCTACTGGAATACCTAGTTACTATGGTATTCATAAAACAAATATGATTTTCGAAAGAACAGCATCATCAGAGCAAACAGTTTTTTTACAATACAACCAGAAATCTACAACTCTAGTTAGTGGCAACTCAATGCCATACAATGATGAGTTTAACAACGAACTCCGTGGAGGAGTTATAATAATTGCGAAGAACAGAAATGAACGTAAGATAGTTGGTGACTTTGCTTTACATGAGTTTTTCAGACAGACCATAGTATCTAAGACCGTTCGTAGAGTACGTCAACAAGCCATTAAAGACGCAGGTTTCTAATGAGAGAAATTCCAGCATATATAAACTCACAAACACAACCTCTTGAAGAAGAAGGTATTGCATTTGTTGGGTGGCCACTAGGTGAGAATACATCAGTACCTTCCTTTCAACTGGAACGAGAAGAACTAGCTGAGTGTATCGATTTAAAGCTTAATCCAGGCGGCCAGTTAGAAACACGTGGTGCAGTATATAAATGGTCAGATACTGCTATAGGGTCACTCGTAGATGCTGCATCAGTGACTCTAGGTGGCACTGAGTATACACTATGTACTGATAATGCTAGTAGTGTATATAAAGTATATTACATGAGTACGCTAACACCGACACAAGTAGACACCAAGACAATGGTTGGTCTTACTACGCTTGTATCGTACAACGACGTAGCGCTAATATGTGATGGTTCGTATCTTAAATACTGTGAAGATACAACTACAATTAAGATAGCATATGATGGTGGCGACGATGGTACACAATACGATAACTATTCTGGTCAAGACGATGCTGCAGCAGTTCTTACTGCTGGTACAGACGATCGCATAGCAGCTAAGTTTACAAGTCAAGCTTGGGATGCTGGGTACACTATTCCAATTACTAAAATAGAAGCTAAAGTACAAGAATCAGGCGGTACTGCGGCAATCACCGCCACATTAAGACTTGTATCATCAGACGCAGTTGTAGCAACTAAAGCTTATACAGGCATTGTACCAAGTGCATCAGCAGACTATATATCTATAGTGTTTACAAGTGCAGATGTATCATCTGAAATGCTACCGAGCACAGCGTACTATGCTTGTCTAGAAGGATCAAATTTCTTAGTTCAAGGTACTACAGTAGCAAGCGCTGGTGCTGCATGGGTATGGACAGGATCGTGGGCTCAGACAGCAACAAGTGATCCTATAATGAAGGTTTATCCTGGTCGTCCGCCTAAAGCATCTTATGGCGTAGTTGCTGGTAACAGACCGTGGATCAAGAATCCAGATGAACCAGGTCGTGCATACTATGGTAACTTAACACATCTTGATTGGTCTACAAGTGGTGGCGGTGGTTATGTTGGTGTAGTAGACGATAATGCTAACTCATTCCCGATTGGTGGATTTGAAGATTTATATGGCACACTTTACGTACTAGGTACAGAAGAACATTCATTCATGTGTAAGTTAGAAGGCTCGACTCCAAGTACGTATAAACTTCCACTACTGTTTCAGAAGTCTTGGTCTACAATTAAAACTTTGGTCAATACAAATAATGACTTATGGTTTAGCTCAGCGACAGGCACAGATAATCTAACTGGTATACAAGAGTTTGGTGATCTACGTACAGACTCATTCTCTGATCCTATAAGAGATGCTTTTACTAACTGGGTAACAGGTACAGCTATCGCAGGGTATCATGCAGCGGATGGTCAATACTGGTTAAACTTAGGTGGTACATATACATACATATGCCATACAAAACAACCAATTAGAATGAAGAATGGCAAAGTACGTTATCCCTGGTCGAGGTATAAATTACCTGTGACACCTACGTTTTTTAAACAAATTGGTGCAAAGTTTGTAATAGGTTGTTCTGATGGCTACATGTACGAAATAGGTACTACACAGTACAAAGACTTAGGCACTACACAAATAGCACCGTCTTATAAAACAGCTTACGTAGAAATGCCATTTGGAACACGAGACTTAGTACAAGGTCAGATTATGGCCTCAAGTATCAATGGCTCAAATATTGTATTTGACTTCTACAAGAACGGCCAGAGAGGCACTTCTGAGTTAACTAAGTCTTTAGCTTTAGCAATCTCGGACGCAATTACACTAGCTGATATAGAAAATATACCTCTGGCCGACTTAGAAAACGTAACGTTGACTCCAGTTGGCTCATTATTGTACTTTGATCTTAACATAAATTGCTATTCATTTCAAGTCAAAGTTTCAAGTATACACATAGCTGGAAAGCCAGTATTTATAAACGGAATGATGTTTAAATTCTATCAATTGGAGATTTAATATGAGTGTGTCACAAGATACTTATGCAACATCAGACACTATGGGAACGATTCTCATAACAAGATTACAAGCCGATATGACAGAATTGTTTGGCCTTGCTGCTAAGTTTGAGAACTATGGAATCGTAGATACTGGCGGTGCAGCTGATGCGTATACTCTGGCAATGACAAATACAATTACTTCATACACAGATGGTTTGCCCGTCTTGATGCGTGTTACAGACGCAAATACTGGTGCTAGTACTATAAATATAGATTCTATTGGTGTTAAGTCAATTGTTCAACCAGACGGTACAGCTTTAGCTGCTGGTGACTTACCTGCAGCTGGTTTAGCTATGTTGAGCTATGATTTAGCCAATACTCAGTTTATACTCATGAGTAGCGTATCTTCATATACTACTGCTGCTGCTGCATCTGCTGCTGCTGCTGCTGTGTCTGCAGCTGCGGCTGCAGCAGATGAGATACTAACTGACGCAGATGCAACTGCAACAGCTGCAGACGTGGTGTCAACAAATGCTGATGTAGTATCAACTAACGCTGATGTTGTACTAACGAATGCAGACGTAGTAACAACTACAGCAGACGCTGCTGCAACAGCACTTGATGAAATCGCGACAGCAGCAGATTTAGTTCTAACAAATGCTGATGTTGTACTGACTAACGCAGATGTAGTATCAACAAATGCAGATGTAGTGACAACGACACAAGACGCCATAGATACTGCCGCAGACGCAGCAACTACAGCACAAGACGCTATAGATACAGCAGCAGATGTAGTACTAACTAACGCAGATGTAGTAACAACTAACGCAGATGTAGTATTAGCAGACGCTGCAGTGGCAAGTATAAGTCCAGTTAACTCTAGCATCACCTCAATGACAGGTCTTGACAACGATGGTATACCCTTGGCCAAAGTTGCCAATGCTGCTTCAGATGGTGCTAATAGTGACATTACATCATTAACAGGACTTACAAGTGCGGGAGCTTTACCAAGTCTTACTCCGGTTACAGACTCAGCAGCAAATTTCGCAGCAAACTTTACCGGAGCTAATCTTTACGGTGGTACGTTCATTTGCAACGTAACCGGCACTTGTCAACTCCCGCTAATGGTAGCAGGAATGAACTTCACCATTATAACACTCGGAGCAATAGAGGTTATCGTAGATACAAATGCCAATGATGGTTATCTAATGGACGGCACAACAAACGCTGAAGGTAAGAACCTTACGAACTTGTCAACCGCTGGAGATATAGCGGTCTTTCAATACTACACAGCAGACGATTGGCTTATCACAACTAATGGTTGGACACCGGAGGTTTAACATGACTATTCAATTAGCTCATAAAAGAGTTCTTGCCTTTATCAGAGGTTCAAGTCCTGCTGCCCTCGAAATAGACTACATGGAGTACGCCACAGACGGTGCTGCTCAGAGTGCTTATGTTACGTCTGCAACGGCTTATACGGGGCAGTTTCCTACTGCACAAAGCACTACTTATGTTAAAGCTACAACCTATAATAGTGCTGCTACACCACCGTGGGCTGCGACAGACCCTACTGCATCTTTAACTGGGAGCGATACTGATACAAACTGGTTGAGTGATGACGAGATAACAAATCAGAGATTCCATATTGATTTAGGGTCAAGCAAAATAATTAATAGAGTTTATTATGAAAATAGTCACGATTCCGGCAACAGCACGACAAACGGTGTCCAGAATTTTACTTTATGGGGATCAGATAATGCGGCAGCTTTTGCTGAATTAACATATGCCACAGACACTAACTGGACTCAAATTACCGGACTTTCGCAATCTACTTTTGACCAACATACAGCATCCAACGTAGCTGATCCAAAGTACATAACTTTTACAAATTCAACAGCTTATAGATATTACGCATTTAAGTTTGCTGATAATTATGGAGGTGTCCAATTTCAAGGGGTTAGACACATAGAACTCCAAACCACAGCCCTAAACTCATTCTCCGAATCCACAATAAAAACCCAAGGCGATTACGCACTTAAACTCTCAGCGACAACAGACAGCCTTAACGAAACAGTTACCAAGACCTTAACAGGCGGGGATATTCTCGATCTCACAGGCAAGAACACAATCAAGCTCGATGCCCGGTCAACTGGCACTGGTAGTAATTTGGAGTTTAATATCAGGAATGAGTACTCAGATGAAACAACACTTGACATATTTTCTGATAGTTCTTGTAAAGCCCTATATTTATTTAATAATGATGCAACAGATGAAAGTGGCAATAACGATGCTACTCCTACAGACATTACATACACAGATGGGGTATATAATCAATGTGCTGTTTTTAATGGTAGTACATCTACTACACAAGAATCCACTCTCCAAGCCTTTACAGATTTTACGATTTCAATGTGGTTCAAACCTAATGCTGAAATAGAATCTTTAATTTCAACTGAGCACGTTCCACCGTATACTTTTTCAATTGGTATGAATAACACAACTGGTAATTATAAATTACAATGTTATGCCGGTATCGTAGGTGCGGGTGCGACATACGCAGAATTAACTACAAATGATTATACAATAGATGCATGGAATTTTGTAACTATATCTTATGATTATTCTTCTGGCAGTATAAAGACAATAATGAACGGAGTTAAAACTGAGATATCAGGGCAAGCAAGTGTTGCGTGGACAAATGGTCAATATACACGGATCGGCTCATTTAATGGCTCTCATTTTTTTAATGGCGAAATAGATCAAGTTCGATATTTTGATAAAATAATATCAGATGCTGAATCGGCAACACTGTATAAAGACCCTTTCACAACCCACACAATAGACATAACCTCAGCAGACACATACCAAACAGACTCGTGGGATATCTCAGGGGTTGCTGATGCGGATAAGGATGCTATTGACCAGATTCAGGCGAAGGTTGTAGACACAGGCCCAACTATGGACACTTGTACTTTAAATGGAACAGATGAATATTTAACCCAAACCCCAGGAAGCGGAAACCAGAAACTATGGACATTTAGTGCGTGGGTATATAGCACTGATTTTTCAACGATAACAGATGTTTTTAACGCTATTGATGGAACTAACCACGATGATGTTTACTGGCATACAACAGGCAAATTTACCTGGGAAATGAACTCAAGCGGTGTTGCAAAGGGGAATGTTACCACGGATAATGCTTTTAATACAACAAGTACATGGTATCATATAACGCTTGTATACGATTCAGCAAATGCAACATCTGCTGACCGTATGAAAATATATGTTAACGCAGCGGATCAAGCACTTACTACGTCTATAACTCCAGTTCAAAATGCAGAGCCTGGATTTAATAGTGCCGCACTTCATGGTATAGGGGCATATAACTCAGGCTTAATTCCGATGACGGGGGCAATAGCAGATATTTATTTTATTGATGGGTACGCTCTTACACCAGCATCTTTTACAGAAACTAAGGGTGGTGTTCTGATTCCAAAGACTTTCTCTGGGACATACGGCACAAACGGTTTTCATGTCGATTTTGCAGCATCTGGTGATATGGGAAATGACGTAAGCGGAAATGCTAATGATTGGACTTTGAACGGGATAGACTCTGGCAATCAAGGTTCAGACACTTTTTCGTTTGCCTTAGACTATTATCTCGACAACATATATGCGGAGTAACAATGGACATTAAACAAGCACTAATACAATACTACAGCAACGGCACAGGTGGGCAGCAATGAAAACAATTAAAGACTATCTCATAGAAGGCGGATATTACCATTTTACTCAATACGAACGTCTATACGCAGATTGCATAGCTTGTTTCGGTCAGCCAGACAGCGTACAGCTTCAGATGGTTTCTATCGCTGTTAAAGAGAAATGCCCGAAGCCTTCAATCCATCCTGATATTTTAATTGCTGAGATACTTAATCCGATGGGGTTGATAACAGGGGATGAATTAGTGGCGTGGCTTGCAGGGGATTGGTCAATGTTTAAAGCTCAAGGTTACGCAGATATTTTAAATCCTCCTGTACCTGATCTTGGTGAAATGAGAGAAATATCAGTTTATGAAGCAAGGCAAAGGATAAGAACACTCACAGGTATTCATCCCTTTGATATTTACGAAGATGATATGATTTTTAGGTTGATAAAACCAGAGATGATTAAACCTGTTTGTGTTGCCAATCCAGCAGACAGACGATTATATATTGAAGAATCCCACGACTGCGATGACTTTGTTAATGAAACAACTGGATGGTTGTCAAGGTGGAACTACGGCAATCTGGTCTTTGGCAAAAGGTCTGATGTA